GGATGTCAGCCGCCGGCGGTCGAACATACTTTCGACCCGCCCCCCCCCCGGTCGAACATGTGTGCGAGTGTTCGAACGTGTGTGCGAAGGTTTGCCACAGCTCAGCCGGCAGCCCTCTGACCTGCGGTTTTGCGAACGCAACGATTAGCTGTGTGGACGCCTGCTAGCACCGTCGAGGTCACTGGCATAGCGATTCCGACCGTCTGAGAGCCACGCAGAGCGACGAGACCCTATCGGCGGGTACGGTCACATAGGGCATGTCGAGTTCGTCGTTTGCGCTGGTCAACGCGTTGCATTGACGTCGAACTGTTTGATGCCATGCTAGCAGCGCGCTTGCAACAGTTAGCAGTGTGGAGATCGAGTACGCACGGCGTGCGAGTATGTGTTGACACCTAGGGTATGTGAGCGTAGCCTTAAGGCATAAGTCAATAAGTTTTTCGATTCGGAAGGACCCTCGAAATGATCACTCTCCCCCGCTGGACCCGCGCCACCTACAAGCACATGACAGCACGGCGGTACGACGTTATCGCTGAAGATGCCAGCAAGGGTCAACGGTTCTATGTGTATGACGCCATGGGTTTGAATGTGGCAATGGTGGCCATCGAACGCGACGATTGGGGTTTGATCGATGAGGTAGGCGAGGCAGCGCGCCTCAACACCTATGACGCAGGCACGTGGCAGAACGCGGAAACCATCATCCGCAACGCAGTCAACGCTTAATCGAGAGCAAAGGAACAGGGACAATGGACATTGCAGCACTGATCAACAAAGCAACCGAAGGTCTCGCATGGCTGGAAGGGAATGCGGATACGGCCGAACTGGACGCGTTGCGGACCCGGCGCGGCGAAGCGCGCGCGGCTGCTCATCGGGCATTCGTTCACGCGGACGATGATGAGGACTTCAATCGCGCGTATGACCTGCTCATCGCAATTGACCGGTACTGACGAGGGGATAGGAACAATGAACGGACATGCGGCATTCGTCAATCACGATTCGCGCGGGTATGTCGCGCACTGCGCTTGCGGATGGCAGGGGCGCGGTACCGAAGAAGAGGCGCAGTGGTATGCCGCGCGCCACAATCGTCCGGTTTGCATCTGTGAACCGTTTACCGGGGCATTCACGGTTCGCGAACCGGGTTGCCGCGCGCACTAGCCGTTGATGGTCCGGTATCGGCGCAACGTCGATACCGGGCAATGAGCGACTAAGACCAAACCGAGAGAGAGAGTCAGAAATGATCACTGTTCCTGCAAGTTCAGTCCAGATCGGCGATACGGTCGTCGCGGGTTTGGGTGTCCGATTTGGCGATATGCCCGTGTGGCGCATCGAGATGGATGGTCGGTATGCGCTCATCAACGGTGTGCGCATCGACGCGAGCTGTAATGTCCGGATCGTGGCGCGCTAGGTGTTGACACCTAGCCGTTTCGAGGCGCATACTTGAGCCATGAACACCACACCGAACCGGCCGACCATCACCGACGTGTGCGCAGATCTGCATGATGCGGGGTGGCAGACAGTCGCAACCCGTACGCGTGGCACGCAAGCGGTGATCGAATTCGCGCGGCGCGGGCGCAAGGTTTGGGCACTTGTCGACACTCGCACCAATGACGTTATCGGCGGTACCGCGGTTCGCGAGATCCGCGCCGCGGAGATGGTTCGCGAGTCGGAGTATCGCAAGCGTGTCCGCGCGTACCGCACGGTCGACGCGGACGCCCGTAAGGGCACCGATTGGGAACGTCGTTAGTCGGGCATCGAGAGTAAAGGATAGGGCAATGGCACACTACGGACACGGTTTGCACCTCACCCCTAGCGTGGATGGATGGCGGCACGGGTTGCGCGAACTCAACGGGTACCGCGCGGAGATTTGCGTCTATGGCGATTACGTCGGTGGTTGGGCGCACTACTCAACCTATGTGCTCGACTACATCACGGGTGAGACTGTGGTAGCCGACGAGGGTTGCATGAGGATTGAAGATGTTCGCGCGCGCGCTATGCAGATCATGCGTAACGGTCGTCGTGATGGCATTCGCGGGACGACCGTCCCGTCGACAATGTGGAACTAAGGGAGAATGAAATGAACCGTATCGCTATCGCAATCGCGGCAAGCGTCGCACCGTTGACGCTTGCCGCGCCAGCTCTCGCGGACGACCGGGAGATGCCGCAATCAGAGTTCCCGTGCAATGAAGACGAGGTACTAGGGTACGCGCCACGGTTCGGTCCCGATCACGTGGGTTGCATCCACATCGATGAGTTGAGGAGGTGACAATGGAGCAATTCTGAGAGCAGAAGACGGCCGGGCAGCAATGTCCGGTCGTTTTTTTTGCAAGTAAATCTTGTGCGTAACTAGGTGTTGACACCTAGGGACCATCGGCGCATACTTAAGTCATGAGCACAACACTTTACACCGACAGCATCGATAACGTTGAGCGCGCGGACCACGACCGGTACGGGTTGACGCTGATCGCCGAACGCGTCGAATACGATCACGACGATTTCGGTGTGATCATTCCCATCGTGACCGCCGAATCGTTCCGCAATTTCATCTCGCGCTGGGCATGGAATGACCCTAACGGGACGTTCAACGTCGACGGTATCGCCGTAGGTGATGGGGCTTTGAAGTACACCGACACCGAGGGCAACACTTGGATCTGGACTGTTGCGGGCATGAGCAACGGGCAGCCCGTTTACCGGGTCACCGGTTTCGGTATGTGGTTTATCTAGCGGCAACTAGAGAGAGAGTCGGAACAATGGACAACATCAGTCGCGAACTCGACAAGGCAGTGAATTCCGGTAAGGCAACCTTTAGCGGGTTGCTCGTTACCGTCGGCGCAAGTGCTGCCGTTTGGGCAATGCTCGCACTGATCGTTTGGGTGCTGTCATGATCGGGCGGACGTTCGCCAACGGTATCGACGGACTCCACGCGGTCGGTGCCAATTGGGCGGAACGATTGACCATCGTGCGCAAAGATGAATCGGCTTACGGTGTGAGCCGATACATGACAACCGACAAGTACGGTGCCCATCATTGGGCATACGGACAGTTGAAGGGATAGGGCAATGAGCATGAGCGCATATGGGGACGGTGAACGATACGATATCGTGCTCGACGCGCGCGGCAACGGGCACGCTTTCAGTCACGATACCGGGCAATGCGCGGTACATGCGGTGAGCCACGATTGCCTTAGCTACTGCCTCATGTTCGGCTACCGAGACACTGGGATACGCGCATGAGCGAGCAATTCGGCCGACTGATCCGGCGCGCGCAAGGGTTGCTAGAGCGCGCCGAGTCGGAGCGCAAGATCGGCTACACGTTGAGCGCGCGACAGACAGCAGAGCAGGCACGCTTGTTCGCGTCCAGCGACAGCGAACGTCAGTCTGTGGCACAGCTCATTGCAGCGTGCGGAACGGTAGCGTATGTCATCCATACCAGCGCAAAAGACTACGAAAGTGTTCGAACAAGCGTTCGAGCCGGCGATTGACCCAAATAGGTATTGACACCTAGGCACAATGAGCGCATACTAGAGACATGAGCATCACAGCGATTTACCTACTCATCTCGGTTATCCCGATTGGTTGGGTAATCGCTGGCAATCGGTATCACCTACCACTAGACAGGACAGGAACAATGTACGGACCGAAAGCTTTCGATATCGCCGGATATACCTACAAAGGTGAGAACTTCACTCCGGTGAATCTCATCGACTACATGGTTTCCATCGGCGAGCTGTCCCCTGCAGCTCGCGACATGAGCGTTGGGGACGCGCTAGACCAGCACGCTGGCGCGCTGGCAATCGATCGGTACGATGAATCCTCGTTCGATTCATCGGAGTTTCCCAAGGTGATCTTTTGGTCACAGATTGAAGATGACGAGGATTGGATGGATCGATGAATACCGTTGACCCGCAGGACTACGCGCGCAGCATCGAACTCTCTGGCGCGGACATTGACGCAATGGTTGACGGGTACCTCGAGGCTCAATTGTGGGCAGGTCTGGACTACCGCGACGAGGATAGCGAACCCGTTCACTACGATGAGAACTACTCACTCGAGGATATCTCGCCGGAGTACGTCGAACACGTGCGGGCGGAACTGTCTGAGGTAGTGGCGCAGCATCCGCTAGCCGTACGGATGTACCTCAATGCGCGCGAGTATGACCCGGGACAGGGCACCGTGTCTGCCCATTTCGGGCATGACTTCTATCTCACGCGCGAGCATCATGGTGCAGGATTCTGGGATCGTGGTTTGGGTGAGTTGGGAGAATACCTCACCCGCATTGCTGACAGCTACGGTTCCGCCGATGACTTGCACGACAATGGTGAAGGGATGTTGATCGCATGAGCACGCAAGTTGTTGCGCCGGCAACCATCTATCAGTGCCTCTACGGGTACGACCGTAACGTCACGGTGCAGTGCAGAACGTTCAACCAAGGTAAGCGTGCCAAGTGCAAGGGTTGCAAGGGTCCAGTCCATGCGATTACCGGGCATGCCATCATTGCGCATTGGCGCGGCGATGGTAACTACACATTGGCAGACGCTATCAAGACCTATGCAACGTTGTCTGCCGCGGAACGTGCGGCAGACAAGCTTTACGCAACCGACAACAGTAGTGACGTGGTTGCGCGGTTTGTAATCGCCTAGCAAGGGAACGGGACAATGACAACCATCTATCGCGCCGATTGGTCGCACGTCACGCTCACAGAGTATGCAGCGCTGGACATTCTCAAACGAGAGAACGTAGAGCAACTGCTGAATGACTACTGGGATGAGCTATTCTCGGCGGGCAAGGTGATCTGCGCGCACGATGAGGCGATGACCGACCCAACCCGACTCACTCCAGAAGGTAGCGCGTGGCTCGCGCGCCTACATGACACAGCCGTCTCGTCCCTCGATGAGCGAGAGTTGATCGCTGCCGCGCGCGACTTCGCTAAGAGTATGGGAACCATGCTCACGATGAACGTTCATCGGGCAATCCGATGAACCGCTATGCCATAGCCACGTTGACCACAATCGCTATCCCTATCGCCATGGCAATGGGTATCGGGATGGCATACGTCAACCCGCTTACTCAACCAACAGATCAGTACGTCACATCGGAGAAGATGAAATGAGCTCGATCATTGCCCGCAACACTTGGACGCTCACTACGGGTGAGCGCATAGCGGAAATCATGACTGATGGTCGCGTCGGCGCGGAGTCGGACGCTCGCCGCGCCGCGATGGAAATGTTGGGTAGCGCCACCCTGTCATTCCGCAAGAGTGAGCATGGCGCACTAACGTTCACGTACCACGATGGCGCTAGGACATTCACAGAGTGAGTGTCACGTGGCGCATAGTCGCTAAAGAATTGTCGGCCGACCAACTAAGGGCATGGCTCGACAACCATCAGTCAGCTATCGACGCTGGCCTAAATGTAGGCCAGATTCAACGAGACAAGGCGCAAGCGTTCACTGTGGAGCTGGCGCGCCGAACCTAACCCGCGGCAACGGGAACACACGAGAGAGAGTAGAACAATGAGCAAGCTTGGTATCGCGTCACTCGGTATCGCGTCCGTCATCATCGGTGGCGCTATCGGTCTATCGCCGCAAGCTAATGCTGCGGAGTCGGTGTCTATCTGCCCGTCGGGCAGAAGTGCCGTAGCATCCGCTGACACGTCGTGCGCATTCGCGGACAACGTAGCTGTCGCTTGGTACAGCCAGCCAGGAATGTCGGTACAGGCCTACAGTCCCATGACCGGACGCGTCTACACCATGACGTGTGATCCGGACGATTGGGTGATAGATGGCTACGGTGTCTATCACTCCGGAGTGAAGCGTTGTGTGGGTAGTAACCCGTACGGTGCAGCCCTCGTGGTGTACGTGCGATGATCGTTCCCGAACTCTCCGGTACCGATGCGGAGTTCCGCGCGCGCATCGCTAGCGCGCCGGCTAGTGAGGTCTACCGGATACAAGATTTCCTGTCGGACGCGTCCAGACATCCGTGCATCATGGGCAATGTAGAGCTGGCAGCGTCTATCGCGCGACGCCTGGGGTATGTGGTGATGGATCTAGACGCACGCTGGCGCGGTCTATGGTTCCATCGGGACAACATACCCATGGCCAACCGTATGGAGAAGATACTGAAATCTAGTTTCTAGGTATTGACACATAGCTCTATCGGGATTAGACTCTAGATATGAGCATCACAGAACAAGCCAACCAACTAGCGCGAGACATGGGTTACGAAACCTATGAAGATGCTCCGGTCGAGGTCCGCAGGGAAATCGCCGGCGCTATACAGTACGTCAAGCAACGCGTAACCGAGATTCAGAAGGGTAAGTGACAATGAGCAAGGCAGCTATCCGATACCAGAAGCGTCAACCCACACCGCGCGACTTGCGCGATGAGCTGGACGCACGCGAGATGGCCGCAGAGATGCGCGCCGGTCTGCAATCGTGGGCGGAATACCTCATGGACACGGGGAGGATCTACCAGTGAGCGTGCATCTAACCGGACCACACGATGATGAGGACCCGGTGACCATCGAGTACCAACGCGAGTTTAACACGGCCGACTCGCGAGCCGATTTCCCTATCATCGCCGTAAACGTGTGGATGGGTTACGACGGCGTCCCCGTGGTGCAGATTGATACCAACACGCTCACCGGACGCATGCGCGTCAACCTGAACGAGACGACGCTATGGGATGGGGACCCGGACCAATGATGCACGAACTACTGGGAGACTCTTATACGGTCTACCTGGCGAACCATGCCGGCATCGTGGTCAAACGGACCATACTGCCCAACAGGGTGTCGGACATCCAAGTGTCTGATCCGATGAGCATTGCCCGCGCGGTCAAGAGAGCCGCAACACTGGGAGTCGCACCACTCCCCAGCCAAGAGAGTTAAGAGCGATGGACATCTACTACGCAGTCTTTGTATACAACGATCCGGAAAATACCGGATGGGCAACCTATATTCATCCGACCAGCGGTTACGTGTGGGTGGAGCTGGACAGCGGACCCGGCGACTTCATGTCACCCGCGGACGTCCGCACGGTTAACACCTGCGACGAGTACCGATTCCGTGATGCCCTCAAGAAGATGGAGACCCAACAATGAAGATCCGCGAAACCATCCGCCACGGCGACTACTACCACCAGCGCACGGGTGAGGCGAGCACGCATGAAGAGTTCGTCACCTTCATGCAAACCTCACCGTATGCGGGCACGGTCACGCGCGCCGAGAACAAGCATCTCGCTCAAGCGTGGGATGAGTTGGGCACCCGCGGGCAAGCCGAGTTCGGATGGTCCACGCTCGAGGTGGTCGCATGAGCGCTACCCACTATTGCACCTACTGCGACTTCTACAGTCGCAAATGGGACGGCACGCGCGCACCCAACAGCAAGGTCTACACGGGTACGCGCAAGCAGGTCATGGCGCATGCCAACGTGCATCCGATCGGCACACCGTATGACATGGTGTTGCCACTCCCCCAGGCACCGTATGCGGAGGTCCAGCGATGAGCGCTACAGCCGACACTCTCGTTTCTGCTTTCGCGGACCGGGGCGAACTGTTGGACGATGAGGCCAACTGCTACCTAGAGGTAGACACAGAAGAGCGTCAAGCCATCATCGTATGGGTTGAGCCATTGGCGTTCCATGCGGAGTTCAACGGCCCACGCCAGTATGTAGCGACATCTAGCTACTTCGTCGACAAGGCCATGCCCGACCATTGGTCTGCCCATGTCGACGCTGATGGGTGGCTCACGCGCGCGGTAGCGGACGCAATCGTGGCCAGACTGCAAGGCTGCATTGGTGCCCGCGGCGAGGTCTATGAGCTGGAGTATGGCGGCGACGAGCCGAATATCACGTTTGAAATCGTCACGTCATACGAGGATGGCGAGACGTTCGACCATTGGTTCGACCGTGTTGGTTGGCCCATCGTCGCGACACTGCGCAACGTCACAGACCCAGGTACGTTCATGTCGCCATATCTATTCGCCATGGCATCGCTCGAGGTTGAGTCGTGACCTACACTCTAGGTATGGATACCGATGAGGAATTCTTTACCGATACCTATGTACCGGCCGAACACGTCAACCTCACGCAAATACGTGAGGCGGCTGGCCTCACACCGTACGAACTAGGTAAGGCTTGGGGATACCGCGGCGGAGCAGAGATCGCGTCTACGGTACGCCAGATGGAACGTCGCAAGGATTTTCTGGTGTCCAGACTGGCAGCGTTCATCCATGCGGCCGGCGGCTCTGCCGAGCTCGTGGTGAGCGTCAATGGGCAAGAGCTGAAATTCAATCTCGTCTAGGTGTTGACACCTAACCCACACTGACATAGACTTAACGCATACCAACCAAGAGAGAGTTAGGGACAATGAGCGAATTGAGCGCGAGGGGAATTCCGGTGGCCTGGGCGGTTGGCGGTAAATTGCCTAACGCAATCATTGTTGGTCGTGACGGGTTTTATGTGCGCTGGCAAGAAAACGCACGATCGCTACAGCTATGCGTCGGGCACGTCGATGTAATCGGCGGACTGTGGCAGGAATGGGCGGACGGTGGCGCTGACCTAGACGACGTGGCGCGACGTCCAGAATTGATCCGCAATCATGCGCGACGCATGATTAGCGCTGCGCGACGTAAGCATACGGAATTGACACACACCAACCGACAGAAAGTTATGGACAAATGAGTGAATCGACCAAGGACATGCTCACCGGCTACGTGGAGCGCGCCGCCGAGACCATCCGCGAATACGCGCGACAGATCGAGTCGGGCGAGTACGGCAATCGGTGGCTAGTGCAGTCTTACGACGAACCCGTAGACCACAACTACGACGACATCATCGCGGACTCAGAAGAGGCTGCGATTGCCATCGCGCAGGCGCGGTCGGGACAGTCTCACGACAACTGGGAGGCTGAACGCGATACGTTCGAGATCGGTGAGCCCACCATCGTTGACGAGTACGGCAATGAGTCGCCCATCAGCGAATGGCCGCTGTCGGTCGAGGTCAAGATTGGCCGCCCGCTGGCTGTAGTCATCGCTACGGGCGGTCCGCACATCGAGATTGTCCAAGACTTGTCGAACGGCTCTGCCAAGCTCGCCGGCTACTGGGGCGGTGAGCAGGTCTACCGCTACGGTGGCGAGTTCTCAACGGTACTCGACTACCTCACTGGTCCGCTCTACGACGAGGCGCCGGAGGAATACAAGTGACGCTCGACGAGATACTAAGCAGAGAGGCCAAGGTCCGCGCAAGTATCGACGCGGATTTAGCCGCCATCCGCGCCGCCGAGGATCGGCTAGAGCTATCGCGGGCGCGACTGGATAAGCGGGCGGCGAACCTAAGCAAGCGGGCGGGCAAGGCTAGGCGGCGGTACCAGGAGACCGGACCGCTGGCGATCGTGAGCGCTATTGCCGAAGAATTGGCGGCGCACTTCCCTGACTACAGCGTCCGCGCTAGTGGCCCGTTTGGCATCCCGAGTAACACGTACATCTTTGTTGAGGATGCCGACGATAACGCACTCGCGTTCCTCATGTTCCGACGCGCGGGCGACTCTATCGAACTGGTCGACACCAGCGTAGACAACGTTCAGTACCCGCCGAACTCGATAGGCGCGCTAAATCATCTTGGACACCCCGGTCGGGAAGTGTCCAGCATCGAACAGCTCGCCGGCCTGATTGCCGATCAATTGCGAAACGTCGACTTCTAGGAGGAAAATTATGGGCGCCATGAAAGCACTCGCAACCGAGCTCCAGCACTGGGAACCGTGGGATCAGCCCGAGGCGCTCCACGAATACTGGACGCGCTACCTCCCCGATGGGGAGCTGGCAGTACTCGGATCTGACAACTACGGCCGAACTCATCTATGGGTAGGTGAGGACTACCGGGGAGAGTTCCCGACGCTCATGCTGGCGCTGCGCGCTGTGGGTGAGATTGCCAAAGGGCAGTTGGAGTGCGAGATGAGGACGTGGGTGGCATGAGAGCCGACGAGGTAACCATCGGTACCGTGATACGCGGGGAGTTGTTCGAGGTCGCGCGCATCACCACGCCCGACTGGGAAACGTTGGCGTTCCACGATCCATCCGGCGATGAGATTTGGTTCAGCGAAGGCGCCGAGGTCGACGTAATTTAAGTATTGACACCTAGCGGCAACTAGGTAGACTTACCGGTAAATCGAGAGAGAGCAGAAATCATGGATTCATTCGAGCAGGGTGCCGCGGCGGCCCGCTACGCCGATTCTTACAAGCTCGACCTTGCGGCCCGCGAATTGGTGGCAGCACTCGAAATGCTCCCCGTCGACGCGCCGGCGACCGTCATTCGCAAAAAGGTCACGCGAGCGCTGGACTACATCAACACAGCGAGGGGGCAGGCATGAGAGCGGTGTGGACAGGCGCGGTCAACTTCGGGTTGGTCAACGTGCCGGTGAAGATGTACGCGGCCACCGAAGAGCACGACCTGAAGGGCCATCTGGCGCACGTCCAGGACGGCGGGCGGATCAAGTATCACAAGATCTGTGAATGCTGCGGTGAGCAGGTCCACACGGCCGATCTGGGCAAGGTGTTCGAGGTCGACGGGCAAACCGCCCTACTGACCAATGAGGACTTGGCAGAGCTGCCCAGCGAAACCAACAAGGTGATTGACGTCGTAGAGTTCGTGCCGGCCGGGGAGGTCGACCCGATCATGCTCGACAAGCCCTACTACCTGAACGTAGAGGGCTCGGTGCGGCCCTACGCTCTGCTGGCTAGGACGCTCTCTGACGCCGGCAAGGTCGCCATCGTACGGGTAACCCTGCGGAGCAAGGAACACCTGGCGGTGTTGCGTGTGACGGGCAAGAATGAGGTTCTGACGTTGCAGACGCTGCGGTGGCCAGATGAGATCCGCGAGCCTGATTTCCCCAAGCTCGACAACAAGCCGGAACTGTCCGAGGCTGAGCTGAAGGTGGCGGCGATGCTCGTTGATGAGCTGTCCGCGCCGTTCAACCCTGACAAGTACCAGGACACCTACAAGGTGGAACTGCGGGCGCTGGTGGAATCCAAGCTTGAGCCCGTAGAGGTACCGGACGACGTTGCCGATCTGGTGGCGAAGCTGGAGGCCAGCGTAAAGCCCAAGCAGGCCAAGCCGGATATCCGGACGTGGGCCAAGGCTCAGGGGCTCAAAATCTCATCCCGCGGGCGCATCCCCCGCGATATCGTGGACAAGTACGAGGGGGCAATGGCATGAGCCGCATCTACGACAACGACGGAAACTACGACCTGGACTTGCGCAACTCGGGCAACGGCTGGGTTGGCACGTTCGGCGCCATCCTGCGCGAAGCCGTCGAGGACATCACCGCCGAAGGGGCGTTCGGCCCCGTCGAAGTCACGTTTGACCGCGGGCGCGTGCTCACTGGCACGCTGCACGGGTTCGGTTCCGGCGATGACACGGTGCGCGTCGAAGGTCTCAGCATTGAGCTGGACCGCATCGAGAGGCTCCGCGCATGAGCGAGCACTACACGCGCGCCGAGGACGTGCCGCGCCTCACTGCCGCATGGGTTGAGGAATTCATGGGCGTCGACCATCGGGCACTGGCCGAGTACACCGCCGAGCTGCGCCACAAGCAACATGACGCCAAGTGCCTGATCGAGGAGCTACGGGAAGAAGTGGACTCACTGCAGGCCTCCCTGGAGGATGCGCGGCGAGCCGAGCCCGAGCCCTGCGCCGAGTGCGCCCGCTGGGACTGGGCCGCGCCCCGATCCCTGTTCGCCTCGGAGGCGGAGGCGTGAACTACGACGGCATGTCCCTCGTCAATGCTATGACACCAATTGACCTCGTACGACCTGGCGCGCATGTCGTTCTAGACAATGTCGTCTATCGCGTCGAAAGCAACCTGTGGTCGCGCGCCTGCACCTGGTGGGAGTTGACCCTCGAGGGATACCCCGAGCCGCTGCACTATTACGACGACGCACACCTACACACAGTGCGCGTAGTTTTCAGGATCTGAAAGGCGGTGCCGCCCGACGGCAATCGGACGGCACCCTGACACCGGTACACACGAGAGAGAGTCTTTACCAATGTCGCAACACAGTCTAGACCAGCTTCGGCTGGAGGTGTACGCCGCCGCGCCGATCACCCTCGACCGGAGCCGGATCTACACCCAAGCGGTGGATCACAAGCCCGAAGGTCTGTGGGTGAGCGTCGCCGGCGAGGATGACTGGCCCACGTGGTGCCGGGGCGAAGAATTCTCCTTTGACAACCTCACCGTGTGCCACCGGGTCACTCTCGTGCCCAGTGCAAACATCCTGCACCTGAAGTCCCCCGCGGACATCGATGCGTTCCACTATCTGTATGCGAACAGGGGTATCCTCGACTGGATCGACTGGGGCAAGGTCGCCGCCGACTATGATGGAATCATCATCGCGCCCTACCAGTGGTCTAGGAGAATGGACCCACACTGGTACTACACGTGGGATTGTGCCAGTGGGTGTATCTGGAATCTAGAGGCTATCGAGAGCGTGGAGGCGGAATGAAGATTCTCGAGCGGTTGATCCTGAACGAAGCGCGCAGGCAGATTCTCGCGCAATACCCCGACGACGAGCAGCGTGACGCCATGCTCGCGATAGTCGAGAAACTGGAGAGGGGCACCGAATGACCACAATGCTTGAGCAGGACACCGCAGCACAGATCATCTCCGCGCTGCGAGAGTTCGACATAGAGGCCAAGGTGACCGGTCGCACCGACGGGCCGAGCGTCACGCGCTACGAGATTGCGTTGGGCCCCGGTGTGCGCATCCAGAAAGTCTCACAACTACAGTCTCAGTTGGCCTACGCGCTCGCAACAGAGAGCGTCCGGGTGGTTGCACCCATCCCCGGTAAAACGGCCGTAGGAATCGAACTCCCCCGGTCGGAACGCCAGACCGTGCGGTTGCAGCAGATCGTCCCCGAGGATGACCACCCGCTCACCGTCGCCGTGGGTAAAGACGTCGAGGGCAAAGACGTTTCCCTGAACCTGGCCAAAATGCCGCACCTGCTGGTGGCTGGCGCCACCGGATCAGGTAAGTCCAGCTTCATCAACTCGATGCTGGTTTCCATGCTCTACCGAGCCAATCCTGATCGGGTCAAACTCATCATGATCGACCCGAAGATGGTGGAACTCACCCCGTACAACGGTATCCCCCACCTTTTGCAGCCGGTGGTCACCGAGCCCGACGAGGCGGTTAAGACGCTGCGGTGGCTCACCGTGGAGATGGATGACCGGTACCGGCAGATGCAGGAAGCCGGCGTGCGCCACGCCGAGAAGCTCGGACTCCCCTACATCGTGGTAGTGGTCGACGAACTCGCAGACCTCATGATGGGCGGCTACAAGAAAGAAGTCGAGGCCAACATTGTCCGCATCGCCCAGAAGGCGCGCGCAGCCGGTATTCATCTCGTCCTGGCGACGCAGCGGCCCTCCGTGGATGTAGTCACAGGCCTTATCAAATCCAACGTGCCGTCTAGGCTCTCGTTCGCCACAGCATCACTCACCGATAGCCGGGTGATCCTGGACGAGGGCGGAGCCGAGCAGCTCATGGGAATGGGTGACGGGTTATTCCTGCCCGTGGGGGCGCGGGGTGCCATCCGGATACAGGGCGCTTTCGTATCCGACGGAGAGATTGAGGCGGCGGTCAACAATGTGCGAGTGACCGCGCGAGTAGAAGAGAAGGTGCGCGAGCTCAACCCCGAACCGGAGGATCTCGCAAACGCTGTACCCGTGAAATTCTTTCTCGATCAGCTGATCGAAACCGCTAGAATGACGGGGATGAACCACGGTAATTTCCTGGAGACGATGCACAGTCTCGAAGGGAAATACTTCGGTAAAAACCGCAAGATGGAGATGTTCACCCAAACCCCCGAGATGCTGGGGCATGCGTGCGACACGCTTATCTGGCTTGCGGACCAGTTGGAGGTCCTGCGGGATCAAGCATTGAGGGAGAACTGATGATCTGCGACGACTGCGGACGAGAAGAGCGTCACGGCGACAAATACATCATGGGCGAGATCGGGGAGTTCCTGAGCTATATTCTCCGCCGCGAATACCAGCCCGCGGACTTCAACCCGTGCCCGTTGCTCGTGGAGCTGGGCCTGGCCAAAAAGCGGCGCTGCAACGCGGCCCGCAAACCTAAAGAGGAGGCAGCATCGTGACGGACCCGAACATCTGCCAGCACCACTTCGTCGACAACGAAACCTGGAAGTGCGAGTTGTGCGGAAATCAAATGATTGGACAGTCCATCGAGGCAGAGACGGTCCTGACCGCGCCTAACCTGGCTGCCGGTACCGGTGTCTACGTCCCAGACCGCACTCGTCAGCGCGAGGTGATCGTCGGGTACACCGTTCGTTACACCTGTGAACGCTGCGAGTACGACGGAGATTTCTTCAGCTCGAACGGGGATTACGTCGTCAGTTGCGGTCAGGATCATGAGGGCGGCTAAGTCCGTGTAAAGGAGGCTTCATGAGCAACATCTGGGATCAGCCGGCGTATCAACCCGGCTATTACCCGCAAGCCGACGCGGCTGCTCGCGCGGCCAAGCGGAAAGGCCGTATCGAGGGCTGGCTGGCTCTGGGAGCCATCGTGGCGCTCATCGTGCTGATGTCCATCAGCCCCGGTCACGCTCTGCTCGTGGTGTTCGGGACCGCGTACTTCGTCCCGACGATCGTGGCGTACTACCGGAAGGCGTCGCTGAAGCAGCCTGTCGCTGTGATCAACGTGTTCCTCGGCTGGACGTTCATCGGCTGGGTTGTGGCGCTGGCTATGGCGGTGAAGTGATGCGCTGCGACGACTGCGGACGAGAGTTCGCGGATGACGAGTTGAACGGAGTCTACGAGACGGGCGGTAGGGACCGGCGTGTCCACATTCCGTCGTGCGAGAGGCCCATCCGACTCGACCCCGAAACACTCCGGCGATAGGAGAACTTTAGGTGAGCGCATTGAGCGATGCAATGGACCTGATTAACGTCGAGCGCGTAAAGTGGCTTCGATTCTGTGACGCGGCCGCAGCCCGCGGCGACGAGAAGGCCTGCCTAGCCGGCGGGGCTCGGGCCGGCGGGTTGGCCGACGCGCTGGCAATCCTGGCGAAGATGGAGGCCTGATGACATTCAACACGGACGCCACCTACGGCATGTGCACCGCTTGCGGTTCTATCGAGGTCGCACTGAAACAGGCAACCGGCACCCGAGACTTGAGCCATATGGGCGAGTCCAGTTCTTATCCCACCGGCTATGGATGCGAGGTGTGTGACTGATGGACGCGTGCTGGAGCGACGAGGTGGATTAATGGAATACCCGCCCCGCTGCTCAGAATGTAACCGCGTCATTTACGTGGGCGCCGCCACCGACAACAAATGGCGGGGCATCACCACGGAGGCTTCCTGACGGAGATGGAAAGCCTCGAAGGAAAGTATCTCGGGAGAAACAAGAAGCTGGACATGTTCACCCGCACCCCGGAAATGCTGGGGCACGCGGCGGACACCCTGCTCTATCTCGCCGGGCAATTGAAGGTCCTGCGGGACCAGGCATTGAGAGAGATCTGATGAGCGCATGGAGCGATGCAATAGACCTGATCAACGCCGAGCGCGTGAAGTGGCTTCGATCCTGCGAAGCGGCCACGGCCCGCGGCGACAAAGAGGACTGCCTAGTCAGCGGGGGGCGGGCCAGCGGCCTGGCGGACGCGCTGGCAATCCTGGCGAAAGTGAGGGACTAAATGGACAAGTGGCAGAGCGATCTCATCAAGAAGCCCACCCTCACCGAAGACGACTACGAGGTCAAATGCCAGCGGTGCGGCTACCCCATCGCCTACGCGCCCCAAGAGGTCTGGTCGGAAGCGCCCGACGAGCTGTACTGCTTCGGGTGCTGGAGCGACGAGGTGGATTGATGAGAACCACCAGAGAACAGCTCCCCCGCCTCTCACTAGAAGTGATTGAGGCCCTGAAAGCTACGGGGGAGACCGAGGCGGATATCGCCCGGATGTACGGTGTGACACCACAGGCTGTTTCATGGCACGTCCACACGTACGGAGGTAAATTGACCGACCGGCAGGTTATCCGCCGCGAATACCCGTTCAAGGTGCCTGAGCCTCTTTCTCAGTGCGCGCCACATAAACGACTGAGGGATCATGGCGAATGCATCGCCACACGCGGCAAAGGCATGAAAGAATACAAGCTGAAACGTCTCCGGTCGTTTTACCGGATGCTTCGTGAGAACAATTGGGTTGTCGAGTTTGATCCGAACATCCCGCCTATACCCGGCGTCAGCAAACGCGGGGGTTGGGCATACAGGGAGCGCCAGGAATCCGACGAAGACCTACTCATCAGAGTCAACGAATACACAACTCTGTCCGAGATCGGACGTCATCACATCTGGCGTTTCCCGAGCGTGGAGCCCTGATAACGCGGAGAATATAGCTCATGAATTCCCCGATTTTGTACTGCCGAGATCTACTCGGCTACGACCCCGCCGAGCGGGTAGAACTCTAGCGCCGGAACCAAGGCATACGAGAAAGCCACCGCTTACCGCATGGGCACTCGATGACGGTGCCGAATCTGCGGGAGGCCTTGCTGAAATTCAACTCGACCCACGCATCGCCGTGCCGAAGCACCAGATCGTGCCAGATCATCGCTATCGTGTTCACGGCTTGTCGATCCGGATCGTCCAGCCCCGCTCATCCTGATCGATGCGGCAGGTGAGGCCCGCCGGCTTCATGCCAGGGGCTTCCATCACGAAACGTGGAATAAAGATGTTGATCAAGGATGCAATCTGCTCATCGGTGAAGCGGGCTTCCTCGGCCGACGCCGCGGTCATCCGGCTCATCAATGAGCCCATCATCTGGAGCTTTTCTTCTTCGTTCACTGCTTCCCCGCTTCCTCGAGTGCCTCTTGAATCAGCCGGCGCTGATCATCCAGCGTCATCGGCCTGTGCGGGCAATTCGGGTCCAAGCGGCCCACCTGCTGAATCAAGTACGACGCCGGCACCAGCGCGCCCGACTCCCCCGCCACCACACTGAACAATGCGGTATCGCAGGATTGGCAGGCCACCCGCACCGAACGGCTCGTGTCGAGCGGTTTCGCGTCGTCTGCGGCGAGAAAGCCGTGATCCTGGAGAAGCTTCACGATGGCTATGCAAACCTTGAGTTTGATGCCGTTGGTCTCGTCGGATTCGTACGTGAATGGAAAAAGGTTGAGGTGGCCGAAGTCTTCATCGGGTAGCGACCCGATATTGCTTCTCAGAAGCTCTACAGCCTCATCGTAGACAGACATGTTCCCCTAGTCGGTCAACAAATCAAAAATCGTGCAGCCGCAGTGGCAGGCGGCGATATCGTAGGTGGAGAAAGGCTTGGTGGTGGCGATAGTCGAAACCGAGCCGTTCGGGATCGGGTAGAGCGGATTATCGTTCACCAACGGGACCGAGAGGTCTTTGGGCTCGTGATCCTCGTAAACATCCCCACAGACGCACCGTAGACCCGAGAAAACCCAATTCCGGAGTTGCCGGTCGGTGGAGGCTTGAATGAAGCACACCAGGTCGGCGTTCTGCTCGTGGTTCGGCGCCCGGTGCAGGTGATCCGTCCAATCCCACGCGTACTCGCGGGCAGCGTCGATAAAATCGGTCACGCAGGTATCGCAGAACCACGCCTCGGCCGCGATAGGCACCCCCGGCAGGGCGATGCACCACAGGCTTTTTTCTACGCTGATTTCCGGCCGGATCATCGAACACCTCACGGGAAAAGTAGGTAGCCCGCCCGGACTCGAACCGAGACGCGCCGAATTACCGCCGGCTGCTCTGCCAATTGAGCTACGGGCCACACCGCCCCACTTCAGTCGGCGGGGGCCAGCCGACGCAATCCGACCGACTTAACGGGAGAGGTGGCAGCACCTCGGGATTTGCGTACCGTTCTAGAGACCCTCTTCACCTAGCCGCCGGCCAAGCTCGAAGATGGCGAACAGCACCGGATCATCGGCGAGTAGGCGGATCACCTCGGAGCCGTCTTCGCTGATGGTGGAGAGGTCCAGAAGGGGCGCGCCAGCCTCCGCGGCCTCCGAATAGGAGGCGAAAGGCCCCCGGCCCCCGCGGGTGAAGTAGTCAGCCATCATTCACCTCCAGATACTCGCCGAAGCCCAATTCCGCGAACCTCTTGGCGCATTGGCTGTGAATCATCCCTTCGGCGGGGTAGATGGCGGCCATGTTGGACCTCAGCATCCGGCCACCGCAAGCGGCGCAGGGCATGAAGTAGAAGTCACCAATAATAGTCATCTCCGCGCTTTTCATCCACGGCCGACCAGTCGATGTGACCGGCGCGGGCGCGTTGCATCTTGTTGCGGGTGAAGGCGCGCTCCGCCCTACGAATATCGCGGTTCCACCAACTCGGGACCGGGCAGTGTTTCATGCTCCAGTCCCACCAGTCGGCGCATTCGCAGTCGTGCGCGCGCCAGCACCACCGCATGGAGCCATCATCCAGGTAGAAATGGCTGCGGGTGCAGACCTCGTGATGGTGCTTGTAGAGATACTTCTTCTGATCTCTGTATGTGCGGCTCATTACCGCTCCTTCCCATTGTTAGTTACCTAACGCATGGAAAGACCTCCTTAAAATTGAAACCCTTGGAGTCCCGCCGCTTCGAAGTCAGCCCCTCTGACTTGACCCGTATTTGCGTCTTAGTCCGGAACGGGCGGGCGGGGGTGGGGCCAGAATGACCGGGCGCGACCCGATCCTCGCATCCATCTGGCGGGACGTTTAATCGGTCGGAGGGCCTGGGGCGCGCTATATCGCCCCGCTGCCACAAAGCTCCGACCAAGTTCGGCTTCGGGTTAACGACGGAAGCGGACGCCGAGCAGAGGTGATTTAACGTCTAGGTCTGCCAACTATCGGCTAATTTAGTTTCTGGCGGCTTGTTAGCTTAAGCCTCCGAGCGCTCGACAGGACTCGAACCTGCATAACCTGGGTGGAAGCCAGGAGTCTTTCCAATTCGACCACAAGCGCACAAGCCCGGCCCAGAGGCTTCTCGGGAGCGACCTCCGAAGCTTGGGCTGGGTTCCTTCCCCTACATCCGCAAATGCGGGGCAAATTCGGGTGGCCGGATTTGCCCGCCCCATACTGGCGAGGTCACCTACCGGCATCTTCCGCGGTCCCGTCCCCACACCGCTTAGCGGTCCTCAACGCGGGGATGCGACGGTGCTCTATTCTATTGAGCTACACCCTCGACCGAGAAATGCCTGGCAGAGGTACCGGGTCCTGGTCGTAAAAACTACTCTACCATATTCAGCTATAGGGATGCTGGGAGTGGGCCTCGCGGCGCATCCCCCTGCATTGCGTGCGCGCGTGAGGAATCGAACCCCCGGGCCGTCTCTCGACAGCCCCTGCCCTATCGCTACGTGCGCTGGCCCGTATCCGGGTTTCTCATCCCGATCTCTCAGTTGACGCCACCACGGGCATGGCCAGTCTATCCTATTCGTCTTTACCGAAAGCCTGGTCACGCGCCCTACGCAGAACTCGGATCAGGTGGTTGATCTCGTGGCGGTAGCGCAGCTCCACGTGCCAATCGAGGCCCTTATCGGGGTCGTATGGGCTCTCGCGCCGTCCCCCTACCATGGGGGCAATGATCGGCCACAGGGTGGGCTCGCGCCATCCCGCGGGGCCCGCTACGGACACCTGCACATATCCAGAGTCCTTGCCCCATGCAACCTCGATGGAACCGTACTCCTGGGGCTCTTGTCCAATATATTCTTTCGGCATCTCGCCTTCTTTCTCGGGCATCACGCCCATGCGGTATCACACCATTGGCCCGCCGCTAGTTGATCTCCAGGGCGGCGAATCCTGGGGGGCCCTCGGCTTCGCAGGGTTGCCCCTCCACCGGCGTCTTTAGCGCCCTTGAGTGCCCAACAAAATCAGAGACCGTTAAGGCTGTATTCCTTATCGAACCGCTCAGCGCTCATCACGCTAAACTTGCGCGAGAGCACCGTGCCGTCACGGTATTCGATGTGGGCCATGTCGAAGACGACGACCACATCTCCCGGGCGAACGGAGCAACTCTCGCCGGGAATTGTCAACGTGCCGCCGGTGTCGCCCGGCAGGACGTCGGCGGGAATCTCGTGCTGGACGGTCTTGCCTATAGCGCGAGCAATCTTCTGTGCCGATTCGTGCGACCCGTCAAAGCGGATGGCGCACACACCGTCTTTGCGGCGCGGGTAATACTTCACTATGTTCCCCCCGGTAAATACCGACATGTCGAGCGGGGTCTCAATGGCCCCGCGAAGATCCTCGAGCAGCATGAGGTCTTCGATTATGCTCATACTTCTTCGTCGTCAAGTATCTTCATGAGCCAGTCAAACTCCTCGGCCGGGGCGTAGATAATATGCATGTCCTCGTGGTTCTCCTCGAGGTCGCAAAGGTCGCACTGCATCGTGTTCACTCGCTCTCGCTGCAAAGGCAGGTTTCATGCACGCTATAGGCGCACGGCGGGCACATCGCGTATCTCTTTCCGGCGTATCGCTCGCCCGGAGCGCCACAATGACAAACCGTATCGCCCACCCGCTTCAAATCTGCGTTCATCTGGTCATAGCGAGACTGAAACTCGGGCGGTATAGGGTAATCGAACATCGTGATCAGAAGGTGCTGATGCACGTCTTCCGGGGTCCAGGTTAACCCCACCTGGGCAGCCTTGGTTACCGTGTCATCCACCAGCCATCCCATTTTACAGGGGGTGACTGGGCGCCCATCCACCAGGGCGATGGATATCATTCGGGCTCCCAAACGTAATCGTGAAGCATGTCGGCCCAAAACTCCGGGGGAAGATCATAGAACTTGCAGTAGCGCCACGCGTTGGTGTCCACAAACTCAGACTGGTCCACAACCCAGTCCTCGACAGGCACCTCTTCACCGGTGAGCAATTCCCGGATTACGCTGTCGCGCGGGCCTATCATGTCGCCATTGGGAAGCCGGATCATACCCGCGCCAATCTCTTGATAGCCACCGTCAACATGTTCGCCAGGAACTCGGTAGTCACCCCGAAGTCGTCTTCGGTGTCCTCGCCGTTCTCGGCAAGCTCGACCCGCCGAACAAAATCGTTGGCGAACTCCATCGTCACCAGGTCCGACCCCACGCACCACGACAAGGTCTGAAACGTCTCGACGAACTTATCAAGACACTCGTTGCACGCCGCGAGCTGCTGATCGTACTGGGCGACCATTTCCGGAGTGAGTTCATTCACCGATACCGCTCCCCATCCTTGAATTGGCGCATCGTCCAGCCCGGGGGTAGAAGGTCATACTCCGAATCAACCCCGTGGCCGGATTCATCCCCCGCCACCTCTACGCGGCAGCGGACAATGTCGTACTCGTCGGTTATTTCGATGCGCTCTGTGTGCTCGTCCCGGTAGATCCTCAGCGCCAGCCAGTGCAGCGCCAGGGCCAGCCCCCGGCGCATCACCGCTCCCAGAACTCTTTGCGGGAACGAATCCGGGGCTTAGTCGGCCGGAAACAATCGCGCAGGATTGCGAACTGGACCGCTAAATCTTCAATGGCTTCAGGCGAAAGCGGCTGCTGCCACTTACGAAGGTTCGAACTCTGAGCAGTGGTATCGGTCTCTGAGGTCATCGGTACCCTCGCTCCACTCTGGCGGGACTCTGTTTTCTAGATAAACCGTGTCAAGGATCGGGCAACCGAACCCGGAGTCGGCATGCTCATCGCGCACGCACCGGCCACACCAGTTGATGGACCAGATCTCAAATTCGGTGGAGTTGGAGAAGGCGGTCAATGTCGCGACCCGCAGCAACATTGATGGCACCCGCCGTGCCCCTGCGTTTTCATGCAGCCGCAGTCGTCCTCTTCCGAGGGGTCGCGCCACCGCTCCCCGCAGGTCATACGACGCACGCCCCAGCGTGATAAGTCCACCGCCAATGGCAGTTGTCCGTATCGCATGTCCCGCCGCGGCCGGGCGTGAGGTCGCACCACGGGTGCATGGCCTCACCGCTCACCAGGACGGTTGGCTCGCCGTTCTCGAACGGCTGGTCGCAAGTAGAGCACTTTCTCATTTGCGGCCCTTCGTGAAGGTCAAATCCGAGAGACGCTCCCAGGTGAAGAACTCGCCGTCTTTCCAGGAGACGTACGCCATTGCTGGGAGTCCATGACCCTTGGGGGTGATGCGCAGTCGGCCGTCTTCTTTGGTGCGGGTGATGCGCCCGTGGGCACCGACCTCCGCGAAGGGCTCGGCGGGCTTGCCGCGGTGACGGACTTTGTCATTGCTCATTGATTAGACCCATCATCAAGCGCAGTGCGGTGACCGCGTCGTTGCCCGGAGCCGTCCTCCGGCGTTTCGTGTTCGCCTCGCCCCTGAGTCCGGCCCTTACGGTCACCTGGAGCGGAATAACAAACTCCGGATCAAGCTTGCCGTTACAAAGCCCGAGTCCATAGGACACGTGATAGGTCTCCCAGTCGTCCCGCGTGTAAGCGGGCTCATCCCCCATCACAAGAACGCTCGTGTAGCCATCCTCGGTGGTCGCCGCATAGATCATTTCACCCTCCAGGGCTGTCGGGACTTCGGAATGGCCAAGCCGGGTAGGCGCCGGCGAATCCGGCGCACACCAGCGGCTCTGCGGCCGCGGCGATTCTGCTTCGGAGTCGGGGGCGTTACCCCCAGCTCCTTGGCGATCAGAAATCCCGACGCCAGCGGAGAAATCCACCTGGGTGTTGCGGGGTTGTCGTGGTCTTGCTCGTGGATGCCCTTGAGCAAAATGGGCCTGTTTTCTGAGTACCGCACTTCGTTCCCCTGAAGGTGGTAGTTATTCTTCTTCGATGTTCATAAACTGGTAGACCAGATCGGCGATAAGCGGCGATATCGCCATGCTTTTCGCCCACTCCGCCAATTCGAGCATCCCCCCGAGGGGGAGCTCATTATCCGAGCCATCGTGGGACAGGTCGATCTTGTAGATCTCCCCGTCCTCCGGGTTGAGGAATTCGACAATCCTCAGTTCGCGCAGAACTACGGCATCCTCCGGGATTCCGCCGCAGTTGCATTCGGGATCGTGCATTCCTACCTAGCTTTCATTGATTGGCTCACCGGTAGCGAATTTCTCGTACCGGCCGTTGACCATCCCGTCGCCGATAACGTGGCGGTGAGACTCGAAGCGCTCGAGGAGTTCTTCGTGTTTGCGCTCCAGGTCTTCTATGCGTCCCCAGAGGATTTCGCCCTCCGTGGGCGGGGCGGGCAGTGGTTCCAGGTATTTGAATCCAGGCTGCTCCGCGGCGAGTTTCTCGACAAACTTCTCGATCAATTCCTCGTTGGTCACGATTCGAATACCTTCACTGGAATACCGGCCTCCTTAGCGCGGCGAACGCAGTCCCACGTGCCTCGGGAATGCCTGGCAGACGTCACAGCAGCGCAAATCCGCTCACGTTGAATCCGCCCTCGTCGATGGTGAACACCGTCAAGGCAGGGTCACCGTCTTCACCGAAGGCGTTCCGGACCCAGGCCGAGCCGTTGTCGAGCGTGGAGCACTGCACATGCCACTTGGTCCGGCCCGTGCGAGGATTCCGGCCGGAGGGGCGGAACGTCGGGAAATGGAAGTGTCCGGTGAGGAGAACGTCGCAAGACAGTTCTCCGGCGTGGGACATCTTCGCCCACCAGTCGCAGACGGACTTCGGATTCCGAGCTTGGTGACCATGAGCCAATCCGAGGCGGGTGCCGCGGATGTCGAACTCCAGCATCTCCAGATACTCGGACTCGGGGCGGTGGAACTTCACGCCCAGGCCGAGCTCATTACTCAGCCCCTCCAGGCGCTTGGAGATGTGGATACCCCAGTCGTCGTTGGGCAGGCCCGCGATCTGCTTGCTGCCGCGGCGCCAGGCGCAGTGATTGGACGGGATGGACAGAACATCGACCGGCGCGTATTCGGCGCACAACTTGATGGTCTTCCAGAACTCCGTCGCCGCCACCTCCACCTGATCCATCAGGGAAAGCCCGTTGGTGCGAATCTGAGAGTCGACGTTGTCGAAGCCCTCGATGATGTCGCCAACATCGGCAACCACGATGTGATCATGCGGGGTACGCGCCAGGTACTCGCGCAGAGCGTCACGCTTGTCCTGAAGGCGGTGAAGGAGCTCTTCCATGCCGCCGAGGTGATCCACCTTGCCGGTCTGGACGTCGCCCCACGCCACCACGACAGTGGCCTGGCCGTCTACCCGATCGGAGGTGCGGACCTCGTGGTCGCGCTCCACCGCGGCGTACAGGGCCGGGAGATCCAATCCAGGGAGAGTGGGGGCGATGCTGAAGCGGTACGCCTCCAGCCACACGGTCTCAAACTCGTGCGTCTGGATGTACTGAGCCTTCTCGTCGCTCCACACCTTTTTGCGGGCGCGCTGCTGCCACCGGGAGACCCGCGGGTAGCCGACGATGCGGATCTTCTTCGGGTCGTAGCCGAAGCGGACCAGGATGTCGGAATACTCTTCCGGAGTAACCTTGGTGTCGACGGGGCCGGTCTGGATATAGCCAGAAACCCCGTCGAACTCGGTTTTCGCGGTGTACTCAGTTTCTTCCGATTCCATCGCGCGGGCAGCCAGCCGCTCACCCAGGCTTGGTTTGTCGTCGCTCACTTAGGGCCCACCTTGTGACACTTACGGACATGGCCAGTGAAGGCGGAAAGCCCCACCGGAAGTCCGTCGGCCGCAAGCTCCTCATGCAGAGGCGTCAAAGACAAACCTTCGTCAATCCAGTCGGCTACAGCCATCCGGACATCCTCGGTTTGCCTGTCCAGCCATTTGCAGGTGGCACAGCCATTGTTGGAAAGTGTTGCGTACTGCCGACGAGCGGCAAGCCTGTCGGTAAGCGACATGGTCGCTCCCCCTTTAGGTCGGTTTACTTATGGTCGACCAGCGATCGTCGAACTCTGGGCGTTCATTCGTGAACGTCAAAAGCGTGAAGATGTGCCAGAGGACCGCTACAAGATGTAGTGAGCCCGTTTCCTCATCGATAACCTCACCGGCGCGGTGCTGATTCAGGTGGCGATTTAGGGCGGCGAATGAAAGCCCCCACTTATAGGCCAAGCGCCAGTTGTGGTCGGCGTACTTTCTCGCCCCCCGGCCGTAGTGCTCAGCAAGGAGGCGGATAGCCTCCGGGGCAATGCGGGCGAAGCCCGTGGCCCCTTCGGGGGCTCGCCAGGTGTCGCCGCCCTCCGCGAGGATCAGCTCAATGACCTCATGCGCGGCGTGAACGAGTGGGTGGATGCCGTCGATGTCATCGACCCCATCCCAGAACTGCCACAGGTAATGGCCGAGTCGGTCGAGCGTCCCCTTGGATAGGGTGCGGCCGTCGTAAAAGCGCGCGAGCGCTTGCAGCGGATAGGCGGGAAGCAGGTCAAACCGCTCTAGGTTGCCCGCCTTCTTAGCTCCGGTTGAGGACTCGTGGATAACTTCGCCGCGGCTCATTTTGCAGCCTTTCGGCGGGCGCGCCATTCGCGCCTGTAAGCGTTCGCCCGCTCGCGGTCGGACTGGAAGCGGCGCAGATTCTCGAGCCTGCAAGTTTTGCAGGCTCGGCCCCCCGTGGGGGATACGTACAGGTTGTCGCCAGAGTATGGATGCCCCTGCGGGCACTCAACCTTCTCGGCGTTGCGTCGGGCGCGGGTTTCTCCGCGCATCAGATTCTCGCGATTCTCCACGGGCTCCAGGTGCTCGGGGTTAACGCAAGCGCGATTACGACACAGGTGGTCGATCACGAATCCTTCCGGAATGGCTCCGACAACATGCTCGTAGATCCAGCGATGGGCGCGCAGGCTTTTCCCGAGATGAAATACCCCGTATCCATCCCTGTCCCTGCCCGCCGCCCACTCGATGCAGCCGTTTGCGCCGGGCTTGGTTGCGGCGTGAAACCGCGCCTCGGCAATGGCCGACGCCGGATACTCGACGCCCGCATGCTTAGAGGCATAGTGGCGCGTCATATTGACAGCGGTCATCCTTCGCCCGCACGCTGGGCACGCGATCTCGGGCGCACTCATTTTGAGAGCCCCAGAGCGCCTGCAATATCCGGCGGAACAAAATTGGGCGGCTTGACGATCTTCCCTGCTTCGTTGAAAATCGGCAGACCCTCGCCCTTCACCTTGTCTAGATTGGAGCGGACAACCTCCGCTGCGGCAGCCTTGGCCTTCTCCTCGCCGACAAAAGACAACAGGGAGCCCCAGGAAACGACCATAATGTCCAGCAGGCCGTCAACGACCCCTACGAGGTCGTCGTGGAGGTCGGCGTTATCCCACTCCGAGATCTCCTCCTTCAGGAGGTCGAATCGGAGCTTGCGGACCTCGCGATCCTTGAACTGCCCGCCGTCGACGTTTTGTCGACCCAGGCGCATGAATTCGGTCGTGCCGTCGAGGAGGTTCACTGGGCGTCCTCCAACTCCGCCTCACGGAGTTCCAGGTACCAATCCCAGAGGAGAATGGCCGCGGCGATGACGATGGCGAAAGGTCCCCACTCCCTCATGCGAACACCTCGCGATGCTGAGCAAGCTTCGCGGCGCCCGCGGGGCGGTGCTGGATGGTTTCGCCCGTGGGATACACCACGGTCATACCGAGTTGCTCGGCGACGTGGAGTTCCAGGCGCGCGCCGATCGACGACTGCCACCCCGGCAGCAGGACGATCTTGTTGCAGCGCTGGGCCAGTAGGATGAGGTCCCTGCGGAGGTAGGTATCCCAGGATTGGTCAGGGCCGATCTCGGCATCGAATTCGGCGGGGTTGATCACTTCCTCGCCGGCGGCGCGGAGTTCTGCGGCCTTGGCGTTGAAGGCGGGATGGTTGAAATCCTCTAACCCGCTCATTGGGCCACTGACATAAGTGCAGTTATGTTTTACGGTTGCCACTCTGTTCCCCTAGAGTTTGGCGGTGATTAAGAATTGCGGAGCTGACCCCAAAGGAAAAAACCCTTGGAGATGACATCCCACTTGGGCGGGATAGCGTTCGCCACGTGCAGCGTGAGCGCTATACCGACGGTGAGGATGGCCGTGCGCGCCAATACCGGGTGGGCCTCGATCCACCTGTCCGCCTCGCAGCTGAGCAACTGATCGGTTTCACAGGTGAGTTCGTATTCGAGAATGTCCGCCACGATGGAGATCCACTTTTCCCGCGCGTTCATGACACCGGCCAAACGCGTGGACCGGTGTCCCGCCCATTGCGGAGATAGTTGACCTGATATTGCGCCAGGTTCCATCCCTGCGGCGGGCATTTATGAGAGGCGCCCAGCCACGGTGGGCATTCGGCACCGCATTCGGCGCAGGCTAAATCAACCCTCATTGGCGACCACCTAAGAAAGAAGGGGGCCGGCCCACGGTTGCTCTCCCCCGCGCGCGCTACGGGGCCAGTGGGCCGGCCGGATCGCCGCTCTAACCCGTAGGGAGCAGCGATCGAGTTTCTAGACTTGCCGGTTTTTTGGCTTTACGACGCGATATGCGTAGCACGCGAGGTTCTCCGGCCGCCCCGTTAGGAGTATGAAAAAGTCTTCCTCACACTCGCAGGAGCGGCTAGATTGGCATATCCCCAGGATAGATAAGAAAACCCCAGTTCAACACCTATGCTCGAGATATGCGCCCTTATCGCTTATTTATACTCTTCTGGCATGACTTACACCATGATGAATATCCGTCCTTGTTACGCGGCTGGGCATAGAAGAACTCCACCCTTTTGAGCCTCTTGCACTTGGTGCAGGTTTTGCGCGCCGCCTCCACGTTGCCCTCGAGGAATGGGACCTCTTCGGAGGTTGAACCCCAGGGGTCGGTGTCATTGACGTGGCGCATGAGGGCCCGGCGCTCCCGCATCCGCTGATTGCGGGCCCGGCTGTTGTCATCGGTGCAGATAGACGGCTCCAAGGCCTCCAGGTCGCGCGGGCTGACCACCAGCGAGAAGGCGGAGTCCTGCGTATCCCAGTCGTTCAGGGGGTCGTACAGCGCAAGGTCGTCATCGGCGATGGCACCAAGCTCGTAGAGAAGCTTCTCCCGGGTCCGCTGAGTGGAACGCTCATTGCCCCCCACTCCCCTGGATAGCCAATCCGCGGCCTTTTTCTCCAGCGCCTCGTCCAGCCCGTAGCGGAGGGGCATCTCTGTGCCAAGTTCGTCTGATTCTTCTTCCTCGCCCAACACAACCCCTTTGTTGTCGTTCGACGACATTTATGAATGTGGTCGTTCGACGTCTTTCCAGCCCCCGCGGGTCTTCAAGGCTTCGCTCATCTCGGCCTCCTCAATCCATAGGCTTCTGTGTATGTCCGGCGCTTGGGCTTGGGGGCGGCGGCCCGGGGTGTCAACTGAATCGTCAGCGCGATTACCGCCCTCGGGCTCCGCCGCGCGCCTGGCATGTACCAATTAGGCTCAGGCTCGTACCGCCAATCCGTGATTGCCCCGACCTCTCGGCCGCCGTAGAAGATGGCGTCATAGATGCTGCCAAGGTCATCATTCACCGGGGCGATGGAGAGCCCCGTGCGGTAGTCGGTCATCGCGCCCGATTCTGCTTGGCCAGGGCCTGCAGAATCCGGAAGCACTCGGCCGTGGCCCGCGCATCCCCCAGTGCGGAATGCGCCTCTTCGTTCACTACCCCGAGGAGTTCGCACACAGTATTCAGGCCCGGGAGCTCGTCGAGGGGCAGGCCCAGCACGCCTGCCGCATACGATTCCAGCGCAAGTTTGCGATGATGCCACGGCTCGCCGTTCAACAGTTTGGCAATTAGCGGCGCGTCAAATGCCGGGTTTGAGCCTGCGAACACATTTCCGTCAAGCATGCCCCACAACCATTGGAAAGCGTTTTTGTTAGCCTCTACGCTCTCCAGCGCGTCCGCGAATACCCGCCGCTCATAGTAACGATTAATGGCCAGGGCTTCGGGTTCCGCGCTGGCCAACTGTTGCGGGGTGACGAACGGGACTACCCGGAATTCTTCGCCGCTGTCGATATTTACGGCCGCGATCTCCAAGAGAACGGCGTTGGGGCTCAGGCCGCCACATTCCGTATCCACTACCACCACTTGTCTAGCCATCGGCATATCCATCCTCTTTTATAATTTGGCGGACGCGAGAGACGCTCACGCCATACGCGTCGGCCAACTCTCGGCAACTGGCTCCGCCTAGGTAGAAGTCCAATTGCAACTGTCGGCGATCGGCGGGGCCGATCTTCGTAGCAGGGTTCGCCCACCCGCTCTTGACAATGTGCAGGTTGGTTTCTGGGCGCCTGTTTCTATTCTGCTCCGAAACCGTGGCCCATCGACAATTCCACGGGGCGTATGGACCATCGTTATCGATGCGGTCAAGGGTCAATCCCGCGGGGCGCTCGCCCATATCCGATACAAAATCCCAAAAATCATTCTGCCATCGTTCGCATACTGATATCCCCCGACCGCCGTAGTCGGCGTAACGCGCATGACTTGGCCGACCGCACCGGCCAATCATGTCGTAATAGATATCGATGAGCGGATGCTTAGACTTTCCTCCGCGGTAGTTCGGATTATCTGCGCCGACGTACGGACGCCTAGCCCTCGCAGCCGCACGAAGCTTATCGTGATCAACCTTCCGATTTCGGGCGTTGTAGCGAGCGACACAGGCCTTGTCGCAAAAGTTCCCGCAAGTTGGCGATGACTCTCCGCATTCTAGGCAGTCCACTACGATGCTGCGACTCATGAAACAGCCTTCCTCAAGTCTCTCAGTGTCACCATGCCATGCGAGCAGTAATTGCACCTATAGCTCACTACCCAATCCGATCTACGAGATTTAACCGCAAAGCCTCTTCGGCGCCGATCCACCAGTCTTTATACATAAGCGCCTTGTTCAGTTTCTTTTTGGGGAGCTTCTTCCCCGCTCGGTGCTTGAAGAGTTTCGCCGCCTGCTTGGTGAGCAACTCAGTGCGCTCCAGGTAGTCGTGGAGTTCGCCGCGGCTCCCGTACAGGCCCGAGGAGATCGGGTGAATGAGGATCTGGGCGTTTCGGCCCATCACCCTCTCATCCGCCGCCTGGAGGATGATTCCGCCCATAGAGGCGGCCATACCCCTCACCGTCATGGTGATGTAGTGGGAGCCGCCGCCCCACACCGAATACTCGATCAGCTGGTCGATGGCGTGGAAGCCCGAATTGCAATACCCACCCGGTGAGTCGATAATGAGGTTCCATTTCGACTCCGCGTCGGCGCGGTGCCACGAATTCACCGTGTCCATCAAAGCGAAGATCGAGTCGTCATCCACCTCGTCGGCAAACCGATAGGTGTAGTTGGCGGCGTCCGAGCAGTCCCGCTCGGTCTCTGCCGCCTCGGCCTCCCGCAGTCGGATGGCGGCCAGCGCCGCCTGGTGTTCTTTCTCCTCCGCCTCCGCGGCGAGCCGGCGGAGATCCAGCTTGGCGTTCTCAACGTCGAGTTCCAGCTTTTGGAGTTCCAGACTCGCCTTGCGGGATGCGTCCCAGTCGTTCAATCAAAACTCCTATGCGGCGGATTCGATGTCTTGCTCCTCGGCGTCAAGGAGCTTCGTTTCATGAAGAAGGAACGCCGGAGCCTTAGCCTTTAGCAAAACGGGGACGATGCCCTCTTGTCGAAGCACCACGCCCTCATCCACGGTCTTCTTATCGGACAGCGGAACGGGGCGATCGAAGACGGCCGCCAACTCGGGGCTATCGGCGATACGCTCGTCATAATAGTCGGCGTAGCGCATATCCATTATTTCGTCGACATACCGCTCAAGATCTTCGGCTGACCAGGGTGTTGGCGGGCCGAAGGTGACGCGACCCATCTCCGGGGTCCACTTCAACCCCCGCGCGAGACAGAATTCCTTCACCGCGTCCCAAGAAAGGTCCGCGAGGGTCCCCTGGGTATTGATGGTGGCCACCCGGTAGACGTAGAGTTCGCATTCCCCGACGGGGAGGTTGTAGGTGTAGTTCTTCTGGATCGGGGTGTCGGTGCCTGGCAGGTAGCCGATGATCTCCCCGTACACCAAGTAGCCTTCAGGCACAAGGTCGGCAATCTTCTCGCCGTACCACGACCAGAGGTCAAAGTCGTAGAAATGCTGTTTGTTGGCGTCGCCTGGATCTTTGATCACCTTTCGAGAGCCGTAGACGGCATCAAAGGCGTAGTCCGGCGTCGGGAACCAGCGGTTCAGGAATCGCTCAACACGGCCCTTCTGGCGCAGGCAGGGCACTCGCCCCACCCTCGAGCTCGAGCCGTGCAATTTCTGCGTGATCACAATCTCCCGGCCGGGGCGCAGCAGGTGTTGGTTGCGGTGGAACTGGTCCGTGCTGATGTGCTCGGGGAAGAGTTTGGTGTCTACACGCTTGAAGGCCTTCTCCACCTTGGACTTGGCCTGCGGCTGCCGCTTCACCGGGAGGACGTACTTGCGGCAGATCTCATGTCCGTTGACGACGTCGAAAACGTCACCCTCTTGCAGCTGGGAAATGTCCACGCCCGTGTAGGCGATGGACTCCAGCGGCATCAAAAGGGCGTCGCTGCGATGGCCGCGGAGCTTAAGCGCTCTGATCCGGCGATTGGCCTCAAGATAACCCTTCTCGGCCTGGTCGCGGTTCAGGGAGGAGTCGCGGAACAGGTTGTTGTACGCGGCGTACTCCTCGGAGAGTTGAATCTCGGCGGTGAACGCCAAGGCCAGCTCGCCGGCCTGTTTATCCTTCTGGGTGAGCGCCTGGTGGCCCAAAACTGGAACCCCAACCAAATTGTCCAACCCCGGCAGGGTAATGGTCGCGGGGATCTTCACAACCGTGCAGGCGTAGTTGCTGTTGGCGGGCGGATCGAATTTCAAGGCTTTCTCCGTTATCGAAGTTTGAGAAGATCGCCGATGGCGATCCAGGCGACCCATGGCCAAGCGGCGGTGGTGACCAGGGCAATGGCTAAAGACTCGAGCGCGCCCTCTTTATTGGGGTGCTCAAGAAAATAGGCGCTCCCTATGAAGACGCCTGAGATGATTCCGAAGGATAGGTATATCCAGAAAAGGGTGATCACGGCGCGCCCCCCAACAGCCTCCACTCGGTTTCGACATGGGTCTCGCAGTCCAGGTCGTAGCGATACTGAAGTGATCTGACTTGCGTTAGGGCGAGTCGCGCCTCGACCCCACCCACCGATAGGGTGATGTACGGAATGGGCTTATCAAAGCGCTGCTCGCAAACCCACTGATACAGCGGATTGCTGATCGGGATGTTCATTTGGACGAGATTGTCTTCATTCATTTGGCTTGGTCGCCTCCCGCGATAACCAATTCACCCATGCGATCGAGTCTGGCCCGCAGTGCATCGAGCGCCTCGGGAATGACGTAGCAGTAGACATCGTTCCTGGACTGCTTGAGCGCCAACGAAGCCGCCAAGCCTTCGACCCGCGCATTGAGCCCCGTCTTGGTGACCACGGCGTCTACCCGCTCGGGGAGTTGGAGGCGGCCGATCGTCCCCGGCTGCTGCTCTTCGTTGAGATCCACCCGAGGGGCCTTGGAGGCATCAGTGATCTCGAGGAGGTCATAGCCCGCGCCACTGAACGCGGTCCTTATGGCGCTCCGGATTCCATTATCACTGGAATACAGGGTTACCTTCAGCTTTTTCTTCAAGACATTCTCCTGATATCCGCCACATCCGCGGGCGGTAGGGGGTGTGTTTGGGCATCGCCGCCCACCCCTTGCCCATCTTTACGGCTTTGCGGTGGACTTTTCCAAAATTCGGGGACACTTTGATCGGCGCTAAACCCAACCGCTTCATCTTCTCTAAGTAGATGAACCCGGTGGCCCGCTCGTAGACAATCTCCCACACGAGTTTCGCGGGGAGTCTGGACATCGCGGAACCCTCGCCGGCGTTGCACTCGAAGCATTCCGGTCGGACATTATTGCGGGTCCATGTCCCACCGAGGTATGCGGGCACCGGCCAGTGGCCTATGGTGACTGTTTCCTCGGTGAGTTCTACGCCACACTCGCCGCATAGAACTCTTCCGCCTATGGCATGGGCCTGCACTATCCAATTGCGGAGATTGCTTCTGTGCTGGGAAGTTTTTCTCATGCGCCACCTTGCTAGGGCTTGCTTAGGAATAGGCACCCGCGGGCATAGTCGGAACCGTCGCAGTCAAGACCCTGGACCAGGCACCTACTGCCATCGCCATACTGATAAAACGCTTGATAGCGGAGGTGGTAATGGCCGTGAACAATCAGCGTGGGGCGCGTGGCTTCAACTACGTCCCGAACCCGTCGGCGGTGCTCCCCCGACTCCACGAGGGTCACATACGGCCAGTCGCTATCGGCATTCGGTGTGCCGATACCGATCTTGGGAATGTCCACGCCGTATGGGCAATCGTGAGACACGATGACATCCACACCCCCGGGGCGGGATGCGAACTCCACGTCCTCGTCAGACAGCAACTCCCCGGGCCACCACGATTTTCCGGGTGTGCGCGCCAGGCGGTCGACCGAGGCGGCACCGCCCAGGGCCATCCACGTCTTGCCCCACCACTCCCAGCGGAAACCGCGAGGCAGATGGACGATGCGGGGGAACGCCTTGTAGAGCGGCTGGGCCTCGCGACCCTTCAAGCGGCTATGGATGTTATTGAAGTCCTCATGATTTCCGTCAAGCCAATACAACGTGACATCATGCTTAACGAGGGCCTCGTGAAGGCGGCGCTGAAATAGCTTCAGCCCTGGTCCGTCTGTCCACAGCCCATAGTCGCCAACCTGGACAATAACGTCGCAACCGTTGCTCGCGACGTGCTCCACAATCCGAGGCGCCCACACATGATTTCCATGCAGGTCCCCAACGACAGCGATACGCTTCGGGTCGGGGATCATTACTCCCCCCGCTCCTCCAGGCCGATCGTGGTCTTGTCGAGGAGGTTGAGCACGTCATCCTTAGTGGTGCCGTAGTTGTCGTTGAGCGCCGGGATGCTGCCATTCCACACATCCGGGAAAAGCTCCTCGGCCATCTTCTCGATTTCCCTCTGGGCCTTGGCGCGGGCCTTCACGGTCTCCTCCGGGCCCTGGTGGAGGTTGTGCAGGGCTACGCGGTCCAGGGCGCCGAGGACGCACACGCCCTGGTCGGTGCGGTAGCTGTTCTGGGTCCACCCTTGGTAAATCTCGTCGCGGGCGCTTGCAACAAATTCTGACGTCTTCATATCTTGCTCCACTTCGGGTTGAGCTTCTCGCTCAGCTCTTCGCTGAGCGCTTTGTAATCGGATTTGGGCATATCGGGCAGGGGGATGTCTTGCCAGCTCGTGTCGGGGAGACTTTGGCGTGCCGACCAATATTGCTGGGCGGGATATGGGTCGTAACCCATGGGCGGCACCCAACTCTCCGGGCCGAATTTGATCTCGGGGATGTCTTCGGGCAGGTCGCACTCGACAGGCTTATAGGCCTCGTCGTAGGCGACCCAGGAAGATAGAATCCCGGCCGTCAAAGTCTCCTGCCAGGGGGCGAGGCTGAACCCCTTGCCGTACGTGAACGCCGGACCATCGGCGATGGTGCCAATGGGGTGCCAACCCTCCATGTTCAGCCCGGGTAGAAGAAGGACGCCCTCTTGCTTCACGCCGTTTGCATAGATATCCCCCCACGTCCGGGGCGCCCGCTTCGGCCCCTCCGCGTAGGACCCTATGCAGACAATAGGGGAATCATCTTCATCGGCCGAATACTCCAGATCGAAGGAGTGGTTGTCGTACATTTTCGCCACTCGCTCGGTTAGCGGGGCCTCATGCACGTCCCTATTGCAATGCCAGCATGACTCCATCAGAACATTCCGTTCATTGGTGGTTCATAATCTTGGCGTACCGCCTATCGGCGTAGGCGCGCTTCGCCTCCGCCGGGGTCTCGACACCCTTCTTCTTTTGGGCGTACGCCCAGGCATTGGCCAACCTGCACGCCTTGCAGGCGCGCGACTGGAGGGTCGAGTTGATGTGCAGGTTATTGCCATCTAGCGCATGGCCATGGGGGCAGTGGGTTTTTGTCACTCCACGATGCCGACCATGGCGGATCGTGTCCTGCACGTTATCGCTGGCGTCGCCCCAGTAAATATTCTCGGGGAGATTGTTGTACATATCGCCATCCCGATGCAATGCGTGATTCTTTCCCTCTGGCGGTAGTCCATGGAACGCGAGTGCAACAAGAACGGCGACACCCTTCATCTCGCGAACGCCATCGCGAGAAAGCGCAACGCGATAACGCTCACCGCTATACGCCCCCACGGTCAACACTCGACCCCGCCACAGGCGGGTCATCATCCCCTTGCCGCTAGGGTGCATCTGAGTGACCTCGCGGTCTAGCGACCGTATTCGACCCTTGCTGGACGCCTGGTAAAGGCCCTCGTAGCCCGGGATATCGCGCCAAATTTCTGCGTTAGAATCCATTAGAACATTCCATTTACGTGCTTAATCTCCCAGAATTGCCGGGAGCCGTTGCCGGTGTTTATGAGCCACCCTTGGCGCATAAGCTCCGCGCGGGCCCTGGCGAGGCTGGACTGTGTCATGCCCTGCTCTAGGGCGACGGTGCGCAACTCCGAGTTACTCACCCCATTGGGGAACATCTGAGACATGATTCGCCTCAGCTTGTCGAGCGCCTCGGCATCTTCCTCGACGTCGGGGCCGGTGAACGAGTGAATGACGCAAGAATCGGTGCCGTCGATCGGCTGAAGCCGAAGGGTGTGCCGATCCCCCTCGGGGGCGTCCTTCTGCTTCTTGCAGGTCAATGTGATGCCATTGCCCCGCTCCACGAAGTAGACGGTGTCGACGCCGCCCTCATAAGCGGACGATCCTCTTAGAGTTTTCTCATCCTTGCCTGTGTGGTGGATGCCCAGGACGCACCCGCGGTGATCGGGCGTCGCGTCCATGAGGCGGGTCATTGAATCGATAACGATGCCGACATCTCTTGCGGAGTTCTCCTCAGCGCCGACTGTGCATCGCGCGATCGTGTCCAAAACGATGAACTCGAAACCGTAGTCCTTGATGTCCTCCACGAGCGCCCCAACGTCCTGGGACATTAGATTCACTGGAACCGGCAGAAAGGTAATTGAACCTTCCTCCAGCGTTTGTCGCCAGGCCGTTTCCCACGCGTTAATGCGGCTAGAGAAGCCGGCAACACCCTCCGCCACCACGTATAGAACTTTGACCTTCTCGGTCTCGCGGCCCTGCCAGTTGCGCCCCGTGGCCAGCGAGCACGCCCAGTCCAGCGCGATGAAGGACTTGGACGTGCCCCACCGTCCATAGAGGAGCGCAGTAGACCCCCGGTTAAACACCCCCTCGATCAAGGGCTCGGGTTTGGGCATGTTCTGGATGTCGTTGACGCTCAGAAATCTGCTGCGAAATTGCGAATCAACGCCACGGAGGGTTTCCGGATCGGGCATAACTACCACCGGGGCCTCGACCAACGCCGACACCGGGGAAGGTTTATCGGGGCGCTCAGGGATCATCCGCGGTCCATCCCTGTCGGCCTTGCTGAAGGCCGATTCGATGGTGGCCTCGACCGAGTTGAGCCCGTCGTCGTCGACGAGGCCGTTGGAGTAGCAGGCGTCGATCAGCAGCTTCCGGAGATCTTCCCTGTCAATAGGGAGGCGTCCGAGTTTCAGCGCAGCATTATTGAGGGCGGAATTGCGTCCGCCCTCCCCTATGAGGGAAAGGTCTCTCAACTCATCTTCAACAGCCTTTTTGGTGTAGGCGTCATTGGGTAGGGTTACAGGCCCGGACGGGCGCGGAGAGGGTTCTTTCTTCGGCTCGATCCGGGAAAGGAATCCGTCTATTTTGAAACCCTCCTGAGTCGAGCAAAGCTAATAGCGGTAATAGATCCACCAGGGTCCGCAGGTTGGACCGCTGAGCAGCGGGTCCATGTAGGCCCGCCGCCGGGAGACCCGACGCAACCACACCCAACCCGCATCCCGGGTGTTCACAGGGCGCCACGCAAAGAACGGCACCAGAGGCCCGTACCGGAAGAGGTTCACGATTTCCCCGTGATCTCGCGGTAGTAGTCCATCTGGGCTTCGTAGCGCAAAAGGGCCCTGTTGTAAGCGATGCGCTTTATCCGGTTGCGCATATCAGCTTGATTCCGGAGGCAATCCACATCGTCAGGGACGTCCTGATCGCACCATGAGCAATCGGAACATTCTTCGCAGGCGTTGCAGACGAATCCGCCGTGGTAACCCTCTTCCCATTCGCCACCCCAGTCGTGGGCTTGGTCGGGGAATGAGTCGACATCCTCGTATTCGGGTTCGATGGGTGGCCGCGGCGGCGGGATGGTATTCACGCCTTGCTCCAGAATTCGGGCATATCCCCCGCCAGGGACCAGCAGGGGTAATCGCGGCCGGACCGCTTGAACAACTTCTCGCCGAAATCGTCCGAGTCGGGGATTTCATTCACCGCTGTGGCGGGGTGGAGGCATGACCGGTCGGAGTGTGGGCCGGTGCGGTGCTTGTCAAAAGCGGACAGCCCGGTGAAGGTTTCATGGCACCCGCCACAGTGGGCGGTGTTCATCCCGCCCCAGCGCTTGTCGCAGCGCGCGCATCCAAATGTCATTCCTGCTCCATTTGATCCACGAGAAGCAACTCCGCCACGGCGAGGAGTTTGCGGATCTGCTCGGCAGATTCCTCGGCCGCCATCTGAATTCGATCCTCTTCGGTCATCTCGTCACTCCACGGGTCGTTCCAGTCCTCCGTGCGATGGCATCGCTTCCCTGCGATAGCCACCGCTGAGAGAATGCGGTCGATCACCGCCAGCCCCGTTGCCTCGAAGCCGTAGTAGTAGGCTTGCATCCGGGCGTCGGGGTCGAGGGGTTGGGCGAGTTCGCGCAGGACTTCTTCTGCGGATTCCATCACTTCAGCTCCGGTTCGTATTTGTCGCCGCAGGTGCGGCACACCTTGCGCGCCTTGGCTATCTCGACCTGTCCGTCGATCTCCTGCTTGCGCGCGAGGCGCTTCTGCTCCAGACGCTCCGGCTTCAACTCGTGGGCGCGATACCGGACTATGGCGGCACCGATGATCACCGACAATGCAACAATGCCGATAATCAGAGTCTCCCACCAAGAGATGACCGGTGGGGGCCCCGGCGGCACAGCCACGCAATTATCGGTCTGCACCACGATGTGCTGGCCGGTGTCGTTGCTGTTGATTTCCCCGCAGTCGGGAAATTCGATCTGGATTGTTCCGGCCATCAGAGTGTCGCTACCGTCATCGGGAAGGCGTGTGGGTCCTCGGGTGCCGCACCCAAACTGAAGCGCTCGCCATCGCGGTCAACAAACTTCGCGTAGACATGCTGCAGACCGCCCCACTCGGCATCATCGAAATCGCCAGACGGAATCATGTGACGTAGGTAGCGATTAACCTCGGCGTACATTTCCTGCTCTGACACGTGGCCGAAGGCGTAATAGCGGTCGCCATCCTCATCCTCCATAACGAAGAAGCGCTGATCGAGGTCGATGGTGTCGAAGTCGCCCGGCTCCGCCACTGGCCAATTAATCATTTCGCTAATGACCGTTTTCATTTTCAATCCCCTATCGGGCGGTAATACATCACGTAGTAGATGACGTCGTTTTCTTCGTCGTAGTCGAGGATCTCGCTACCGACGAATACGCCAAGGGAGTCTTCGATATCTTCGACGGTCACCGATCCCTCTTGTCGTAATACTTCTCAATGGCGGCGTTGTGCTTGTCGTGAATCCACTCGCCCATAAAGGTCTCGTGCCACAGCCCGTTATCCGGATCGCACCACCCGAAGGTGAGCGGGAACGCGGCCGAGAGCACCTCCTCGACAAAGCACCAAGGCGAGAAGGGCTTACACGCGCTGAGGGTCCAGAGCGGGAATGGGAGGCCCAGCCACCATTGCCTGAAACGGGTGGTCATTTCGTCTTCCTCAAGATCTCGGGCGAGGGCTTTATGATCCAGGCGTACTGCTTATCCCCCACGCGAGAGGGTGGAACGCACACGTACCCTCCGGCCCCCCGGTAGTCGATACCGGGGCGGACGCCGGCGCGGTTCCCGTCACCCGTAGGGAGGACGTACCAGTGCTCCCCGCTGTCCTCGCGGACAGTGGAAACCTTCCCGTGAATTGGCGGGAAAACGTCATCGCCCAACTCCAGCAAGGACTGGTAGCCCTTGGCCCCGTCGATGTCAATCACGTCGAAGGCGTGTCCGGTGGGGATGCCGATGTTGTATTCCGCCTCGCCCCACCACTTGCGAATCTGCGCCGGATCGGTGGTGGCGTCGTAGAGGCCGTGGCCAAACTTCCCGCACTCCCCCTTGCACACACCCCGGAGCGGATCTCCCTTGGGGTGTGCGGTGGGGATGGCGGGGAGCTTGTCGCCCACCGCCAGGGGGAAGACGGGCCAACCCTGGCTCGCGTACCACAACGCCGAGGGGCCAAGTTTGGCCGGTTTCGGCTTGTTGATGGTCGCCTCGAGTTTGTCGGCCGCGGCCTCGTCTCCCCGCTGAACGGCTTCCACGAACTCCTGGAGCTTGACCTCTTCCTCGGTCTTTTTGCAGCCGGGGTGTGTCTCCTGGCCGACGTACAAAACCCTCATTCCGGTGCCGCAATCAGCGCAGCGAGAAAAGGCGAGCAAGAGAACTCCTTAAGTGGGTCAGAAAGGCGGCTCGGAATCGTCCCAGGGGCTCGACGGCTCTTCGGGCTGCGAATAGCCGCCCGACGGTGCCGCGGACTCCTCCGGCTGACCCGAGCCATCCAGGTACGCCTGGAGAGTCTCGTCGAGGGCAATCGCCGAGCTCAGGTCGCTCGGGGTCCAGGAGCCGAACTCCGGGATGAAGTATTCGGTGCGCCCCTTGGTACGCGGGCCGCTGAACTTCAGGATGGCGACGCCGGGATCGTTGTCGAGGTTCTTGCCCTTGCGGAAGTCGAAGAAGGACGACAGCGCCGCACCCGACAACAGGATGTTGCCGATGGCCAGGTCGTCCCCGTCCTTGTAGGCGATGTAGAGCGACGTGGCGAACTTCCCGCCGAGCGCCTTGGCTCGATCTTTGATGTCGTCGTAGAGGCCCTCGACAAGCACCCCGTCCCTGGAGCGCACGGTGAACGGCTCCTTGCGGGTGTCGCGAACCTCATTGCTGAAGATCCCGGACTTCGAGCTCTCGTGATAACCCGAGATGGCACTCAGCGAATCGAGCACCACGAAGTGGAAGGGCAGGTCGATCGTCTTCTCGGCTTCGGCGGCTTTATCCCAGTAGGAAAGCTCGCCGGTACCACCCTTGACGCGAACCCATCGGCGGACAGGAGAATTGCTGGTGCGAGGCTTGCTAAGGCTCATTTATCCTTCTCAGAGTAGAATTTCTACGCCGACAGCGTTTCCATCGGCGTCGTAGTCGACATTGATTGCGCCGTCATCCAATGAGACGGTCTTGGCAACCGGATTCGGCGTCAGGGTTACGTAGATGGCGCCGAGCTCGCCATCCTCTGCGTGGTGGGGGTAACTCATCGGCCGGTGATTCGCCAGTACAGGTACCAGAGATATGCCGTAACCCGGCGATACAGTTTCTTCATCGCTTTCCCGCTCTCTTTACGGCTTCGCCCCAGGTATCCCCGCAGTCTTGGCGGGACTGGACAACCTGCACCCAGCCGATTTGCCTACGGGTGGGCGTTTGAACATAGAGCTCGTTCCAGTCGAAGGTGTCCGCCAGGTGGCCGACCGAGAACGTGGGAACACCTTTCCGGTTGACGAGGCGGGTGCCGTCGGCGCCGATGCCGATATCGGCCAGAACGTGCCCGATGATGCATTCGGGTTGACCGGAGATGAAGTACGCGCCGATGGACTTCCGCCAAGGTTGTTCTTTGGCGAGTTCAACGATCCGGTCTTGGATGTATTTGAAGGGGATTTGGGCCACATCCGTCACGAGGCCCTCCTTACTTAAGGGATTGAAGGCAGAGGACGGAATACTCGTCCCGGGTCAGTCGGATGTTGCAAGAAGCGCATTCGATTGATTCACTCCCCGCATAACACCCAAGGGTTCTTTGCTCGCATTCCGGACAGTTGGCAAAGCGCCGGCTCCACACCCGGGAGATGCCGATGATGCCGTCGGACTGGCGCCACGCTTTCCCGATGCGCAACGATCGGGAGACGCCGTTCTCATGTCTCACCAAATCCGCCACGGGCAGTGAGCCGACATCCTCGAGGACCTCTTCGACCTCGTTGATGACGTCCAATGCGTGGACATTCAGCGGCGGTGAGGGCTCCGACGAGGACGAGACTTTGGCCTCGCCGGATTGCCCCCACAGTCCGCCCTTGAACATCTCCAGGACTTTCCTGATGACCCGGAGTTCGTCATACTGCTCTTGCAGTCGTGCGATACATCCGTGGCACAGGGTGTCCATGCGGGTGGTGAGCGCCGCCCCGTCAGGGGTGAGGGCTACACAGTATTCTCCGGAATGGCAGCGGTGATCGCTGTCGTCCAATTACTCCTCCTGCATAGTTCCGAGGACCGCCCAGCCCTCGGCCGCGAGGCGTTCGGAGTCAATCTCGCCGTCGGCGTTGAATGGGGTCCAGCCCCCCGCGGGGGCGTTGGGGTCGGGGAGGATCGCATACTTACCGGGGGCTAATTCCCGAATGTTGGCGCCCGGCCCCACCTCGAATACGCCTTCGATCATTTGCCCTCGGGGATCTCGAAGTAGATGCTCATAGGTTTCCCTTATTCGTAGTTGGCGATGGCTTTGTCGAAAAGCTGAAGCACCATCTCGTGGGTGGTGTCGGGGTGGTCGTTGAATTCGGCAACCGACTTCCGTCCCTTCCACCCGAGATCTGGCAAGTGGTCCTGGAGCCTCGTCCTGGTCTCCCAGACAACATAGGGGAAAAGGCCATTGCGCATAACCGCTTCCCCTAGCGCGCCCAGTGCGCAGTAGTTCCCCTGATCGTCTGTGTAGTCGCCTTTTATCCACCCTTTGGCGACGATGTCCCGGGCTTCTTTTAATATCTCCGCGCTCATAGGTTTCCCTTTGCTTTCTGGCGGTTGATCCAGTCGTAGAGAGTGGATTCATTCAGGCCGAACCGCTTGGCGATTTCCTTCTTGGTGAGGCCCTCGTCGCGGAGCCTCTTGTACTCCTCGAGTCGCCCCTTGGTGAGGAGGGTGGGATCGATGCGGGGCCGAGCTCGCGGGTCATCGATCTCGTTTTCTTCCCAGGAGAACGGGGTCGGATATCCATGCTCCTGTGCCCACCTCTTCGAGCGAATGGAGCCGCCGGTCTCGAACTGCATCCAGCCGAAGACGTCGCTGATCGCCCGGGCGGTAGAAGACCGAATCGAATCGTTCCTGAACACGCGCCATAGCTGGTTTTGATGGATACCCGCCGCCTTGGAGATGTCCCGATGGGAATGCCCCAGGGCCATGAGCGCCCCGATGCGCCGGCGCGCCCCGATCGGATTCACCGGGCACATCCCCTCGTCCACGAACTTCTCTGGAACGGGAATGCCCAAGATTCGCTGCACGGTCTTGGCTTGCATGCGGGTGGACTTCCCCAGGCGCACCAGCTGGGTGCCGCGGCGCGACATCCCCAGCACCTCGGAGATGGCGTCCCAGCTCATTCCGCGCTCATGGAGAAGGTTCAGGTGCTCGATTGCGGGGGCCGGGTCGACATACCCCGTGGGGCCCATCGCCTTGCGGTGCTTGTCGCAAAAGGCTTTGCCGCCACTTGACCGAGTCAGATTCGAGCAGCCGGACCGCCGACACTTACCCCTTGTCACCCGCGCCGGCCATAGATCTTGTTCCGTTCATTGGCGCTGAGGCCGCCCCACACCCCCAGGCGCACCGGCTCATGTTCCTCGAACCTCAACGCCTCCTCGAGGCACTTCTCTCGGCGGTTGCATTGGGACCAGCAGATCCTCTTAGCCTCCGCGGCGCCCTTCCCGCCGTTCTCGTTTTCATCGCAGAAGATGTCCGATTTCCCGAAGCAGGGGGTTTTGGTCATGAATTACTCCTCGATATGGTCAGGGACAACCCTGATGCCGATGGCGCGAACCGCCGGCGGGGAATTCAGGTAGTCGATGGCGCGCTCGAAGAACGCGATATCGTCGCGAGCATGGCCAAGCACGCCGAGGTTGCAGGGGCCGCAGCAAATGCCCCTCACCACGCCGGTTTTGTGGTCATGTTCAACTGCCAATGCCTTCGTGGCCCCATTAGCTCTCTGGCATAGAGCGCAACGCCCACCCTGCTCTTCTAGAATTGCAGCGTATTCATCAGGGGTTATCCCGTAGATGCTATCCCAGCGCCGCGCCCTAGCCTTAGCCTTACGCTCACGCTTCTTCGCCTTGTCGTGACTCCAGCAGCGCGGCCCGGGATAGTCGGCGGGACGATTAGTGGTTATCCCCTCCGTTACGCAATCGATGCACGGCTTACGCTTATGGCCTTTGTCTTGGTTTCGGTATCCGGGGGTGCCTTTTGCAGCGTCGCTCAATGGGCTATTTCCCTAATGCCTCTTTAAGGGCTTCGTACAGTTCCTCGGCGGGCAACCAGAAGAACGCATCCTGATCGAATCTGCGGGTGACTTCGAACTCGAGTTCACCCTCGAAGTCTGGGCCATAGACCTCGATCAGAGTTCCGCCGCCCTGCCCGTGTGTGTAGATAAGCTTTGACATATCAGTCCCAGAGCCGGGTGAACCATTTGCCGAGAAGCCACATCGCCTCCGCGTGCAGCCACCGACCCTCGTCGCCCGAGGAAAAGTCATAGTCCACCATGTAGCGATTCAGGGTCCTAAGCTCTTCCTCTTCCCGCGATGAGTAGGCGGTGGTACCCTCGTCGAGGAGGTGTTCGCATGCAGACGCAATCGTGTCGGCAAGAATGGTGTCGGCATTCCACCACCACTTGAAGGGTAATCCGCCGGCGATTCTTTCCGCGGCGTACCGGTCGAGGTATGTATCAATTTCCATTAGAAATCCGCCTCCGGATCGCCAACCCGATAAAGCGGGAGGCCTAACTTATGCCACAACCGAACCACCTGAAGCCTGTCATCGAATACCGCGAGAACGTTGTACCGATCGCGGATGTTTTCGTTGTAGAGCCGCAGCTTCACGTGGGCATCAGGGAGTTTGCCGAGCGCGCCGCGGTCCCTGCTCGCGTCGCGCATGAGCAGCTTGTCGAGCGGGAAGGAGTGGTCACTCAACCATTTGTCAGTGGGGCCGAAGCAGTTATCGTCCCGCCCCGAGAGGGCGATGAACTTCAGGCTCGGCGACGATGCCCGCAGCGACTGGAGGAGGTGGCGCAGCGCCTCGTTGGGGGCGTCCTCGTCCACGCGCGTGTAATCGTAGGGCGACCTGCCCTGATGGATGGCCGCGGTGCCGTCCAGGTCGTAGATGACGGCCCATTCTTTGTCGTGGCTCCACGGCGGAGCCGGAACAATCTCTAACGGGGGCTCCGCGGTCACCGCCGGCCACTTCTCCGCTGGGAAGCGCTTGGCCTGCTGCTCCACCACCTTGGGGTCCAGATACCGGGCGAGGGGCGTGCCCATCTCGTTTTCCCAGCGCTGGTAGACGCGGCGCTTGCACTCGTCCACGTCGGCGTGGACGTCGACTACCTCAAACTCAACACCCAGACGCGTCGCAAGACGCGCCCACTTACGGAGATAAGCAGGATTGAGGTGGGTCGCATCGACGATGACCGAGATCTCGGACTTGAGGAAAGCGACAACTTGTGCTTCCTCGGCAGTCGTAACGCGATCCTCATCTTCTTTATCTCCCGTCCACCATTCGCCGAGGAGTTGCATGCGGAGCATGTCTCGGTTGACGACGACGGCGTCGTTCTGGTTGGCGATTTCCCAGGCCCGGCGGCTCTTCCCGCTTCCGCTAAAGCCCCTCATTGCCCACAGCTTCGTGGCCATATCAGTTCCTATTCGTGGGGCGCCGGGGGCGCGTCCAGCCATTCAGCGAGTTGCTCATCGCGCCGCCGCTGACGCCACATGTCCACGGTGTTGATTCGGATCTCCGGCCCCCGGGCCTCCCGAATGATCGGAATGGGCTTGCGCCACCGCTTGGGGGTGAGCGCGCGCAGGATCTTCTGCCGCCTCGTCAACTCCGCGTAGACGGCAGGGGTTGACGAGGTGTATTCAACGCTGTCGACAACTGCCGACCACTCGTCATTGCCGCGCTTGTAGATGATTTGAGATCCGGACTGAAGATTCATTGAGACTTCACCCATTCAATAAGCTCCTGGACCTCGGCGCGACCCTCGTTGTTGAGGTGCGCGGCGAGGAATTTCACCATCTCGCGCCCGTCGACATTGCTGACACCATCGGACCCCGTGCAGCCGTACTGTGCACCAGCCGTGTGGAGGCCCGTCACCGTGTCATAGGTGTAGGCGATGTGGTTGTACGAATATCCGCAGGTTTCGCAGTCGGAGTCGCCCCCGAGGTCAATGGTCGCCTCAAGTCTCACCGGGCCTGCTCGAATTCAGTGAGCTTGTCGATGGCGCGCAGCTTATCGTCTAAGCAATTCGCGTCGAAGTGCTCATCCTGAATGACCTTGCGGGCCTCAGCGAAGGTCAGGGGGCGGCCGAAGTCGTCCAGCGCCCGGTGATACTCCCACGGGGAGGAGCAGGAGCAACCCCCGTCGGTGGAGACGCGATAGGACTGGGTTTCTTCATGCCACCAAGCGCCGAGGCAACGCCAGTCGTAGTACTCCCGATAGGTGGACGCCTCGACGACCTCGGTAAGGCCGAAGTTCTCATAGTTGCCGTACATGGAATTTCTCCTTAAAGGGGGGTGTAGACCTCGGTCGCGCGAGTGCTCCACCCACAGCTGCATCGCACGGGTCGGCCGTCATTGAGCGCCGCCTGCAGCCAAATCGAGTAGCAACTGAAACACTTCATGGCGCTCCTGTTCCCATGGCAGGCGAGCGCATGTCTGGAGACAAGCATTGCCGTCGCCTGATTCGGGCAGTCGCGGACCGTTGGCCAGCGGGTGCCCCCACATGGGATCTCGTCGGAGAGCATTTCTTCCAACTCGGTGACCGAGACCGTTTCCGCACTCACCAGACCTTCTCCAATGCTTCGATGCAATCCGCGGGGAATGTCACCCGCCCGCGGGGATAGTCGTTTCTCGACGGTGGGAAGACGGCGATGTCGAACTCGTACATTCCGGTGGCCTCCACCGATTCGGTGACGAATTCGATCGCCTCATCCAGGTCGGTGAACATAATGTAGGCGGGGCTATCCCCGTGCCCCTGGCAGGAGAATTCGGTCAGAACCCCGCGAACCCAAAGTTTCTGAATGAGGCCGGCGATACCCTCGTCGACTTCGATCTCGCCTGACCAGTGCGCGAGGGTGGTTTGCTTGTGCATCAGATCCTCACGTAAAGGTCTTCCAAGGGGATTACAAGTCCGCAGAGGCAGGTGATCGCGGTAACCTTCTTGTCTCGGTGGCCGCGCAGCCAGATCGAATAGCAGAAATCGCACTTATAGAAAACCGGCTGATCGCCCTCGCACTCGATGGAGTGGGAGTTCACCAGGGTGGCAGCGGCCTGCTCCGGGCACTCCCGGGCGAAGGGGAAGCGATTCCCCCCACAGGGGATCTCCCACGAGAACATCTCTTCCATCTCGGTTACGGAGATGGTCGCTGGAGCGGTCATTGCTTCTCCTATGGTTTATCGATGGAGCCGTCGATTCCGAGGAGTTTCCATTCGCCGCGGTAGTGGATGGGCGCCTCGGCGGGGTTCTTGCCCTGGCGCACCAGCCAGCCGCCCTCGAAAGCTTTCTCACGGTTGGACTCGGCCCAGCGGTGGCATCCGCCACAAAGCAGGATTCCGTTGGCCGGGGAGTTCGTCAGGGGATCTTTCGAGCCCCCCATGCCTCGGGGTCGTCGGTGGTGTATCTCCGCTCCGGGGGCCATGCAGCGTGCGCACAGGCCGCCTTCGCGATCGATGATGAGTTTTCGGATGGCCGGAAGAAAGCCGGTCATACGTACTCAATGAGATGCTTACCGATGTACTCGCTATAAGCGGGCGGGATCGCCTCCGCGATCTCCTTGCGCACATTGGTCCAGTCGATGCCCATGGCCCGCTGCCACTGCTCGACCGTGCCCTTGCCGCCGCCTTCGCCGTACACCGCGAAATACGGGCCGTCATACCACTTCCCGTGCCGACAGCCGGCGACTCGGCCGCGGTGCTTGATGTGCTGGATCTTGGGCACCTGGACGTTGAGTTCAAAGTGTCGGTGGCGGATCACCCCGAGTCCGAACATCTCCCCACAGAGGATCAGGTCCGGCCGAATCTCCGAGCCCTGGACGTTCTCGATGACCGTCGGGCCGCTGAACTCCGCCAGCAGCTCTCGGGTTTGTGGGATGAAGTTCGGGTACTTACCCGCCATCGCCTTGTTTGTCCCCTTGGTGAGGGCCGTTTGAGACTGACAGGGCGGCGAGGAATGGATTGCATCGAACTCGTGCATGTGCGCCGCGGCGTATTCCAGCGCATCAGCTTGGTGAAATTCGAATGGATAATTGGGCTGGGGGGCGATATCCACACCCACCACGTCGAATCCGGCGCGGTGATAACCCATGCCCGCTCCACCTGCTCCACTGAATAGGTCAAGGAGTCGAGGTCGGGTCATGACAACCCTTTCGTTTATCTTGCGTTGAGGTAGGCCGTTTGAACCGACCTGTTCGGCTCGCGAGGCAGGCATCGCAGAATTTCCGCCGCCAACCCGATTCCTTCGGCCCCCCGCAACCTTGGCAGGGCTTCCGCTTGGTCGCTCGATACTCTTCGGTGTATCGACGCTTCTTGGTGAACGAGTAGTGGCATGCGCGGCAGCGCCGCCTAACTCCGTCCCGTGACATCATGACGTTATGGCCGGATAGCTCGTGACCGTTATCGCAATGGGTGCGCAATTCTCCACGCAAGCCGCGGCGGGTGTTCTCGGCGGGTGTCACGGGCTCCAGGTGGTCAGGATTGACGCAAGCGGGAACTCTACACAGATGATCAAGGTGAAGCCCCTTTTCGACCGGCCCGTGCTTCAGCTCGTACGCGACACGGTGAGCCAGCGTGGACCCGCTGGGCACAACCTTGCTGGAGCACGCCCCGTACCCGCCGCGTAATCCAGCGGTCCACAGCCAGCACCCGCCATGCCCGTTTTTGTCGACTTGCGACCAAAATTGTTCGAGTGGCGGCAACCGCTTGAGCCCGCGCGGGTCGCCAGTCCTTTTGAATCGCGCGTAATGCATGCCGCAATACCCCCTGGCGAGAACTGGCTTCTCACACTCAGGCAATTTGCACTCATTCACAGGAAGCCCTATCGGCCAGAGTTTTGATATGCCGTTCGCACGCTGTTTGCGATTGACTGCCAAGCGGACAAAGCCTTTTTGATGGCGTCCAGCCGATGCTCGGCGTATTTCAAGGCCTCTTCGGCAATATCCTTGGCCTCGCGCTGCTCCATCACTGCGAGCTGGGCGTGTTGACCGCGGTCGTTGTACGGCACGTCCTTATCGACGTTGATCTTCGCCATGGCGTAGGCCGCGTCGTACTCGCGCTCGGCCCGCTTGTACTCCCCGAAGAGGGTGCGCCAGCCTTCGAGTGCCGTATCGAGTGCCCCGACCAACTCCTGAATGCGACGTTCCACCGTTACGGGCAGGAGGTCGTCGGCGGCGGTCGGCGGGCTGAGGTCCACCTTTTCGGCTGGCTTCTCGGGTTCTCTACGCGGTGTCGAGGGTCGAGAAAGGCTCACAGTTCGATAAACCTAAATTCATCCGGCCCGATTACTCGGGGCTGCTTACAGCGGCTGCAGGGCCCGACCTGTCCCTCGATGCCTTCGACGTAGCGCAAGGTGAGGCGGCGGTGCCATTCACACACCGGGCCATACCCTGGGCAGCCGAAAGCGGAGTGGTCTCCCCAGCTCATCCAATCGGCGTCGTGGTCGCAGCCCTCGATCCCGCAAGGGACGGTGAACTCGAATTCCGAGAGGCTGAACTCGACCGGGGAGAAGATGGGCGCCGTCATGAGATGCCCACCGCTTCACCCCAGGTGCGGCCGGCGTCTTGCCGCTCCTGGACCATCTGAACCCAGTCAACCTCTTCCTCGTCCATTTCCAGGCCGAGTTCGGCCCAGAGGTGGTCGAACACTTCGACATTGAGCCGATTGGTTTCAAACTCCGCATCGATCAGGCCGAGTCGCCACAACCCATGACCGACGAGGCAAGATGGACTACCCCCGCGAACATATTCACAGCTGGGATTATCGTCCCTGTAAACGTAGTCGGGATTGCCCGCGGCGACCATGCGAATCTCATTGATGAGTTTCTGCCCGAGTTCGCTCATTAGTTCTCCTTGATGGACTTAAGTTCCCCGGAAATGTCGATCATTTCCCGCTCATAAGTAGTCCAGTCCTCGCCATCCCAGTGATGGATGCGGAGGCCCTTGACGTTGCGGCCGTATTTCTTGAGGATCGCGGCGTAGTAGCTAAGCTGTATAACGTAGCCGCCGAGCGCATTAGGCTCGACAAGGTCCTTAAACGGAGCTAGGTACGTCTCTTTTTTATCCGTTACCGACGCGTTACTTTTGTAGTCCTCTACCCACAGGCCATCGTCGTCGACGACCAGCCGGTCGATCAATCCACAAGAGAGTGTGTCGGGGTCGGCCACGAATTCCTCGTAGTAGGCCTTCTCCGCGATGCGCTCCTCGGTGAAGAACTTCTGGACGATCGGCCGCAGCACCGGGTTCTTCGTCAGGCAGGACTCGTCAGTACCGTCCTTGAGGATCTTGGACAGCTCCAGGTATCGGCCATAGAGTTCCAACGCCGCGTGGAGGGATGTCCCGAACGTGGTGGAGGCTTCCGAGTTGAGCTTCCACATCGCCAGGATGTCTTCCTGGGGAACGCCGTGCTTGGCCGCCATCTTCCCGGAGATAATGTCCGCCTCGAAGGGGCTTTTGTACTCGGCAGCGAAGCTGGAGCCGCCGCGGTACTTGCGACCCTGCTTGTCGTGATAAGTGTGGGCGACCGGGTCAAAAATGACCTCAGCCCCGGACACTCGGCACTTTTTGATGACGCCCGTGGGTTTGGCCGGCACCTGCTGGGGCTGGCCCCTGTCGATATCCAGAGGTTTTGTTCCGACGCGGTTCCAGATGTCTTGCAATTTCTGCAGACCGAGTTCAACCGCATCCTCGTGCGTATCGGCCGTTATCTCGAAAGTCGGGACGACGTTGCCGTACTGTTGACATGGGATCGTTCCCGAGAAAGTGATCTTCGCGGTAATGAAGAATCCTTGGGGTTTGCGCAATCCTGCGGCTTAAGAAGGAAGTTTGCGGCTATTAATCCCCGTCGGGAAAGGTTGCCACCCTAGACCGTGAGTTACGGAATCAGGCCCATCACTTTTTCTTACGCGCGTACTACAGCGCGGCGGCCACCGGGAGAACCCAGTGCCTAGCCTGCGGCCTCGGCGCGGTCTACTACGACCATCCGAGGAACAGGGCGGTCGATCACCGTAACTCTACATCCGGCAGGATGGAAGCCGGCTTGAAATTTACCTGGTAGAAGTCGGTGCTGACATTCGCGCCGTTGATCTGCTCCACGAAATACGACACGTTGTCCGACAGGCCCAGGAAATGCTTCTTGTAGCCGTCATTGACCTTGCAGGTCACGTCAAGTTTCTTTGAGCCCGTATCGGCATTGATCGAGCAGAAGCCCTGGATCTCCAGCAGGTACTTGTCGGTGATGCCGTTGAAGAACACGATCCGGCGAGGGACCTGGAAGTTGTCGGCCGCCTTGGAAAGGTTCTCCGAGGCGACATCGGCATCAGAGGAGCAAGCGGACAGGCCGATGATGGCGGCAGCGGCCACCGCCGCGGTAATGAGTTTCTTCATTCACTTTCGCTTTCTGGAAGTTCGGGGCGTCGAGGCCGGTCATTGCTCAGCCACCAGCTCCTCGATCTGGGATTCAAGGAGTTCGGAGTAGCCCTCGCTCGCATTCAGGGCGAGTTGACCCATGCCCATTGTGAGCATCAGGAGGCCGATCAGGAAGTGATCGAAGTCCAGCGTGAACCCGTACTGAACGAACCAGGTCGCGGCGAGCGCCCAGTCGACCACGACCCACCAGCTCCAGTATTCGCGCAGTGCGCTGAAGAAGTATTTGATGGTTTGCATTTAGTCATCTCCTCCGGAGAGCCAGTGAAGGGTGTCGCCCGGCTCCATGGTGTTACCCAGCCACGACCACAGTTGAGTGATGTACGGGGAGGTGAACACCTCGGTTTTGTCCCCGTAGTGGACCTCGTAGCGCACATCTTTGCGGTCGTACGAGAGGATGTAGTCGGTCATTCGTCGACCGGGAGGACGACGAAATCGAATCCGTAACCGTAGTAGAACGGATTACCCGGACTCCAGGAGACATCCAACTCCAGCACGTCCCCAAGGTCGGCGTAGATGTGCCATCGCTCGTATCCGCCCGTGGTGCCGACGCCGGTAATGACGTGATCCACCAACTCGGGGTGGAGGAGGAAGTTCTCCAGCGTCGTGTACGCGCAGCAGTCGCCGCTATCGACTAGGGCGACCCGGCTGCCGTCGTCGAGCGTGATGACGAAGCATTCCGATTCGCCGTACCAGCGCCCGGTCTGGACTTTCTCCTTCTGTGCCGAGACGATGCGGCGTCCGACGACATGCCCGGCGAGTTCGGCCACATTATTCGGCATGGTGCCGTCATCTTCAGGCAGAGGGCAGTATCTGGACTCGCCCTTCGGATGGTCGGGATTTTCGCAACCCCAGGCGCAGTCGCACGTCTCTTCAACGGGGTATCGGTCAGTCACTCTTCCGTCGCTTTCAGGACATTGGGGAACATTGAGAAGAAGCCGACGCGATAGCCGCCGCTCTCGATCGTGTAGGTCTTTCCGACCTCGAGGGAGGCCCAGATGTCCCACGAGTTGAATCCGCCGGCGATGTTATCCTCGACGTCGAACGATCCGCACGTGGTGGACAAGCGTTTGGTTTTGGTGATGCCGCCGCCACCGTCGCCGTCGAGGATGATGTCCTTGGCTTTGACGGTGCAGCCGGTGTGCGTCTCATGGTTCATCGTGGAGCACGCGCCTAAAGCCAGCAGGCCGACGACGGCGGCCGAACCGATGATCTTCGGGGATATCATTTCGGCATACCTGCATTGATTCGGGCGAGTGCGTCGTCAACCTCTTGCGTGACGATATCGCGCGGAGTGTCGAGTCCCGCTAGGGCGCGCCATCGCGCGATGGCCCAACGGGTGAACTCGACTCGGGCGTCGGCGGCGTCGGCGGCGGCGACACCGGCGGCGTAGGCGGCGTTGGCGGCGGCGACACCGGCGGCGTAGGCGGCGTTGGCGGCGGCGTAGGCGGCGTTGGCGGCGTTGGTGGCGTTGGCGGCGGCGTAGGCGGCGTTGGCGGCGACTTGGGCGGAACGCCACTCCGCCCCGGAAACCTCCACGCCTGATGCCTGCCGCGCGCACAACTCGGCCACACGGCTAATGGCCGCAACCCCATCCGGTCGAGCGTGACGCACAACCCCATGCACCGGATCGACCAGAATGTCGCGCAACCACCGCAACATCACCGACTCGGGAACATCAGCAGTTCCGACGGTCTGCCAACCCAGATCCAAAACCAGCACGCTATTTTCCGGCGTCAAGAACCCGTCCGAGTCGGCCAACTCGTCATTGCACTGCTGCACCAGGCGGGCGAGCGGGCGGGCCGAGCACTTCGGGTAATCCGTGATCACCGTGTCGCCGTTGATGTATGAGATCACGTTCATGGCGCAGCCTTTGCCGGAGCCGGGCTGATGTGATCCTTTGGCGAGGCGAAGGGGGTGGGTGATGCGGTCGAGATCAATGGTCATTTCAAAGCCTTTCGGAGATTGTCTTCCACCAGGCCGAGGTCCTGAACAATGGTCAGCCGGGCGTAGATGTCATTGGGGGCGGAGAGGTGATCGATCACCGTGGAGCGGGCCTCTGCCAGGTATTCGAGGGCGTTGCGGATCAACGCCTCAGTTTCCCTTGCGGCGTTCTTGGCGATCACCAGTTGGTATTCGTAGTTCATAAGACCTTCGTTTCATCTTCGGAGAAAGGGGAATCCCAAGGTTCGTAGCCGACCTCTCGCATGAGGTGGCACACCATGTCCCTCTCCTCAAGGAGTTCGAATGCCGTTTCCTCGGCCCCGGGGGTCATGGGCCCGCCGACCAGTAGTCGCAATGCTTGATCGATATCGGTCAAGTGTTCGTAGAGGTCGATCCGGCGCTGCATTATCTCGGCCGCGTTCACTCTTCGATCCCCGCGCAATCAGGGCACTCCACCGCGTTCGCCACGCGCCATCCCTCGGGGAGGTAGGTGTTTACGGGCGCGCCCCGGTGCCACGCGTCGAGGTAGACGTCAACATACTCACTGCCGTTGGGGCAGTTCGGGTTGTCGCATTCGATCTCAACGAAGATCATTTCATCTCCCGGAGGAGTGCTGCGGCAGTCTGTCGCCACCGCGACTGGTCCGGGGCGGATTCCCAATGCGGGGCGTAGCGGTCTTTGTGATAGGCGAGATAAAGGATCTTCGCCGCCTGGTCAGTTGTCACGGACCCGCACCTTGCGATGGTTGGGAACGCCCGTCCCCCGACGGAAACGGTCGAAGGCGTAGCGGGGGTATTTCTGGGTGGCCTTGGACAGTTCGGTGAGGGCCCCGGCGATGCCGATGTGGAAGTCCTCGGCGCGGCGGGCGGAGATCACCGCGTGCTCCGCGGTTGAGGTATCCACCTTGCTGCGGAACATCTTTCGCAGCTCGCCCTTGTGAGGCGGGTGGGCGTCGGAGAGCGCCCAGTAGCAGGCGAGCAGAACTTGCTGATCTTCAGTGAAACGTCCGAGCATGGGCGAACCTCCCTGATTTTGGGTACAAAAAATCGCGGGGAGGAACCGACACTCGGCTAGAACAAGCCGGCTCGACTCCCCGCGACTGGTGCGCACGCAAGGATTTGAACCTTGACGAATTCGTGCCGAACCATTCCGGCCGTGCGCTGCAGATTTCTCTGCAAAGAAAATGGGTAAGCTTAATCCTCCACCGAAGTGGGTCTACGCGCCTTGCGGCTAACGGCGAGGTTTCTATGTCCCCGCGGGCGGCCTTTTCAGGCCCCTGTAGCACTTAACCCGTCACACATATAACGCTTCGTACGGCACCTAAAGGCTGATGGAATCGTCACCCCCGTCTACTTGGGAGGGAGCTGGCATTCCGCCGGTTGAAGCTTTTAAGTTTTGCCCGCCGGCTCTTGGCCGGGGAAGTTTCTTAGAGCGGAGTTAGCTTGAGATGAACGAGTGCATCTACGCCTTCTCCGCAGGCGGTGCATTCCACCTTGGGGAATGTTTCAATCCCCTGACGGATTGCCTCCATGTAGAGGTAGTAGCAGGGGATGCAAGTCAGATGAACAAAATGTCCGCCATGAAAGTTGAGTACGTGCGTGGCGGGATTCCCGCACACCGGAAGCGCTGGCATGTCCTCCCGCAATCCACACGCTGGCCTCCAGTTTCCGAGGATTTGCTCAAGGTCAACTTTAGCATTGGGACGATCAGATCCCCGTAAAGGTTCGGAAGAATCTTTCATCGCTTTGCCTTCTCGCGGCGGTCCTTCTGACGTCGACTCTCAGCTTTCCGGCATGCGTCGCACAAGGGGATGCCGTGCCGGAAGTGCTTCCTGTATTGCGCCGGCGTCCCGCACGCCGCCCAATCGAAGATCCCGACGTTGCCGCGCGGGTCGTCCATGGCCTTGCCGCGGAGGAGACGCTGGTGATGGAACCGGCAGAGATCCTTGGCGTAGAACCGCCCGTTGCACCATTCCAGCTTGCAATCCGGCCGATGGTTACGGCGGTAGTTGCCGCGGGGCTCGTCGGAGCGCCGCCTCCACCGCTGGTAGTGCACGACGCAGAAGCCGCGAGCGTGGTGCTTCTTCTCGCACCCCGGAATCGTGCAGGTCCTCATCGCCAGAAGTCCCGTCGATAAGACCACCGCTCAGCCCAGGCCTGCGCGCCGCCGATAACGAAGGCGAGGGCCGGAACCATTGCCACGGAAGAGAAGAAGATGATCGCCTGGGTAGTCATCACTCCCCCTTGATGATGTCGAGGATTTCGTTGGCGAGGCTGATGCCGCGGTACGCCCGCATCGGGTGCTGCAAGAGTTCGGCGCGACACGCCTCCTGAATGTCCATCAGCTTCTTGATGGCCGCTTCGCGGAGCATAGTGCTGTCGGTCATGACGCCTCCAAAAGGCCAGGAATACGAGCTGTGGTGAGAAAGTCGTCGATCGCGTCGATGGCCCTATCGGTCTGCCACCCCTGGAGAAGGTCGAAGCCGTGAATACCGCCCGGCACCCGGTGGTACACCGCGTGGTTGAGAGAGGTTTCCTTCAGCTTCTTGAAGAACTTCTTCGCCCCGCTTTGTGGGGTAACCAGATCGCAGTCGCCCTGGATGATGAGGAAGGGCGGGGCGTCGCGGTGGATCTGGTGAATCGGCGAGGAGATCCGGAGGGTGTCGTGGTCGCGCCGGCCCACCACCACGTGCTGGACGTAACGGTTGATCAGCCAGTGATCCAGGCTCTTCGAGGTCCAGTCGTAAACCCCGTACAAAGAAATCACTGCATCAGGTTTAGAGAAGGACCAGTCAGTCAATCCGAGAAGCGAGGCCATGTGACCTCCGGCCGAGGCCCCGCCGACGGCTAGGAAGTCTCCCCCACCGTATTGGTGGATGTTGGCCCTCACCCAGTGGAAAGCGGCGGACACATCTTCAAAAGGAGCGGGCCATTGGTTCTGGGGCGCGGTGCGGTAGTCGATGGCGACGCAGATCCAGCCTTGTTGAACGAGGTGGGACATGATGGCGTAGCCCTGGCCGCGACGGTCGCCAATGGTCCAGGCCCCGCCGGGGATGAACATGAAGACTGGCGCGTTCTCCGGGCTTTCCGGAAGCCAGATGTCGAGCTTCTGGTTGCCGCTGTAGGCGACGGTGTCCCAGAGGTGCCTCTGGCGGGCTTCGAAGTGCGCGAGCGCGGGGATCATTTACTGATCCGCACTCTGCCAGTAACAGCTGTCATAATCGACGGGCCTGTCAGCAACAAGGTTGGCAACCATCCGCTGGAGGTCCTCGACCGAGTTGTCCGCGTAAAAGAGGTACTCCGCCTCGTCGGTGGTGAGCCCAAGGAGATCCCGAGCCTTGAACGAAGCGTGATCGCATCCCTTTGGGGATTCGGGGTCGGCGACAATGCCCCTACTTCCCGGGACCTTGTCGTATCCCGCCAGGTAGCAAGCCCATCCCGCGAAACACGCGACCGTGCCGCATTCACTGAAGTAGACGCCCTGATCGTGCGCCTCGGGGTACTTCAGGATGAACTGCATGACCTCGTTGAGCAGGGCTTTGTTCCTCATGTTTGTCTCCTAGCCGCTCGTCACCCAGGTGGAACCCAAGGGTGCGTAATCAGTGGTGGAAGCCCCGCCCGCGGTGCAGGTTGGGCAGACCCACGAATCGTGTTGCAGGGTCGTGGTGAACGCGGTGTTGCAGTAACCGCACACTCGGCCGACTTTCCTGCGGCATTCCCGGCACATGTGCTTCTTCTGGCCGGTCTGCGAATCGAAGAAGATGTAGGTGTTTGCCTCGGACCGCTCGTGACCGCGGTAGCAGGTCTTCACTTCTCTTCCACAACGTCGAAGAGGATGCCCAGCCAGCTCGGCCCGAGGGCTGCCACCGCGCCGGCGACCAAGCGCCCGGTTGGCTCCGTCTTCCCTCGTAGAACGCGGGACATTGTTGCGGGATCAACTTGGAGCAGTTGAGCGATCGCCCGATCGCTCTTCGCGACGCCCTGCTCCTTGAGGCTTTGGAAACCCCTGTGATTCACGCGGAAATAAGCCATCAGTCACCATCCCCTTCAGGTACTGCCCTGGTGTTGCCGTGCAAGTGAACTGCACTTCGTGATGCGCTTCACTGTAGTGCGATGGTCCTACCCTGCGCAAGGAGTTGGCAAACGCCCCAGCCTCGAAATGTTGCGTTGCCGCAACGCTTTCGGGCGTCGAGTTACATTGTTGCGAGACAACGGATTAGTTCCTGAGCAGCGGTTTTGGCTACGAAATCCGCACCGCAGTTAAATCGACACTGTTGCAACATCTCAATACGATGGAGTAGCGTTTTCACCATGGATGAGGATTACGCGCAGACATGGTCCCGGTACGTGCTGCGTCAACTAGAGGCACACCGGGGCGATCTGACCAACGAGCAGATCGGCGAACTGGTCGACGCATCGGGTTCGATGGTCGGCAACTGGATCAAGGCCGAGGGCTTCAAGCGCCCGTCGGCCGACAAGGTGGTGAACTTTTGGCGCCAGTTCGGCGAAGGGTCGACGCTCCCCGATGCGATGGCCGCCGCCGGCTACGGCCGAAAGGAGGAGTACGACACCGTGGTGCGACACGAGCCCGATCTCGGCATGGTCGAGACCGAGCGACTGCTGGAAGAGGTCCTGGACAGGACTGAGCCCAGCTCTTTAAAAGTAGCGACGAGGAAGACGACGGGCAGGCTGGCTAGGTTCCGCGCCCGTCAGGACGCTCCGCCTATATAACAATTCGGCAACGGGCCTTAATATCTTCTTAAGCCCCTGTTGATCTTGTTTAATAAAGGGTTTACTTGGCCGTGACCGTTCCGCTTCTTTTTTCTGAAGGCCAAGCATGACAACCGCCCTAACGATCGCTGCCCTCTCCTGCCTCGGCTGGAGCCTCCGGGTGCGATGGATGACCTGGTCCCTGCGCTGGGAGCTGGCGTCCACCATCGCTGTAGCCCTCCTTGGGCTCAGCATCGTTCTCACCTTTTGTCTCGGCCTGCTCCAGGTGGCCGGACACATCTGTTTGGTCGCCGGCGCCGGGGCCATCGCCACCACCGCGGTCTCCCGCATAGAAGGAGACACCTGGCACATCGTCCGACGGTGGGTGGCCAATCCGATGATCGTGGGCGTGCTCGCCATGCTGGGTGCGCTATTCCTCGGCGGAGGGTTTACGGCCGAGTTGCACGGACGGCGATGGAGCATCCCGCTGTACCTGGAGATCTATTCCACGGTGATGACCGCAACCACCGCGTACCTTCTAGGGTTTGCGATCCTGGCGCTACTGGTCCTCGTCTGCGATGAGCGGCAGCGGCGCATGGCCATCCTGTTCCTGGTGCCCTGCGCCGCAGGTTTTCTGGCCCAGCTCGGCCAGATGGCCGCCCTCGTGTGTATGATGACCGACGTCAACCTATGGGGCGGGGAGCGCGCCTACTGGATGATTCTCATGGGCACCGTGGTGTGGCTGATAGGCTTCGCCATCGCGGCGGCCTACTCCTGGCAGCAAAAGATGAAGGGCTTCAGCGAGCTGCGACGAGCCTTAAAGGATGCCGCCTAGCCCGGGCAGGTTGCCCACTATCGGAAAGTCGCCCAGGAGGCCCCTGGGGCGCGCTCCGCCGCCGCCGAGTGAACCGCCCACGCCATTGCATCGCAGCGTAGGCGAATGCGTCTGCGACACCTCTTCACCGTTGAGTAGCACGACCGGGCGAGAACAGCCGTCTGCTTCAGCCGGCGCGGCCCCCGCCGCACCAATCCCCACCATGATCGCTACTGCTAAAACCCCTCGTAGCATCATTGCCCAGACTACCGAAAATTACCTACGGGTGCGACAGTATTTGCTGAATCAAGCCTTGAAGAGGCAAGGGGTCACGCGCGGGCATCCGTGCTACTCCTCGCGAGCTCCATCGCATCTGGGTCAATGAATAGTGCGGGCCGGCGGCAGGGGGCTCATGCGCGCGCCTCGTACTGTTCCTTCGTGATCTCCACGGCGTGCGGAAAGAACTGGGAGAACTCATCCCCGTACAGGTTGCCCATGTCGGTGCTCGCGGCCGAATTCATCGCCACCGTCGTCGCATCACCCGGGCGGGGCCAGTCCTTCTCCTCGGACACGATCCAGTACGGGTACATCATGCCTGGAACATAGAAATATCTGGTCAACTGAGAAACACCTTCAATGTCCGGCCGTCATCCTGAACAGACACCAGGACAGACTTCGCATCCCAGGCGCCTCCTAAAAGTACGTTTCAACCATGATCGTACCACAGTGTGATGGAAATCAAACCTCAGAGCGCTGCGGATTTTGGTGTCCCCGCGCGCCCGCGCAAGTGCCGTACCCCAGTTGCGTAACCCCGGTTGGTGACCCACTCACCAACGTGCCGGGCTCCGGGCCGTAGGCGGTAGAGTGCGCCTGACGGCGCACTGAATGCTTCGCAGGCTCTCGCATCGCTGTTCGTGCTTACGCACTGTCCTATTACAGGTTATGGGACTTTGGCGACCATTCCCGTAAGGTTTATTTTTTCTCAGTAACTTCTTAGAGTCGACCAGGGATTTCTCGACTATGATGCGGCGCCCTGGCCCGCACGTGGTCGGGTGAGAGCGGTGTTCCGCCCCGCCTAGCCAAGCTAACTATTAGGGCAGGGGCGGGCCAGCAAAGTGTTTGCTGCGGCACCCCGAGCGCCGACCTCAGACCCGCTCGGCCACTCCCCAGATCGGGTCAACCGTATGCAAATCGTATGCACCATGGGACCACGCTGCCGCCAACAATCACCGCTCGTACGCACTCCTGCCTGCAGAAATAGTGTTGAGGATCTGCAATCCCGCAGGTAGAAACATCCAGATCAAAAAATTCAAAACCCGTACAGTGTGAGTTCGAATCTCACCGAGGGCACTGGTCAGGGGCACTTTTTCAAGATCGAGACGGTATGCAAATCTCAGCCGTATGCAGATAGTATGCTTGAACGGTACGTATGAGCCATCTTCAGTCATCACAAACTGCGAGGTGACGCGGCGGCCGCCGCTTCGTTGAGAGCGGTCATCACCCGGTCCAAATCGTCCGAAAGCAAATGCCCGTAGAGGTCCAAAGTCATCACCGCGGTGGCGTGTCCCAGAAGGTTCTGGACCGCCTTGACGTTGGCGCCGGAGGAGATGGCCAGCGAGGCGCAGGTGTGCCGGAGGTCGTGCGGGGTGATCCGGGGGAAGGCTGGAGTGGTGGCCCGGCCGGTCTCGGCAATCTCCTCGGCCCGTAGCTTCTCTGTGCGCTCCTGCATCGTCCTGAGCGCCCCGTCGAAGGCCCAGCGGTACTCGCCGTTGGTGATGTGCCCGCGGCGGCCGGGGAACACCAGGGCGTCCGGATTGGCCGGCATCTGGATCTTGTCCCACACAACGTCGGGAATGGGGATGAATCGGGCCCGGTGGGTCTTGGTGTCCTTCTCGACGTTCCTCACGATGGCCCCGTAAAGCTCCCAGATGCGCCCGCGGAAGTCTCTACCCCGCGCCCCGAAGGCTTCGCTCGTCCGGGCCCCGCAGTAGCCCAGGAGGAGCGTCAGGCCCTCAAAGCGGCCCATCTCCGCGGCAAACTCTTGGAGCTGTTTGTGGGTGAGGTAGCGCTGCCGGGTGTTTTTCCGTTTGGTGGGCAGCTCCAGGCCCTCTGCGGGGTTCTTGAGGATGCGGTCGGTGCGCAGGGCGTACTTCATCACCCCGTTGACCACTAGGTGGATCTGGATGGTCCTAGAGGCCGAGAAGCCGCCCTCCCCCTTGGTGCGGTACTCCCCCGTCGTTGACAGCTCGTTCACCCAGTCTTGAAGGCTCTCGTGGTCGATTTTGTGGATCGGGGTGTCGCCCCATTTGGGTAGGACGATCGTGTCGAGGATGTTGCGGTAGCCGTGCTTGGTGGTGGCTTCCCGGTTGGACTTGGTGGCGTACCACTTCTCCGCGACGACGGAGAACGTTTCCTTCTGGGCCTGCGGGTCCGCCCAGGCTCCGGCGTTGACGTCGCCGGCCTGCTTGTCGGCCCACCGCTCGGCCGCCTTCTTGTTCGGGAACTTCTTCGTACGCTGCCTGCCCGCGGTGTCGATGTACCAGGCTCTCCAGCGCGCGCCGCTACCCGAGGGGCTTTTGGGGCTGGACCCGGGGGTTGCGAGGTTGGTGGGGGTTCCGTCGTCTCGGTACCACATGTCGGCGACGCCGTGCCGCCCCGGAGTTCTGTTCTGCATACGGACAGCGTATGCAGGGAAACCGTTTTTGTTGAGGAATCTCAACACTGCACTGCATTCCATAACGCCCCGTAGTGAAGTACAGTTAGGTTCATGCAGCAGCACACTTCAAACGAGCCGTTCCTCATGACGCTCGAAGACTTCGCCCGTGAGGCGCAGGTGTCGCTCGCCACGGCGCGGTATTGGCGCCAGGTGGGCTACGGACCGCGGTACGCCCGCATCGGCCGGCGAGTGATGGTCCAGCGTGAAGAGGCCAGGGAATGGCTCAGGCAACAGTTTCGGGAGGCGTGATGGGATACATGACCAACCTAACCATTCTCAACGACGGTTTCGATCAGCTGGAGAAATACCCCGACGATTTCGTTGAGGGAATCAAGCTCAACATGAACCAGGGCGGAACCTTCGGCGTCGGGATCTACGTGAACAACGTGAATGTGCAGGCCGCCGAGCACGCCGATGCCACTCAGCTGATCGCGGTCGGCGGGAACTTCTCCACGAAAGTCCACACCGGCTGGTATGTGAGCTCTCATCGCACCATTGAGGGCCAGGTGGCGTTACTCAAGCAGTGGGCGGATTCTCTCGGCTACCGGATTTCGAGGAAGAAGTGACCCAGCACCAGAACCAGTGGGGCGAAGAAATCCTCGGCCTCTACATCTCCACCCTTCCCGGCTTCAGTGAAGATCATTGGCAGATCCTAAAGTTGAGGGATCACGACTTCGACCGTAGGCATTACGGCCGCGAGTTTGAGCTGAAAAAGACAAACGACTCCGGCACTCAGGGATGGGTTGCCGGGAGATTCTCCCGCGAAGAGCTGACCGGTCTCCGGGGCATGATCACCAAAGTGTTGGAGGCTGGCGATGAGTGATCCAGCAGTAGAAGCCGCACAACGGGCATGGAAGGCCCAGTACGACTTGGACACCCCACCGTGGCCCACAGCAATTGTCGCTGCCCGTGAGGCGTTGGAGCCGATCCGCGAACTGCACCGCCCTCGGTGGAGCAACTGCATCAACGCCTGCTGCAGCGGAGAGGACTGCCGACTCAGAGACCGCGTATGCGAACACTGCGAGGTCGATTGGCCCTGCGACACCGCAAAGCTCATCTACACCACCGAGGAGCTGGGTCTATGAAACTGCTGGGCATCGCCGCAGGAGGTATCGGTATCGCCGGCGCTCTCGTCGGCGGGCTGATCGTAGGTATCGCCCGCGAGGCTCTGTCGCAGGACAAGATCCGGGAGCTGATCAAAGGAGTGAAGAAGTGAATGTGGCAGGCCATTGAACGGAACCGAGAACTGAAAGGCGACGAGGCATGAAAGTCTACGGAATCTTCTGGACCCGCGATGGCATCTCCCCAGGGGACCGCATCGAAGCGCACGAAATCGATTGGAAGATCGACAGTGACTACAACGAAGTTCGACGGGAATTCGAAAGCCGCGACGACAAGTACTGGCCGTCGGCCCTGTTCTCTGCGGACATCACGAACATGACACTCGTGGAAGAAGGTAGATGCCCCGCGTATTTGGATGATGTTGCTGCCGAGGGGGAACAGTGAACCCCGAGTTGCGTGCAGTACTCACAGAAGCCCTCGCCGGACACCAGCCGGAGAATTACGGATTCAACTGCTCGGGGTGTGACTGGGAACCGGCCAACCCAGCCGTCACCGACGCCGCCGAGTTCGCCGCGCACCAACTTGACGCTCTCGATACGGCTCCGGGTGTGGCGGTAATCCAACTACCCAAACCCACCGAGGCTGTGACGATGCAGGACTGCGCGGGATCGGGGAAACCGTTCAAGCCCGCCACTCTAAGCCGCGACGGCGAGGTCGCCAAATGCTCTGCGTGCGGGACCAACCGCTACGTCCGTGACGACGGCAGTATCGAGCCCCATCAGGTGCCCGTTGCTGCGGTTGTAGCCGAGGGGGAGGGGGCGAAATGAAATACCCATCGGACATCGTCGGCTACTCCGGTCGCTGGGGTCGCGTCCACAGGGGGCACAACCTCGATCACGAGATGCTTCGAAGAGACTTGGAAGTAAGTGTCGGGCCGCCGCCTCTCGATAGGCGATTAGATACGCGCGCGGTCTACTTCCGGTGGATACCTCGCATCATGTGGTGCGCAGACTACGGCGGCTGCGCCCTTGAGGGCGAGTGGCATTCCCACTGGGTGGACGTGAAGCCGAGTCCCGAGCGCGCAATGACCGTCGTGTACTGGTCGGCTACAGGGGAGGAACACCCGTGAATCGATGCGCGCACCGTGTCGTGATCAAGCGGCCAGAAAGCGGCCCCGGAACGAGCAGCGACTCTCGGCCCGGAGAGTGGTTCTGCAACGACTGCCCGCAGTGGTGGGACACCTACGAAGACGTTCTCGCAGCTACAGGGGGAGGAAGCGTGACTGGCAATCCGAGGTTTGTGGCATTCGAAGCGTTAATGGGCGCTGCGGAAGACCGCGCCGTTCAGTGCGTTCGCGGTGATGGCCGCGCTGAATGCGAACGATGCGGCAAGTGGGTGTTCGAGGTCATCCATTCATGCAAAGGCATCCCGGTCACCATCCCGGCCTGGAACCGGTACCTGGACGAGTTGATCGAACGCTGGCACACCAGCCCCGATGACGGCATGCCACTGCACACCTTCCTTGGCATGACATGGGCTGAGTACGCCGCGTGGACGACTGATCCGTCCGCCGTCCCGGCGCGGTTTCTCGGTCACGCCTACAGCCCCGGGGAGGAAGCATGAGCGGGGACGCGCAGAAGATCATGATCGCGGTTCAGCGCCGACACCGGCGGACGTTAAACCTGGAAACTGGACACTCCCACTGCCAGGGTGCGCGGCGGGGTGAATGTGATTTCCGCGACGGTTCGCTCGACGATTTCGAGGCCCACGTCGCCGCCGAGATCGACAGAGCCCTCGGAGGACTCAGGCGGGAAACCCGCGTAATCGAGAGCATCTTCGAGCTGGGCGTGCCAGAGCCTGCAACCCGATTCGTTACCCACTGGATGGAGATACCTCATGAGTGATGTTGTTGAGCGCGCCAAGGCTGCGCTGGTCGACTACGAAGTAGCGAAGGGGTCTCGGGTCGCGGTCGCACCGGGCCGGTCCTACCGGCTGCTCGCCGAATTGGTAGCCGAGGTTGAGCGTCTGCGTCCCAAGGTGGTCGAGACCGTCGAAGAACTCGACGCGCTACCAATTGGGGCAGTGATCATGCCACTCGGAGGATCAGACATCGGGGACAACTACGTCAACTGGGCCGATCATCACCTCGCCGCCCTGTATGGGCCTTGGTATCGCAGCGGTTACGAAGTGCCCTGCCCAAGCGATGAGGTCGACCTTCCGGCCCGCGTGCTCTACATCCCTACGGACGCTTTGGAGGAAGCGTGAGCAGCGAAGCCCAGAACGTGATCGCCGACGTGATCGGCAAGCATCGCCCCATCGACAGCCGAGACGGTGAGGATGGGCTGTGCTCCTGCGGGTGGCAGGAGGGGGTTCGCTGGGGACCTCCCACATGTGCCGAGCACTTGGCCGAGGAAATCGACAAAGCCCTCGGAGGACTCACCCGTCGATGGGGCGTTGTCATTGAACATCCCCCTCGTCCCGCTGACGGATATCCCGGAGCTGTGGTGGAACTGGACTCCTACAAGCTTCGCGAAGCCGCCGAGATAACCAAGCGTGATCAGTGGCCGGATGATTGCTACGAAGTCCGTTCCCGTTGGGTGTCGGGATGGAGCGAGGCGTGAACCTTTTCAACTATCTCCGCGAGTGGTACCTCACCTGGCGTCATCTCCGGGATATGGGGCCCGAGGGCAGGTCGCTTCTTAGTGGGCGCACCGTATCTGTCGCCGCCGAGTTTCATCTCGACGGGCCAGAAGAGGCGGAAGAGTTTGTCGGCAGTCTTCGGGAGTGGTTTGCCGCGTGTGAGTGGCGGGGCGCGATCAAGGAGTTGAAATGAACATCAAACCGGGTGACAAGGTGATGATCCTCGTCGGCGGGCCCCCTGAGAATCTCGGCCGCATCGCCACCGCGTCGTACGTGCAGCACAACGGGGACTGGGTCATTTATTTCGGTGACCAAGACGAGGACGAGTGGGTGTACTCCCCGTGCGAGTTGAAGAAGGTGGGGTCGGAATGAGCGATATCGAAAAGATGATAGCCGACATTCTGCGCTCAATGCCCGGCGGGTGCTTTGGCAGTGACGCAGACGCTGGAGCTAAGGCGATTGTCGAGAAATTCGGCCTCGCCGAGTGCACCGTCGACTGGCCGGTGCCCGAGCGCTGGTGGAACACCGCGATACAGGAACTGGGCGAGGACGGCAAATGGAGGTGGCGAGAATGAGCACCCCGTGGTGGATCGTGTTTTGGGTCATCCTGACAATCGAATTGTTCAGCTTCGCGCTGACGTTCGCGCCCATGTCGTTGTGGCGCCGGATCGACCAGCGCAGCTCCCGCCTGGCGACGTTTCTGTGGGGATTTAGCCATTTGTTCGGGCCGCGACTGCGGGTCGGCGAAATCAAGCCCTGGTACCGGGAGGATTGAGATGGGACTAGACACTACGCACGACTGTTGGCACGGGGCCTATAGCGGGTTTACCCGGTTCCGTGAGGTTGTTGGGCGCGCCGCCGGACTCCCCTACATCATCCCTAGCGACCCTGACCACTGGAGCCATGGCAGGCCGGTTCTGGATTTTGACTGGGATCTCTATACGCTCGACAACTACCAGGGTCGATGGCGCAAGAAGGACCCCGTCTGGCGGCGGCCGGATGACATCTACGGAATCCCCAAGCAGGATGATGTTCTCTACCTGCTAATCCATTCGGATTGCGACGGGGAGCTGCGACGCGGCTATCTCCCCCGGTTGAAGGCCAGGCTCGAAGAGTTGGAGCCGGAGTACGAGCGGCTGGCGAATGATGATGACTATCTGAGGGGGCGACTACGCACCTTCATAGAAGGACTGGGTAGGGCGATTGACGCTGGCGAACATGTGGGGTTCGGATGAACGACATCCTCAAAGAGATCATGACCGAACTCGACAAACTCTGGAATGCCGAGATAGACAAGGCCGAGTCCACATGTGACGCCGGCACCTTCGAGGTTTCTCGAAACCACTCCAGCCGGGCCCATGGGATTCACCTTGCCGAGCAGATTGTCCGGACGGCCTTCTTCAAACGTGGATACGTGGTGAGTGATGAGTGAGTTAGGCGAATGGATCGAGGATATGCTGCGCTCCAATCCTCGCCCAGACTTCATTGATGTCGGGGCGTCCGAAAGTATTGCCCGCACACTGCGCAACCTTGGACTTCTCGCCGGGTGGAGTGATGAGGTGCGCCGCGCCGCGGCTGACGTGATCCTGGCCGATCTAGATGCCGAGCGCTACGCGGTGGTCAAGCTGCCGAGGTCAGTGGGGGTCAACGGCGAGGGCAATGTCGCCCGGCTGAAGGCTCCCTACATCGACGGCTGGAGGGTAGTCGAATGAAGCATCGCCTAAAGGAGGGGCGCCCGCGCGTCGCCGACCTCCAGCACTGCGGATTCGAGTCCAATGATCGCGTTGGGAAGGTGTTCTGCGTCGGCCGCGAAGGCCATAGCGGGTGGCACGTGTCGGCCAGGCCGGGCTCAAAAGAGCCCGTCTATTACGTGACCGAGATGTCCATCTACATCCCCGACCGCTCGGACGCCGGGGTGGCCCATCTGATCCTCGAGCCGGGGGAATCATGAAGCTTGATACACGCTCCGCTACCGAGCGGGCCAAGTTGGATATCGCCAACCTCTGGAGTGGCGGGCACATCGGCCTGCACACGGCTCAGTGGGGCTACAAGGTGGTGGAGCAGCTTTTCACCCCGGATACTGTGTACGCCTCGATTGCGCCGGACAACGGGGACCTGACGTTCTATTGGCGCGGCGGCGACCGCTCGGTCCACCTGGACCTGTTCTCCGATAAGACGTGCTGGATGGCCGCCACCCGGCCGGGAAAGCGCTTCAAGCACTACAGCCGCGACGGCGAGATCGCGGATTGGATGCGAGACGAATTGGCAGACTTCTCGGCCGCGATAGAGGCGGCCAACCCTAACTGGCGGGAGCAAGAACTGTGAACAGGCACGTATTCAACAAGCACGAGTTCTACGGGGCAGGTTATGGCCCGCATGTGTCCGTCGAGATACCCGACATCACCCACACAACCGTCACCAACGCGATCAACGCGCTGGACGATGTCTACCGGTCGGTGCGCGCCGACCTCACCCGACTTTTGGAGAAGGCATGACCCCCAAGCCTGGCGATGACGTCATCGTCGAATTTGAAGGCCTAGAACACCGGGGCCACGTCGAGAAAGTTGAGCGCGGCTGGGTGTTCTGCACGATCAAAGTGGACCCGGAGGCGGATTACGGGTCCATTACCTCCCGCCTATCCCCGTATCAGACGGTGGCGGTGAAGAGCACGAAAGTGAGGCCGCTGGAGTGAGTCATCCGACTACCGACCCCGGCGACGGCCGGAAAGAATGCCAACGCTGCGGCAAGTGGGTGTTCGAGGCTATCCACTCATGTAAGGGCGTGCCCGTCACCATCTCGGCCTGGAATCGGTACCTCGACGATCTGATCGATAGGTGGCACGACAGTCCTGACGATGAGCTTCCGCCGCTGCACACCTTTCTCGGGATGACTTGGGCCGAGTACACCGCGTGGACGGCCGATCCGAGCGCCATTCCAGCGCGGTTCCTTGGCTACGTGTACCGCCCCGGCGGGTGGCTGCAGTGAGATTCTTTTTCGAGGGCACGGAGATCACCAAGGCCGAGGCGGCTTATCTAATACTCTGGGAGTTGGGCCTCCCCTTGTTCCCCGGGGGTTGACAACCGGGGAGATAGAGATACTCTTTTATGAAACTCGCCCAATCAAGGAGCAAAGGGGTATCAGCAATGCGAAAAGTTGTATTGATCGACGACATCACGGGTGAAGAAGGCGCTAAGACGCGGGCCTTCGCCCTAGCCGGCGAGGAATACGAAATCGATCTTGTTGACTCGACCTACGAGGAGCTTGAAAAAGCCCTCGCGGGATTCATCGAGTCGGCTCGCAAGATCCGCGGGGCAAAGCGTTCCCACCACGCCTCGCCCGCCAAAAAGGCGACCCCGGTGGTCAGCAAGACCGACCAGCTCGGCGCCATTCGGGACTGGGCCAGGAAAGAGGGCAAGAAGGTTTCCGACCGCGGCCGGATTCCCAAGGACATTGTCGACGCCTTCGAAGAAGCGCACGGCCCGACGTTCTCGCACGCGGGGTAATCATGGATGCCAAAGTCGTCACTCATCGCCTCGGCTTTCCGATCACCCGGGAGATTGCCCGGCGGGCCCTACTCGCCGGCGCGGCGGTCACCAACCGCTTGACGGCTGATTATCTCGACTCTCACCTTCCCCACGAGGAAGAACCCCAGCCGCCGGTTGGGATGTACCTCTAAGAAACTTTTAAGTGGGCGGGCCGCCCCGTCAAGAATGACCCGCCCACGCCCCAATGAAAGGCAAGCACCATGCTACGCATCGCAACAGTAATCGCAACGACCGCGCTCTTCGGCGTGGCGTGCGTCCCGGTCGACGGTAAGCCGATCGCCGCGGGCTCCCCGGTGACCACCACTCCCGCGGCCGTTGTCGAGGAAGAGATCATTCCCCCGGACCCCGAAGACTTCTACATCGGGGTAAATGTGATCGAGCGGCAGTGCTACGGTTCGGCCGGATGCAACGTCCGATTCAAGATCGACCCCCGATACAACGGGCCCACGCTCCCCGAGACTGCCACGTTCACGGTCGTGTTCGAGGTTGTGGGTTGCGACGACGGCACGGTTGCCTCGTTCGACATTCGGGGCGATAAGTGGCGGCAGGACGGTCTCGATTGGGACTACTGCAGCAGCCCCACCGGCCAGCTGTCCGCCCGGGTGCTCCAGGTGGTCGAATGACCTACGAGTACGGGCCCTTCTGTAGCCACTGCGGCGACACCACCGTAGCAATCTGCAACGGATGCTACGGCTGGCTGAATGCAAACGGGGAGTCGCAGGCGTGATCATCACGGTCTACAGCAAGGGCTATGACGAAGTTCTGTTTACCACGGAAGACCGCGCAGAGGCGAACGACTATCTTCGCCAGAGCGGCGAGGACTTCCTCCCCGTGACGGTTGACTACGGCGAGGACCGGAAGGCGCGCTGGACGGGGATCATCTACCTCGGCAAGCAGGGTGAAGTGGTGACCGCCAGTCATTACGATCTCCTTGAGCAGTTTGTCAACTGGCCCAGCCCGAGCGCCACGGGAGGGAAATAAGTTGGGATCTGGCCTTCATTCCTTCTTTATGAAGCCACACACTAAACCGGAGTAACTCATGAACATTGAAGAGCTGAAAGCGGAGGTTGAGCACGCCCGCCGCATTGCCGCCATCAGCATCGGGCAACCCGACCGCGCCGAGAACGTCCGCTACAGGGAAGAGATGGAGGCCAAGCTGCGGGAAGCCCTCCACGAATGGGCCGAAGAAACCCTTACCGGCAACGAGACGGAGAACCATCTCGCTCGCGCGAATGCGGCCGAGGTCCTGGGCGAAAACAAAAAGACGCCCCGCTAGCCGAAGCTAGCGGGGCGTCAAAAGGCAAAGAGGCCCGCGCTCAACCCAGGGGGGAACGTCCTGGGGAGCGCGGGCCTCGTCTATGGGGAGCTGTTTATTTACTTGCCAGCTCGTCGGCAAGCTTCTTGATCTCGGTGTCGCGGAAGCCCGACCACACCCACGGTTCCTGGCCGTCGCGTTCAACGACAACCACGGGGTATGAGGATCGGCCTTCATTCCGAAATCGATTGGCGGTTTCCTCGTCGGTCACCACGGACTCGTAAGGTATTCCGAACTTGTCCAGGCGGGCCTTGGTGGTCCTGCACATGACACAGGGGGTCGGCGGGGAATACACCGTTACTTGCAGTTTTCTGATCTCCTATCGCCAGCGATACGTTCCTGGCGTTCTGTGGACAGGTCCTCGGCGATACGGTCGAGGCGTCTATCCATGCGGTTGAGCATTTCGCCTTGCGTCTCTTGCCCGGCCCGCAACTCTTTGATGCCGGCCACGAGTTCGTCGAGGTCGTCGCGCATCAGGGTCTTGTGACCGTTCTGGACGTTGTTGCGGATAGCTCCGATGGTTTGCTTGAGCTCGTCGGTGGTGGCGGCCTGCTTAGCGTTGTGGCGCCGCGCCTTCCACTGCCCCCATGCGATGAATAGCGTGGGAACGAGGAAGGGCACGGCGTACAACAGCCACGGCAGCATTCCGAACCACCCGGTGGGCTCGTATGCCGGGGCGTCCACTAGATCACAGGTCTCCGACGCTTGGGCTTCTCAGCCTGTTCAGCGACCGGGATCGGCTCGGTGTCAGCCCCAGACTCGTCAACTATCAACTCCGAGTTGATAGTTGGAGCCTCTACCTTGTCGGCCTCCACGAAGCCCTTGTTGCCCTTGGCCCACGTAAGGAAGGTGCCCGCCGCGGTGGTGGCCGCGAACAGTATCCAGCCCTTGTAATCGTCGAAGGCGGGCAGCGGCTCTTCGCCACTAGTCACCCGGTAGGCCAGGTTGGTGACCACCAGGGACAGGAAGGCCATCGCGGCTTTCCAGTATTTTCCGAGATTCAATTGATCCCCCTTTTAGGCGATGCGCTTGTTCGCCGAGATAACTTGGCGGACATAGCCCATTGCATGATCGAAGTAGGTAACGCCGGGGACACACTCGCGAATGTGATATTCTATGTGGGCGGCAGTGGGCGGATTGCTAGTGACGAAGCCGATGCCAGATGCGATCGCCTTGACAACGGCCGGGACCTCGGCGAACGGATTCGTGAACAGCTCGATAACCTGCGAGACGAGCGCGTCGTTCCCAAGGATGAACTTACCCATGACGGCCAAGTAGATGGACGTCATATGCTCTGCGGCTTGGCGGTCGTTATTGCCTGGGCCGCTACTGTATATGTCGCCTCTCGCCGCATAGTCGTACCACCAAGATGGGGTGTCGACGAGCGGCTTCGGATCTAGGCCCTGGCCGCCCGGGTCGTTGACGCCGACAAAGTGCCCACGCTCGCGCATCGGATTGCCGAAAGTCACGCCGGCAATGCAGCGGTTGTAGTAGTGCGCCAGGTCGCCGCTCATCATCCTGCGCAGCACGCGGGACGTCACAATGGCGCCCTGCGAATAGCCGACGAGGATGAAATTGAGCGACGGGTTCGCGTCGAGGTGGCGCCGCATCTGGTTGACCAGTTCGGCTTCACCCTTGTCCACCGACGGACCCATGGGGAATGTCGCGGCCGGGTAGCCGATCGGCTGCAGGATGACCCGGTTCTGGTCCTGCCAGCGGCCCAGGTCGTACGGGTAGGTCTGATCCCAGCGGGCGCCGGTGCCCGCCACCGTGAAGATGACAACCTTCGTCGGAACGGGGACGTTCAGCGCCCGCAGGTCATTGTCGCTAACCTCGCCGTCCACGGGCTGGTTGGTGCGCCGCTCGTACTCCTCCTGCCAGGACTTAGCCCGCGGTCCGAACTCGTCGGTATCCATGGGTAGCGGTCCATGCAGGCGGGTGTAGAGCGGCCCGAACCAGGCGTTCATCTTGATCCGCCATTGGCGAACGCTTTCGTTACGGTCGCCGAGACGGAGCGGCATCAGGCGTCTTCTTCAGTGCAGTACCGAAATACCACTTGGGCCCATTTGTCCCCCTTGTCGGCCTCGCGTTTAACGAGGGCGAGGGCTTCCGGGTTGCCCATCATGGCCTGACGCTCCACCACGGTTTCGTGAAGAAGCGCGTCGTCGTTCTTGATGAGTTCATGCAGGCGCCAGCGGGCACCCTCCCCATCGGCCTTGTATTTGGACTGCGACGGGATGGGATTGAAGAGGCATGCGTGGACCTCACGCAGCATCTTGTCCTGTTCAGGAGTCAAGTCGTCCCCTCCTTCGGAGATGAGTGAAAGAAGCTGGTCCCCCAGCGCGATGGCGCGGGCGTGCCGCGCCTTGCGGTCGGCGAGGCCATGGGTGCCGCCATTGATGGCCGCAGTTACGGCCTCGAAGCCGCGGTAGGTGACGTTTCCGGCCTTCCACGTGGCGTTGTCGCCGGCGTCCACGAGCGCGTTCAGGGGGCGCTGCTCGGTCCAGTACCAGGCGGCACCGAGGCCTGCCCAGCGTAGATCGGCGAGCTCGCGATAGTTCACGACGAAGTAGTCCGCCGTCGGCACCAGCCCGCGGGCGTGGCACCACTGCGAGAACGCCCGATAGTTGTAATCCCAGGTGATCTGAATCCATGTCCGACCGATGTACGGTGCGTACCGGCCATTCTTGGCGATCTCCTCGGTATAGAAGAAGCTCGCCGACTCGTGGCCGACCTGTGCCAGCCACATTGCGATGCGCTTCACTGTCGTGCAGCCGGATTGAATGAGGCCGTCACGCACCGCGGGTAGCACTTCGGTTGCGCGGGACTCGGTCAGGCCGGTCGCCGCCGCCAGGACGGAGGCTGCCGCCGGTTGCGCGGGCGCAGCGCCTCGGCGGAAAGTTGAGAAACCGTCCGGCCGGATCTTCCTGGCGATGAAGTCATCAACAAACGGATTTCCGTAGGTGTTGATATTCCCGCCATTGCGCAGGCTGGCGAGCTGGAAGTGCATGGCATCTTTAGGCGACGTCCAGTCGTTGCCCCAGAACACCGTGCCCTCGTAGAAGTCGAGGAGCTCTTTAACGCGCGCCTTCTTGGCGGCGTCGAAGCCCGCGTCTGGCACCTGGAACGGGTGCGAATTCCAGTTCAGGTCCATCGCAGTGCCCGACAGGTGGTTCGAGGTCGACACGGAGTTGGTCGGCGTCCAGCAGGCCGAGTCCGCATCGCGCAGCGGCTCAACGTAAGCGTGGAAATCTGCGGCGAATGCGCGCAGGATCGCCAGCGGCTGGCCATTCTGGATCTGTAGGGTCACCGACGTTCCGGGGATTTTTACCCAGGTGCATGAACCTTGGTCGACCATCGGCCACCCGTTTGAGGAGAACGAGTTGCCGTAAACGACTCGGTTTGCCATTGAATTCCCCCATTTTGTGCATACAAAAACGGCCCGCCGATGTCGACGAGCCGTTTTAGGTGGGGCCGTTAAGCCTAGTGTTTGTCCTTTTCGCTGAATGGCATCAATGCGCGACGCATTTCTGATGCTGCTTCAGCGGCTTCCTCCGCCGTGTCGAAGCCTCCGCGCCAGTGCTCGGCCCCGGCGGCCCAAACCCGTGCGTAGAACTTATTGCCCCTCCTCGACACTCCGCGATATCCCGTTTGGGAGTTGGCATTTGCCCCTTTGCGATTCTGCTGATTCTGTGCAGGGGTGATGACCCGAAGGTGGTCCGGGTTGACGCACAGTCGCGTGTGACACAGGTGGTCTACGGTCATCCCCTCGGGGATGGGCCCGTACGCAAGCTCGTACGCAATGCGGTGGGCGAGATACGCCTTATTGTCGCCCCTGCCGCCAGTATTTACCAGGGCGTATCCGCGGGCCCCCGGCTTGACAGGATAGATTAGGCAACCGTCGGACGCGGGCACAAGCCGCTTGCCCCTGAAGATCCGAAATGCATCAGGGTTGGTTGAGGTAGCATCCACTGCTAGCCCCTCCTTGCCGCAATCAAGTGAGTGGGTTAGCGGCGGGGCGTGGTCCAACACGTCCCGCCGCGCCACTATCGTATCATGGGTAGGGCGACTGCCATTATTTGATGAATCCCCTGAGAATTTCGGTGAGGTCAATGAATCCCGACACGAAAGGAAGGTCCGGGTCAGATTCGATGATTTTCTTGGCGACGTCGGAATTGAGAATCTCGACATCCAGGTTGTGGACGCCCGGCAGCTTGTCGAGGACGGTCTCGATGATGGCGCCGCCAAAAGTCGGGAACAGGCCGATTAAGGCCGGAACCAGATCGTCCTTGAGCTTGTCCGCCAACTTCATGACGAGGTCGGAAACGAATTCCCGGACCTCGGGATTCTTGACCGCCTCGGCAAGAACCCCGACGACGAGGGAGATGAGAAACTTCTTCATAATGCCCCTTTGGGGGAATAGGGTGGCGCTTTAGATGAGCGCCACGACCTCGGCGTCACTCAATGCGACGTCCCAGAAGCGGACGGTGTGCACATAGCCATTGAGGTCTTCGGAGCTGTCCCGAATAACGGCGGAGGTCGGCTCGAGGATGGTTGTCTGGGTGCGCGAGGAAACTGGTTCGCCGTCCAGGTACACCCGCTGCGTGGTTCCGTCGGAGGTGACGGTGAGCATTGTTCTGACGTCCGACGCGACCGTGGGAAGTGCCGGGTCGAACCCCGTGGAGGAGCCGACCGAGGTCCAGATGTTCAGTGTCGAGCCATTCAACTGCAACCAAATCTCGTCGGCAGAACCGGCGTCGGAGGTGTGTAGCAGATTGCGCCAGCTCGACCCTGTGTTGAGGGTGAATTCCACGGCAAGGGTCCACGTGGAAGTGGGGGTGTCGCCGATGTCCCCGCTGAACGTTCCATTGGCCGACTGTCCGTTCCACGCCGTTGGGGGGTTGGCGGCGGTCAATGCGTGCGACGACACGATCGACGCCGTCGTCTCACCGCTGCCCTCGTGCCAGTCGAAGTAGCTGATTGGGTCGGGGACCGGAGCGGGTGACTCGGCCGTCCACTCGTCCTGGCCACGGACCCGGACGCGGATGGCGTCAACCCCCGCGACCCGGACCTTGGTGATTTCTTGTCCGAGTACTCGCACTTAGTCCGTCCCGAACCAGATGTCTTTGGTGTCGTCGTAGTTCGTGGGCTCGCTAGAGCCGCCGAGCCACAGGACGGTGCCATCGGTGGAGGGGCGGGCCTCTGAACCGGTGGAGACGATCACGGCATGTACAGCGCTGGCGCTATCGTGGGAATGATCGGATGGCGGAAACTCTGAAGGCTTTCCCGATAAGGTGCTCCACGATGCGGTTCCGGTGATGGCGACATATCCCTCATCCACCCATTGGTAGATTGCATTACCGCTTCGGTCTGCGTAAATGTATCCATCGCTGCCGTGCGCCGGGAAGTCGCTGTAATCCTCGTAGCTAAGCATTTCGATGCGAGGGAAGCTGGTAACCTCACTGTCGACGTATGCGACAAGTCCGGGTAACCCATCGGCCGTTTCTCGACTGATATCGATGATGACGCCCGCCCGGGTGATGTGCCTTACTCGACCGTCGTCGATGTATGTAAGCGGGCCGAGCGTGCGATAAAGAGGCATGCGCCCCCTTTCGGGCATGGAAAAGCCCCGCGCACCTTGGTGGTGGCGGGGTTTTCTGGGGGTGTTGTTTAGAGGTAGAACAGGGGCCGGCCCGTCAGAAGTCGGGTAGGTCGTCGATGATCTTCTCGACGAGCGCCACGCTCCCGGTGGCAAACACCCACGAGAGCAGACCGGTCAGCACCAGGCCGCCGCCGAGCAGGCCGAGGCCGACCCAAGGGAAAGGTTTTTCGATACCGAGGATGGTGTAGCGATTCATCTTCCGCTTTTCATGACAAACGGGCTACCACGAAAATGGTAGCCCGTTCTTTCTGACGATCACCAGGGGTCTGTGGTTTCGGTGTTGTGGCGTCCGCCGCCGCAGTGGCGGGTGCACTTGTAGACCTTGTGCTCTTTGCCGTCTTTTACGACTGTTTTCACGGTGCCGTCGGGGTTTTTGGCGTAGGTCCAGTCGGCGCTTGCTCCGCCGGGTCCGGTGGCGCAGGCGTGCTTGTAGATTTTGCCGTGTCCGGTGCCGTGGTTGTCGCAGTGCTTGGGTGCGGCGTCTGCGACTGCGGGGGTGAGGAGTGCGAGGGTGAGGGCGGCTGTGATGGTTGCGATGGTGTTGCGTAGCATTGGTGGGCCTCCTGTTGGGGGTGGACCGTCCGGCGGGGTTGGTTTCTCAGGCCTTCGCCCCGCCGGGCGGTGTCTCAAGTTGATAGACGCGAGTCTAATCACGTTTGACCACGTGCACAAGTGTTTCTTTGAGATACACTCCTAACGTGACAATCATCGACCGCATGATCGCCAACCGGCAAAAACGCGCAGCGACCACCGCTGAACTCGACGCCGAACTGGCCTCCCTCATCTACGAGGCGATGACTGTCCACGACGTCTCGTGGCAGGACATCGGCCGCGCCCTCAAGATCTCCAAGCAACGCGTCTACCAGCTACGCGCCGCAGGCGACCCCCACCGATAATCGTGGTTACTACGCCAGGGTGAAAATCGGCGAAGGTGTCCCGTCCGAATCGATCGTCAGGGTATTCCCGGAGGACACGCTCACATCGGCGGGGGTGCTGTCGAGCAGCACGTACGCGAGGACGTTTCCGGATGTTTCGTACAAAACCGCGGTGCGGGCGGTGATGCCGGACCCGGATGCGGTCCACACCGGGTTGGTGGCGAACGACACCGCCACAGACGTGGTTCCCGTCAGGGTCAGGGTGACCGACACGCCACCAGTGGTGTAACCGTTGCCGTTCGCCACTTCACCGGTCACACCAGACCACGTGGTGCTGGAGGACCCGATGTTGGATGAGCTGGTGACAAGTGCGACTTTGAAGGTGTCGGAGTCGAGGTCGAACGTGCCGTCGAGCAGCATCTTGCGGGCTGCTGCGGGGAGTGTCCAGGTGCCTGCGGCCATGAGGGTTTCCTTTCAATGACAAAGCCCACCAGGATTTCTGGTGGGCTTTGGGGGGGGGTTGGTTTGAGTTAGGACAGTGGGACGAAAACGCCGGCCCATCCGGAGCTGATTCCGATCGTTGCCGAAACGGTTCCCGACGCGGCGACGGTGTTAATGGCCAGTGCGCTACCGGCGTTGAATGTGTTGTACCTGTTGGTGGCTCCGGAGTAGGAGCTGAATCCGGCCATCGATCCGCCGCCGTTACCGGCGGAGAACACGTGCAGCCCGACACCACTGGGCAGGGTCACTGACTGTGAGGGTGATGCGCTGAGACCTGTGGCGGTGGTTACTGTTCCCACTGCGGATACCCCGGTGAATGCGATGGCGTTGGTGACTTGCCACGATCCGCCGGTGGAGGGGGATGTGACTACTTTGGCGGTGCCGTTTCCTGCTGCGGCGATGCGGTAGATGGATACGCCGCCATACCCGGCAAGGTTGTTGTGGTTGATTGTGGTGACCAGTGTCATGGCGGCGCCGCCGTAGGTGGGGGCTCCTGTGGGGGGTGCGCTGCGGTCCCAGTTGATGATGACGAACACATCGGCGCCGGTGGGTGCGGTGAAGTTGAAGTTGGCTGCGGAGCCGAACCCTGTTGAGCCGGTGCCGATCGAGTTGTATGCGACGGGTGATTGGTTGGTGACGGTGGGTGTGCCACCGGTGACCGTCAGTGATGCTTTGGTGGGTGTGATGATGGTGTTTTTCACCACGGACGGTTGACCACCGGTGATGGTGAGGTTGAGCGCACCGGGAGTGAGGAGGCGCGCTTGGGACACCACAGGCGTGCCGCCGGTGATCGTGAGTGCCGCGCCCGAAGGTACAGCGACCGGCCCGGACAACGGCCGCCCACCAGTGATGACCAGCTCCGCGGGTTCTGGTGTGATGACAGCGTTCTGGGTGGCGATAACGGTGGGGGTTCCACCAGTCACCCCCACCGCAGCGGGTGTGGGGGTGGTGATGGTTTCCACGATCCAACCGGGCATCATGCACCCCCATCAGGAAGATTCGACCACTCGATCTTGTTGTAGCCATCACCGCCACTGCCGGCATTCGTTCCCGTGCCGCTACCGCCACGAGATCCGTTGCCGCCGTTCCCGGCTGGGCCGCTACTAGAGCCAGCACTCGCCGAGTTAAAGGTGTTGTCGTTGGAGAGCATGCCGCCGGCCCCGCCACCGCCCGCGCCTGCACCGTTTGAGCGGCTCTGCCCATTGGTGGGGCTGCTGCCGCCATTGCCGCCGTTGCCGCCGTTGTATGTGGAGGCCGACGCACCGGAAACTGAAGCCGTGCCGCCGGAACCGCCGTCGCCGCTGCCGCTGCTGTTGGTGCCCCGTGCGCCAGCCTTACCTCCACCGGCGATCAAACTCACGTCACCGGAGATGAACGAGGAATCCCCACCGTTCGATCCGCTGCTGCCGTCGCCCGAATACGACTTCGAGCCGCCGTTCCCCCCGAGGCCACGTGTCACGGTGTATGTGTCACCCATCAGCTCGACTGGAACGAACACCCGATCGACGTAGGCACCGCCGCCACCGCCGCCTCCGCCGTAGCGGTACCCCGAATTCGAGCGGCGGCCAGAACCGCCACCGCCGCCAGCACCGCCGAGCGTCACCCACGCACCTGTCGCACCTGATGGCACCGGGGTGTTAGTGCGGTTGACGTTTTCTTCGGTGAACGGTTCGAACGCGGCCTTCACCTCAACGGTTGGTGTACCACCGGTGACCGAAAGTGCGGCACCCGCAGGGAAGAGCGCTTCCCCACCAGGGCGGCCACCAGAAATCGACAACGACGCTTTCGTCGGGGTGATGACCTTGTTCGCCACATCCACCACCAGGGCAGGCTGACCACCCGCCACCTTCACCACAGCCGGAAGTGGTTTCGCATCCACATCCACCGCGATCGCAATATTCACCGCAATCGACGCCCACCGATTCGCCGCAGACGACAACGCCGACACCTCACCCGAACCAATCGCCGTATTCACCCACAACAACGGATGCGTACCCACCGTCTGAGCCCGATTACGACCACCCCTAATCGCATCAAGCGCATACATCGGCGCCCCATACGCACCCGCAGAAAACGCCTGCAACGTAATCGCACTCCCCGGAGCCGACACAGCCTGAGAATGAACCACACCATTACCAAAGTTCACACTCGGCGTGCCAACAGCCTGCACATTCTCAAACGCCGACCCATACGCAGTGACCCAACCACCCGCACCAGTGATCGACACCGCCTTCGCCGCACCCGAACCCGCACCAGCAAGCCGATACAACGCCTGACCACCATAATCAGCCGTATTGCTGTGATACGCCACAGCGATACGCGACATCTCCACACCGCCATACGTCACCATCTGCGGCTGCCCAGTACGGTCCCACGCCACCGACAAAAACACATCAGCACCCGCAGGAGCAGTAAACGAACCCGCAGCCGAACCCAAACCGATGATCGGCGCAGACACGCCCCTATAACCCAAGTTCGCCGGCGCCACCTTACCCACAAACGGATCTGCAGGCACCGCACACGACGTGTACGTCTTCGCATCCATCGAACCCGGCGCGATCAACTTCGCGATCTCGGGGAAAATCTGGGAAAACGTCTGAACGCCAACACCATTAGTTCCGACCGTCTGTGAATTCTCGAAACACACAATGATCGACCCAGACGGCGGATGAAACATCGGCGAGCACTCGTAACCCACCCACGACCCAGCGTGACCCTTCCACTCGCCATAGTCGTACATGGCCATGCCGTAACCCACCTCGGGCGGGCCGAACCCTCCGCCCAGCGGAATCGGGCAGAACTGCGTCATCCACAGCTCATACATTTCCGGGGAGAGCAGGGCACCATCCCGCAAAGCGGCACACCACTTGCTCATATCCGCCATCGTCGACACGATCGCACCCGCCGCATGCGCATACGACGGATGCACCTCCGTGGTGATCTGATTCGCCCCACCCAACAAGCCACCATGCCCAACCGCGAACGGTGCAGGCATCTTCGCCGTAGCCGGCCACGACGTCTCCGTCAAACCCAGAGGCGCGCAGATATCTTCATGAATGATGTCCCGAATATGGCGACCAGTCACCGCCTTCAACACCAGACTCAGAATGAACCAGTTGTCGTTGATGTACTCGAACTGGGTGCCAGGTTCGAAACTCGCCGGATGCCCCACCGTCAAACCGAAACGCGCCTGATCCGAAAACGCCGACTTGGTGAACAACAACCCCAAATTCAGCATGTAATTGAAGTCACGCTGCTCGTTGAACACACCCGACCGCATCATCATCAAATGACGAATCTTGATCTTGTGGGAGTTAGCGATCCGACTCAACTGAAACTCAGGCGTATCGAACTGGTCGATCGTATCCTCTAGAGAAATCAGCCCCTTCTGCACCGCCATCAGCACAGCCATCGCACTGAACGGTTTCGTCGCCGAACCGATCCGGAAATGCATATCGGTGGTCAGCGGAACTCCCGACGTCGAAATGCCATACGCTTTCGCGTAATAGCCGAGCGGGCTCGTCACGTGCACACCAACACCCGGGCCTGCACCGTCAGCCATCGCCTGACCCACGATCGCATCGATCTGCGCGGTCAACTCCGAAGGCATCGGCCCTTCAGTCGGTTCAAACGCCTCCGTCTGCACCTCCACCACGGGTGACGGTTCAGACTCGTTGCCCGCCTGGTCCAGGTTGGTGGTGTAAATGCGGTACACGGTGCCCGCGGCGCGGCCATCCCAATCGAAAACCTCCTCGATTGGGATGGGCTGCTCATTCAACCGTGTGCGCGTGTCGGCGTCATAGACGTGATAGGCCACGATCATTCGTCGGTACCTCCCTCTGCGCGCACAGTGATCTTCGAATACGTCTTGCCCACCACGATCGTTTCGGGCGGGGTAGGTGGTGTCGTATCGATCGGGTCCGGCGGCGGTGTTGTGACATCACGCTTGTAGAAGTAGACCCAGCCGCCGCCCAGGGCGCCGGGGCCGCCGTGGTTGAAGAACCGGTCACCACCGTTACCGGCACCACCGGGGGCGATACCGCCACCGCTCGGAACCTTCTGATGGCCACCAGCCAGATAGGTTTGGCCGTTGTACTCCAAGGGTTCCGGATAACCACGCCCGGTGGGTTTCCCGATCAGTCCGAGGGAGTCGCCACCCGCCCCGCCGACGCAACGCAACCGTTCCTCGCCGCCGAACGTGAACAGGGTGTCGCCGCCCTTACCGCCCACACCGGCCCCACCCGTCCCGGGCGCGCCGGGATTGAACTCGATGATCACATCCTCATCGGGTTCGAAGTCTTCACCCTCGTAGAACGAACCGGCGTTGAACTGCCCGGGCCAGCCGCCCTCACCGAACTGCGCCAAAGATGCCTGACGGCCACCACCGGCCCCGCCAACACCGACCAGGTCGAACGCGTTCGCCCAGCGGGGTTTCGCGATCGTCGTCGGATTCGTCCCAAGATAGATCTTCTGCGGGTCATAGTGGTCAGCACCGCTGCCGGTGTCGACCGCAAGTTCGATCCACGGCACCTTGGACGACTTCACAACCGCAGACTTCGCGATCGACGCCGCCGGGCTGTTCGGATTCGATGTCTCGTCACGTACCGCCGCCACCGATTTCACATTCGCATACGGATGATCCGGAATATCGTCCTCTTCGTCATAGCCACGGATGTAATGCGTGCCAGTTCCAACGATGACCGGTTCAATCTCAAACTCGTCGGTGATCTCACGCGGAATGATGTCCGCGTCGTCGATCTGGTAATACACCCAGCCGACCGTGTCATCACCCGCAGGCAGCAGAGACACCAAGTTCGGTGAATGGTGCACCAGATTACGGGCACCGGTGGCTTTGTCGATCTTGCGGACATTCACATAGACCGCGGTGATGTTCGTGGAACCCTTGCCCAGCCAGCCGATCGCCCCCAACGGTTCGGACTTGCCGGCACGATAGGTGATGGCCAGACAGGCGTTCTGGGTAACCGGAAGCCACGCATTCGCATTCGAATACGGATAGTTCGCATCCCCCGAAGGCAGGAGCCCCTTGTCGACCGGTTTGTTCGTGGAGACCCCCGCCAGCAACCACGCGAACGCCCCCTGCGCAGCGTTCGACGACACCTGCAGGATCGTGTTGAACAAGTCCGGCAGGCTCGCCCCGGTGCCGTGCTGCCCCACCAAACCACCCACAAGGTGGTCCAGGAACTCTTGGATCGCCTCAGCAATGTTCCCCGCGCCCAACGCGCCCAAAATGTTGGCCGGGTTGATTGTCTGCAACGCGTCGACGAGGTCGTCCCACGTGTTCAACACGGTTCCGACGGTGCCGCGCAGGGTGTTCACAATGGAGTCGATGAGCGCCTGGATACGGCCCAGGATGTTTTGCAGCTGATCAGTCAGCCCGTCAACCCATTCCGGTTTCAACCGGGCTGTCTGGGTAGCCGACGCGTCATCGAACCAGAACGTGCCCGAGGTGGCGGTGTGGGTGATGAGGATGCGGACCTGCACCCCCGTCACACCTTCAGTCACCTCGTAGACACCGGTCAGTTCCTGTCCGGGCCAATCCAAGTCCGCCACGGCAGGGGTGTAGGTGGCGACGTCCACCGGTTCCTGCGCCACACCATTCACATGGGGCACGACCTGCAGGCGCACAGCAACACCCGTGCCCACATAACCCTCATGAGCCACGAACACTTTCGGGGTGAACGACTGCGCCACCGGAATCACATCCGCACTACGCAGTGCCTTCTGCTCACCAGAAGCCACAACCTTCGCCGCACCCGAACCATCCCCCGTACGGGACTTGTCGGCGTCAATGATCCAATCAGTGCTGGACGTGATCGAATCCGCAGCGAACGCACCCGCCGGCAACAGATTCGTCGACGACGCGTGCCCCAACTGGCCGAACAACTGCGCCAGCAGCGAACGCGGCCCGATCAGCAGATTTAACGGTTCGATGAAAACCCGGGTGACCGTCTCCCACACCTCATGAGGCTGCACACCGTCGGAGAAGTCGATGCCCCCGAAGATCGGCGACAGAATCGAGTTGATCAGGTCAATGATGTCCCCGAGAATCGGGATGTTCAACGCCCAATCACGCAACTGGTCGAACGCGCTACCCAGACCGGGCAGAAACACGCCGGTTAAGGCTTCGACAACCTTCTGGAGTAGTAGTTCCCAGAACTGGCCGCGCAGGGCGGACAGTTCGGCCGAGGTCTTGGGCGCCTCCCCCGTGGTGGGGGGCGCCGAAGATGGCGCGGTGTAACCCGCTGGTGCCGAAGAAGGTACGGCAGGGTTGGACGGAAACGCTTTCTGCTGGAAAGGGGTCGTCATAGCAGCGGCGCAACCTCCGCGCAGAACGTTGTCGCGGGCGAGGCCGGGGTGGACCAGGAGCTGCTCGTGGATGCCTGCTGTTCTGCGCGCAGATAGATCGTGGCAGCATTGCCCGCGGACACCGTTGGCAGCGCGCTACCGACAGTGAATCCAGGAATGACGACGTTTGGGGGTGGGGTCACCCCAGCGAGCCCTTTGGAGTAGCCGACCATCCCCCCGGAGGCGGGGTCGCCCAGGCGGGCAATCAGGTCCACGCGCGTATCGGCCGCGCCGGCGACCTGCGTCTGAGCGAACACCCTCGGATACCAGTCGAACGGCTGGGCCGGGATGGTGATACTCGACAGCAGTCGTGTCGAGGTGACGCTGGCAGAAGTCGCGGCAATCGCCTCGGAGATGTACATGTTGCCCACGCGCTGCGCGGTGGGCACCCACATGCCGTCCGAGGAGCGGTAGACGAGGACGAACTTATTGGTGCCCCCACCCAACTCCGGTGAGGTCGCCAAGTCGTCTGCGTTGGCGATCACCACGGGGCCTTCGTCGCCCTTCTGCCCGCTGTGGACGAAGAACTCCAGCTTGTATTTGGACGGCAGGCCGGGCCCGCCCGGATCGACCGGGGTCACCACCGGGTTGGGGCTAGGCAGCGGATCGTCCGGGTCGACCGGGGTCATCTTGATCTCGGTGAACTCCGGCGGCAGACCGGGTGTGCCGGCTGAGAAGAACGGCAACTCGCCGAAGCCGCCCTCGGGCGTCAGAACAAGATAGGCCACCCCGGTGTCGGGGTTGAAGCCGTTGACAACGGTGACCCGACCGTCGAAGGTGATGTTGGCGCCATCGATAGTCAATGCCATAGTGGAATAAGTCCCCCTTGATGAATTAGTGGGCGGATTTAGGGCTGCGCTTCAATCGCGCCCAACTAACCCGTGTGCTTAACTACTGGGTGGCCAATGTCAAGATGTTGATGGCCTCTTGGAACTTCGACAGCTTGCGCTGGAGTTTGACGACCGGGGCCTCTTCGGCCTTGCCGTCGCCGATCTGAACAATGACCTCGGAACGGCCGTCGCGGGTGTCCACGACAACGATATTCTCGACCCAGTCGGTGTAGAGTTGACCGTTGCGGATAATGGTCGCCAGGGCGCCCGGGAACAGGTCTCGGCCAATCTCGTAGGGTAGGCCGTTTTTGAAGGTGACCTCGCCCGAGATGTATCCGCGGGTGTTCCACATTTCACGCTTGAGCGCGAAAATGCCATCGATGGTGTACGGCGCCTTGTTGGTGGGCACAAAGACCTCAGCGTGGCCGTACGGACCCATTTTGATGCGACGATCGAAGTTATCCGCCAACTGGAATGCCAGCAACACGTCGTTGAACAGGCCTTCGAACATATTGCTCGGAATGCCGGTAATGCCGACGACGATGAGGACCATATCCAGAATGAAGGCCATGGTGGCATTAATTAGATCATTTAACCATTTCGGAGATTTACCGCCGACAATTACCCGCCACGCCTCTGGTCTATGATGGGATAGTCGGCCGGAAACCCCGCCTTTAGGATGGTCCGCATTAAATACTGCCCACGTTGGGACATAATGCACACCGAGTAGTGGTGCGATATTCCACCCGTCCGGGGCGTACTCACCCTTCGGGTTCAAGAATGGCGCCAGGACGTCGCCGAAAATGGAGCTCTGCAAATCCACCAGGACGCGCAAGATGCCGTCCAGGAAGGTGCCCGTGGGCCCCACGATCCCCATGCGGTCCTTGATGTCCACGACAATCGTTGGGACCGTGAGCGGGAACAACGCCAGCAGCGGGTCGTTGCCCGGCTGCGGGTCGCCGGGGCGCCACAGCTTCACCTCGACATGCAGGCCGTTGTCCTCAACAACCTCTTCGAAAATGGAGCCGATCTTGTCCATGCGCCAGTTCACCGAAATGAACGGCGAGGTATCTGTCAGTGGATTGGTGGGGACGACATAAATGGGCGTGCGCAGAGTGCGGGCCACGTCGTCGAGGCCAATTCCGTCGCTCCCCGGGTCCGCCGACAAAACGGTCCCGAACCAGGCGCGCCAGTCGAGGTTCAGGCTCAGGAGGTTGTTGACCATTTCCCACATGCCCGACTGCAGGCGGAATGCCTGGGTGCCCAATAGCCATTTGAGGATGGAAATGGCCGGGCCGATCGCCACCCCGCGCGGCGGGAATTGGACCTGCAATGGAAGCAGAAAGTTCGGCCACGCCAGAATCTTCATCAGCCAGGCGTAATCGCCTTCGAGTTCACACTCGACAAAATCCGCCTTGCCGGCGTTGTTGAAATTGTCGTGGGCCGTCTTCACCTGCCCCGACCACAACAGGTGCCCGATTTCGATTGTGACGGGCACCGTGGTCTCGTGGCATTGCAGAACAACGTCCGCCAACGGATCGGTGCGCTTGAGGGAAAGGTTTCCGCTCTCGACCTGGTTGCGGGGGAATTTGCATCCCACGGAGAGGTAGTCGCCCGCCTCCCCCACTGGGCGATAGAACTTGTCGTAGACGGTGACGATAATGCGGGTGTCGGAGACCGCAGCTTTCTCGATCTCCGACACCATCCGGGCGGCCTCAACCGCCGTATACGCATCCTGGGAGAGCTTGGCCCGTAAATCGTCGAGAGTCTTCTGTTCAACTTCAACTCTGGGCAAGCAGTTCTCCTTACTCCGGCCAGCGCCTCATGGGCGTTAGGGCCGCGATAACCTTTGAATTGGCGTTGCCGTCTTTGATTTTCACAGCGATCTGGTGCGTGGTCGGCGTGCCATCGAGGCCGCGCGCAGGGACCGGCTTTGACCAGCGCCCCTTGAGGAGGGCGTACATGTTGCCCTGCGGGGGCTCGATGCCGAAGATGCTTTCGAACCACTGCATCAGGGGTGGGATGTTGCCGTTGAACGCCAAGCTGATCAGGCGATGCAGGAAGTCCTGGAAGAACGGGAGGTCCTGCTCGGTCTGATCGGTGGTGATGTCGTAGACGCCGCGCTGACCCGGGTGGGTCTTGATGAGCGCCACCTGACCATCGGCGAGGGGGCCGAACTCGATCGTCGGATCGGCGCCGGGCCCGTCGCTGAAGAAGAACGTGCCGGGGCCGTACACCACCAGATCCGGGAAGCCGGGCTGGTCGCCGAAGTTGGTGACCGCCAAGTGGCCGGACTGGGTGACGGTGGCGTTGTCGCCGAACGACCAGCGGTTGACCGCCGGCGGAACCAGCTGCCGGGTGAAGCCGTCACCGGCCTCCATACCGAAGCCGACGCCGCGGTGATCCTCGCCCACCTGCGACTGCGACCCGGACTCCTTGTAGGTAAGGACCGGGAAGCCGCTCCGCATGACCGTGTACTGGCGGTCGTTGTTGGCGCTGCCGCACACCAGTGACCACGTCTCGCCCCAGATCGGGAGGATGAGCAGGATGCGCTGACGCAGAACGGTTTCCACACCATTGTTGAAGGCCGACAATCTGATCCATTGCGGGCCGATTCGCAGCCGGATGCCGTCCTGACCGTCCTCGCTCATCCGGCCCCAGATATCGATGTAGGCCGCATCCGGGAACGGGAACATGAAGAAAGCGCCGAGCTGGATCGAAATGACCTGCTTGTTGGTGGCCGTGGTTCCGGGCGAACCTGTCGCCGTGGTCCTGACCGTGACGTACGGGTTGGTGCCGCCACTGACGATCGAAGCGTCGATCTGCGGCACATCGGTTTTGGCGTAGGCGCCCTTAAACGTGACCGTGTAGGGTCCGCCCGAGTCGCCGGTGACGTCGACGTCGTCGGTGGTGATGTTGGACAGCGACGCCAGGGCCGTCTTGATCTCCGCCGCGGTGGCGGGATACGAGATCGACGAGGTGGTCTGCCCATCGAAGCCGAGGCGGATAGCGGTGGGGTTACCGAATACCTCGATAACCTGGGTTTCGCTGACGCCGAGATAGCGGTTGATAACCGTGTTCTGCTCTTCACCCTCTGGGGTCCAGCGGGCCCGGCCGGGGATCAGGAAGTTGACCGCGGATTCGGTCTCGCACACACCATCGCCGGGGCCAAGGTATGTCTGATCCCAGTTCGGGCCGAGGCTTCCCTCGTCGTCGCGATTGAATTCGTCGATCGCCATCTTGTATGCGAACTGGAATTGAGACACCGAGTCGTGCGAGCGCCAGAAGGCGTCGTCGTTACGGATGAACCACTGGAATTTCTGGATGCCGTCGCGGGTGTATCCGCGCTGAAGCTTGTCGGTCGGGGCCCGATGGAGGCGCGGATAGCACCACCACTCCCCCGATTCGGGAGTAACCCAGGTGAGCTTGCCCGGATTCTCCGGGTCCCATGAGGCGACCCATTTGCGGATAAGACGGCGCATGTTTTCGGCCGATTGCGCCGAGGCGATAACCTTCATCACCATTTCGGCCGGCTCGTAAACCGTGTCCGACCATGTCGCGCCGTCCTGGCGGGCACCCTTGTTGTCGAGGTGATTGAACAGCGGGTGCATACCCTCGATGCCTTCTTCGAGGGCTATTCCTTCGGTAACACCGGGCCACGGCGCCAGTCCGCCGTTGAGATAGAAGATGATCTCCCCGCCGGGGCTGGTGTAGGTGATATTCGGCTCAATACCTTCGCGGAGAAGATTGATGCCGTATTTGGTAATCGGCGTGGGAGGATAGCTCTCCAAGGGGTCCCCTTTCGAGTGAGGTCCGAAGACGCATCAACCCCCGCCCAGGGGAACGTGAGCGGGGGTTGATGCGAAGTTTCGGTTAGCGGGGCTGGCCCGAGGCGTAGCTCATGAAGTTGAGCTGATTCATGACCTGCTGGTTGTTTTTGTCGGGGCTCTGGACGAATGTCCCGATATTCACCCCGCCGAGGCCGCCCTGCTGCTGTTGCTTGTCAGCATTCGGGTCCTGCTCGCCCTTCTTCTCTGCCGACTTCTCGTCTTGCTTTCCGGCCGACCCGCCGAGGGCGGGCTTGGCCTGAGAAAGGCCGCCGAGGAGACGACCGAACCAGCTTTTGCTCATATCGCCGAGGGCACTGTCGCCGAGCGTGAAGGTCTCCATGAGGCCCTCGACGCCGATGGCTGCAACCTCGCCGCCGTACTTGATGGTTCGTTGGATGAGCTGCATGGCCATCTGCGCCGCCGCCGAGGCCGCCGGAGCTGCCGGACCGGCCATCGCCGAGCCTGCGCCCATGGCGCCCTGAATCGCAGCGCCCATCAGCCCACCGACGCCGAGGCCGCCGCCCTGGGGCTGCCAGCCTTCCTCGCCGGGCTTGTAGTCGTTGTTGCCTTGACCCGCGGCGGTTTGACCCGCCTCGAGGCCGCCAACAGCGCCTGCCGCAGCACCTGCCGCACCGGGCATGCCGGTGCCGGGCAGCTGCCTTTGCGGGGCAAGCTGACCGAGTGCGCCACCTGCCGCTCCACCGCCCGCGGCGCCCAACCCGCCGAACAGGCCGGGTAGACCGCCGCCAGCAGCACCGCCCGCAACACCGGGTGCACGGCCTCCGGGGAGGCCCGTAGGCATACCGGTGCTGAGCGGCCCGCCAGCTCCGCCGAGGAGTTGTCCAGCCTGACTCATCAGGCTGCCCCAGTTGGCGCCGGTTGCGAGAGGTCCGCCCCCCGATGTCGCGGGCAGAGCCTGCTCAATCGGGAGGTGCCGATTCTGCTCCAGCTGGTTGAGGTAGGCGTGGGTGTTCGCTGCGGCGTTGGTGCGCAGTGACGGGTCGATGCCGCCACCCCGGGCGAAGTCGGGCTTCTGCTGGAACAGGCCGACGACCTCGTTCGCCCCGCCGGGGCCGCCTTGGGGGCCGCCATTGGCGTTGGGGTTGAGCCCCGATTCGCCGATGGCGTAGGCAACGATGGCCTGCGCCTCCTGCGGGCTATACCCGCGAGAAATCGCCTGCTGATAGATCATGTTGGCCACGGCCTGCGGAGATCCGGGGTTGCCGAAGCTACTGAAGGCCGCTGCGTTCGTGATGGGGGTGCCCATCTTGCCCATTTGCCCTGGGCCGCCAGGCGATCCGGGGCTGCCCATTCCGGGGATTGCCCCACCGAAGGGCCAGTTGGTGACGAACACCGGGGTCCCGCCGCCCGACGATCCGCCGAACGAGCCCGGCCCGGAGAATCCAGCAGCCGAAGCCGGCATTCCGCCGGGCATGGGGATGGAGTAGCTTTGCCGGGTGTGGACGTGGTTCTGGTGACCGGCCCAGTCCTTGGCGTAGTAGCCGGGCTGGTCGGTGCCGGGGCCCACGAACTGCCCGTTGGCGATGCCGATCTTTCGACCATCCGGGTTGCTCCAGATGACCTGCTCCATCGCGCCAGGGATCGTCGCGAGGTACTCGGCGAAGGCCTGCATGTTCTCCACCGGGCCGGACCAGTCGATGCCCTTGTTGAGGCCATCCTTTTCCTGGTGTCCGGGGTAGGTGCTCGGCTTGAGGCCGAATGCCGCACCCAGCTGGTGAACCCACGGGGGGAACTCCCCGCCGCCGTTGCCGTAGCCGCCAGAGTCGGTGCCGACGGGCAGGCCATAGGGCTCTCCGCCGCCCATCGGGGCGCCGAAGGATGCCTGACCGGGGGCGCTGAACCCACCGCCACTGCTACTGTCGCTGCCGACGTAGTTGCCGCTACTGTCGTAGTCTTCGAGCCCATCCTTGGACTTGCCGAAGAGCATGCCGATGATGCCGTACGAGCCGTCACCCTGCGCGGCGATCTTGCCGAGCATCGCCTGCAGCGGAGCCGTGGCGAGGTTGCCGACGAGTCGAACCAGGTTGTCCGCCAAGCCGGCTATGCCGCGCGAGATGCCGAGGTCGTCATCGAGTCCGGCGCCAAGCTTGTTGGCGTCGGACATGCCGCCCTTGACCTTTTTCCACTTGCCGTTCAGCTCGTCGACAAGGTCAAGCTGGGATTGGTTGAATTCCCACTCTTCTTCGCGCAGCTTCTCTTTCGCCTCGAAGATTTCGCGCTCGGTGGCGAGAGAATCCTGCTCGAGGATGGCGACTTCCATGCGGGCGTCGCGAAGGTCGAGCGCGGCGCGCCGAACCTTCTCCTGCGCATCTGCGACGGCACGCTGATCGACATCGGTGTAGCCATAGCCCGGCTTTGAGAACGGTTTCCCGTCCGTGCCGTACTCCAGCTGGGGGGTGCCCGGAGTGATCGGCCCCATGGGGACATCGATCTTCGGCATGAAGTCGTTCGGATTGAGCGTCGACCAGATCTGATCGCGCCGCTCGCTATCGCTGAGCTTTCCGCCCCCGTCGGCAGGCGGCAACGGAACGTCATGCGGAGCCCACGGAGGAAGGCCCGCGTCAGCAGGTGCCGGGCCGATGCCCGTGGTAGCACTGCGGCCCGCGTTCGGGTTCCACCTGCGTCGACCGTCACGCCCGTGCGGGCCGTTTCCGGTGCCGGGCGCGCCGCCCTGTGGGAGGGTGTCCTCCGGCGGGAGTCCAAGCTTCTCGCGGGCCTTCCTCCGTAGGGCATCTTCCCCGTACTTCGGATCGTTCGGGTCGAACGGGTAGCCCTCGTCCCCGGGCATCTTGACGTCGGATTGGCCACCGAATCCGATGGCTCCGCCCCATTTCATGAGGAACTTAAGCCAGGCCGGGATCGAGACGCTTGCCAACGCGGCGGAGATTGCCGTGCCCGCGTTTTTCGCCAGAGTGGGGATCTTCCCGAGCGCGGTGGCGACATTGCCGAGGCCGCCCGCCATGGCGGCGATGATGCCGACAAGGCCGAGGCCCTTGAAGCCCACCCACGCACCGATGATCGCCCAGACGAGGCCCGGGTGCTCCTTCATGAGGTTGGTGAGAGGCTCGATCTCCTTGAGGACCGCGTTGACAGCCTTCGACGCCGACACTAAACCGTTAGCCAGGCCGAACGCCGCGTCGATGACGTCGTCGAGCGTCTTCTTGAAGTCCTCTGGACTCTTGTTGCCGAATACTTCGTAGATTCGCCCGCCGATCGTCCAGATGGCGTCGCCGAGCGACTTGGCCGCGTCGATACCCTTCTGGATGAACTCCTGCAGCTTGCCGGAGCGCTGCGCCTCAGTGATGAAGCGCGAGAAGCTGGTTGCCGCATTGGCGATAGCGTCGGCGAACCCCGGAAGGAACGACGAGCCCGTCTCGGTCAGCTTCAGCATCGCGTTCGTGAACGGCGCGATAGCCGGTTGGAGATTCTGGAACGCCTTGACAATGTTGTCGATAATGACCGAGATGCTCTTCTGCGACCCGGGGGTCATCAGCTGATTGGCAAACTCGTCGAACATGCCATTCATGGCGCCGGCGATGCCCGTGGTCAGCCGCATGATTTCCGGCTGGAAAGTGTTCGTCAGGCTGCGGAAGCGTTGCGCCACACCCTCGAACAAAGTCTCTTGAGTAGCCTTCTTGAGGTCCCCGAGGGGGCCGTCAACAAGGTACTGGATCTCCAGCGCCGCCTGTTGGGCCGCCGGCGAGAGTGATTGCAGGGCTTCGGCGAACTTCTCTGGATCGCCCATGTCCTTGATGGCGTCCCCGAAGCCGGAGACGCCGAGCGCCAACGTGCCAAACCCTGCGCCAGCAGCCATAAGAATGGCCGGGGTAAGGGCAAGGCTCTGAGAGGCCGTGACAACGGCTTCCATCGCCGATGCCATCGTGATGAGCAGGCCGCCGCCCATGAACGCGCCAGCGCGCCCCGAGGGGACGAACGGCAGGTCGGTGAGCATGTTGCCAATGACGCCCAGGCCGCCGCCGCCACGCCTACCCCTACCGCCGCGCCGATCTCGGTCTACGCGCTTGCGGCGCTTCTCCTCCTCGGCCTCTTCAGCCTCATGGAGGGACTTGACGGCCTCCTCGCGACTGCGGACGGCTTTCTCGACGTCCTCGTTGGCTTTCCGGAGGTCTTCGAGGGATTTCTTGGCGGCGTCGTTCGCCTTGCGATGCTCCTCTTCGGACTTCGTGAGGCTCTTGACCACATCGTCGCGGTCTTTTTGAACCCTTTTGAGGTTCTCCTCGGCTTCCTTGAGGATTTTGGTCTTTTTGTCGAGGTCAGCCTTGCCGGCGGCAACCTGCTTATCCAGGGCGCGGACATCCCGCTCCTCCAGGATGCTTTTCTTGCGTGTCGGGTGGATCTCTTTATCGAGGGCCTTGGCCTCTTTGTATTTGCCCTCTAGCCTGAGCTGCTTGATTCGATGGTCGGCAAGGCGGATTTCCTCCCTGGTCTGCTTATGGGCGTCGCTCTTCTTGTTGCGACGATCAACAAGTCGGTTATACTCCTCAAGTGCCTCGTTGCGGGCCTTCTGCGCCTTGGTCTCAAGCCGCTGGTTGGCGATTTCAGACTTGCGGAGCCGCTGGGACTTCTTCTTCTGCTCCCCGATTTGCTCTTCGAGCTCTAGGACCTTCTGGCTAGACTTGGCTAACGCATCCTGGCTCTTCTTGGCTTCGCGGGCGGCGCGAGAACTGCTGAGGGTTGCGTCGGTAACCCTGTTCATCGCCCTGCGGACGCGAGGAGCGGCGCTCTCGATCTCCTTCGACATGGCATCGGCCGATTCCCTGCCAATCTTCTGGAATCGGCCTACCGCCTCTTTCTCCGCATTTCGCATCGACTTCTGGTTGAGATGGAGAAACGCCCATAGATCAACTCTCGCCATTTACCCCATCTCCTGCCCAGTGAGCTGCGCGAAAATCGATCGTTTGACTTCGCGCACAGTGTCTTTTTCGAACGTTTCCTGGACTTCTTTCAAGTAGGCGTGAACGCTCAGCTTGTACCAGGAATCTTCAGGAAGCCCGTCGAGGAGAATGAGCAGCTTTCTGCTGCTCAACTCCCCGCGGTACCATTCCCCTATGTCATGGTTGTGATAGAGAGAGAGATCGCACTCAATCTCCCTCGGAAACACCATCCATCTCGCCATCGCTTCCCGCACTTTTGGGATCGGCGTCGACGCGCTCCTGGAACTCGCGGTTCATGCGGGCCCATTCCAGGGGGATCTGGTTGGAGCGCCCGCCGCCGGCCTTGAACCGCTCGTACTTCTCTTCGCCGAAAATGGCCTGAGCAAGCTGAACGTTGTACGGGGGCTTCATCAGTTCACCGTTGATCTGGTACGGCGTCTTGAGTTCGCCCTTGATGGTGCGGCCCGGGAGTTCGGTGCCGTCTTCCAGCGTCATCGGCGGGACAACGACATCGTCTTCGCGGTCGCACTTCTCAATGCGGAACTGGAGCTCTTCCCAGCGTTCCTGCTGGTCGTCGTCCAAAAGGCCGGGGTTGGGGATTTCAAAGATTTCGCCGTTGATCTCGATCTCGACGCTGGCGGTGAAACCGAAGTATTCGGCCGCCTGCTCCTTGGCTTCCCGAACCGAAACCGGCTTACGAGGGGTGTAGGTCATCTGAATGACTCCTAAAAAGAAAAGAGGCTGTTGGGCTGTGGAAACCCACAAGCGGCGGACACAGCCCGAGCCCGCCGCTTGTGGGTAGATCAATTAGGAGAGGCCGATAACCGCGGAGGCAGTCGGGGCCGAGTTGGTGGTCAGCGCGTTCGTGCCAGTGGCCTTGACGCGGAACTTCCAGCTCGCCGAAGAGGTGACGCCCGAAACGCGGATCGTGACCGTGGCAGTGCCCGACACATCCTCGATGACGGCGTCAGTCCAGGTCGCGCCGTCATCGTTGGACTTCTCCACCTCGTATTCGTACGAGGTGGACTTCGACGTGGGCTTGTCGAAGGTAACGTCGGCCATCTCGCCGGCGACCGCAACGGCCGTGGGTGCCGTGGCGAACAGCGGGTAACCCTGCAGGCCGCGCCAGTCCGCACCCTCGCGGTGCCACAGAGCGGGCTTGCCGACGAACGGGCACAGCAGGGCGCCGAGCTCGATCTCCATGACGTCCGCGTCGGCCTTGTTCCAGCTGGAGTTGCCGCGGTTACGCAGCGACATGCGCGGGAACGTCTGCGCGAAGTAGTTGTCGCCGTCGAAGCCGATCGCGATGACCTGACGCTCAACCAGTTTGGTCTCGGCGTCCTTGGCGATCGTGTAGTGCGCCTGGCCGACGTCAGCGAGGCTGTGCAGCGGCTTGTCGTAGCGCAGGGCGTCGACCAGCGGCGTGCCCTCCAGGGCCTTGATGGTGATGCCATCATTGTCCTGGGTGACGTCGAAGCGCACGGCGCGCTTGCTCTGGGCGATCATGGTGTCGGCGACGTCGGTGTCGTACGTCATCTCCGTGCCGTCCTCGTGCAGGGCGCCGAGGTGGTAGAAGCCGAGGCCGTTATCGCCAAGCAGGTCGGAGCGCAGCTTGCCGTCTTCGGCGAACGGCGAGAAGAAGCCGTCGTCGCCGAGGCCGACCGCGGGGTCGGCCAGGTTGTGCACCGTGCCATCCAGGTTGCGGTAGTCGCGGATCAGGATGTCGGTGATGATTGCCTTGCGGACAGTCAGGGGGTTGATTCCCGGCTGCAGCAGGTTCGCGTAGGTACCGCCGTTAGCGGGCAGAGCCATTAGCTATTCCTTTCGATGCCCAAGAACGGGCGGAGGGGGGTTACTTGGTCTTGGCGAACTTGAATTTCGGGGCCGCGGGAGCTTTCTCCTCGGCCTTTTCCTCGACCACGGGGGCGGCAGCTTCCGGAACGAAGCCGGCGGGGATGATGGGGGCGCCGTCGGGGAACATCGAATCGTTCACCTGCGACCGCTCAACCTTGTCGCCAAGCTTTGCGGCCTGGGCGTCGGTCAGCTCGATGATGCGGTTAGCCTCGAAAGAAACGACCTTTCCGCCGTTCACGTAGGCGCCCGCCGTCAGGGTGCGGTACTTAGCCATGTGTATTCCTGATTCCTCTCAGTAGCTAAGAGATGTGATAGGGTGGTGGATATGAAGAAGCCGTTCGATCTCTTTGCTGAGAGCGTGCTTAACGATTCGGTCGTTAAGTTCGAAGACGGCAGTGCGCGTATCTGGTGGGGGAATCGCCCATTGGGCGGAAAGATTCAGACCCCCGGGCCCCGATGCCGCAGATGGCGGCACGACTGGTACATCGAGAAATACGATGGATGCCGGGGCGAATACGCGGACAAGGTCTGCAGGACCTGCAAACGGAGAAGGCCGCTCAACGTTTAAGCGGCAACGATCCTCATGTGGACGTCGTACATCAGGGACGTTCCGAAGAACTTCCTCGGAATAGCGTCGTCGAGGTTGTCGATCGGACGCTCTTCACGCTTGTGGGCCTCGTCGGCGTAGTAGGACTTGTCGCCGACCGTCACCTTTTCCTGGGACCCGTAGCCGACCAGCTTTTTCATCCGGCGAGTAACCAGTCGGACGGTGTCATCCACCATCTCCTGGCTCGACCCGAAAACCATGAAGGCGTAGCGCCCCTGGTCGGTAATGCAGTTCTCGTCCTCTCCCCCGCCGATGCGGTGGACGGAGATAAACGGCAGCGGCGAGTTCGGCGGCCGCTCGTGTCGAACGTCCACGCCTTCGATCCCGGACAGCCATTTGATAAGGACTTTCACGCCGGGCGGGTATTCGTATTCGGTCACCTGTAGCGCACATCCTCATTCATGATCCGGGCCACGCGCTGCATGATTTCGAAGGCCGGCGTGGGCGTGTTCGGGCCCCATGGCGACCGGCTGCCGGGCCTGTCCCTTTTGGTGCCATACTCGATCCAATGGGCCTTCTCGTCGTTGTTGTAGACCAGGCCGATGGGCATTCCGCCCTTGAGAAACTTCTTGATGCGGATCTTCTGCATCGCGGTGAGTTTCTTCTTTTTGATGTGCGCCTTGTAATCGCCGGTCTGATACGGGTGTGGCACGCCCGTCTGCTGGGCCAAGACGCCCAGCATTGAAACATCCCAGACGTCGTGCCAGGTTTGTTCGACGTCGTTGATGAAACGCTGCACGATGCGACGCAGATCCCGACTACTGCTGACGCCATCCAGGAGGGCGCCACGGACATCGCGGAGCTTGACGACCACATCCCTGGGCATTTACACCTCGCGTCTCTCGCAGATGATCGTCACCTTGAAAGGCTTGCCGGCGAAGTTCGGGAACGTCCGCGCCCCGCCAGTGACCTCATAGGTGACACCGTCGTATATCAATTCGCCAGTGGCCCCGGCCGCCATCACCGCCGGAACCGGGGGTGCAGTGCACCTCCATGGGTCGGCGACGGTGTTGTAACCGAACTCGACCTTTTCCTTGGCGGTCAGCGGCCGGAAGCGGCATCCGGGAACTGGCACCTCGGTGCGGACTTCCCTGGGGTTGCCGTAGTCGTCGCGGTCGTCGAGGTCTTCAGTGATCGTCACGAATGTGACCGTCTGGCCGCCGAACCTCACGCGATCGCCACCAGCCGGTACTGGTAGATCACCGACTCCAGCATGGGGTTCTTGGCGATACCCCAGCTGCGGTCCACGAGGCCCGACCAGCGCATGTTGACATCGTCAACTTCCATGCCGGTGATGGGGCCCGTGGCGCCGGTGCCGACCATCAGGTTGGCGACATCCACGGCCTGCAAAACAACCTCGCGGAAGTCCCCAGCCTCCTCGGCGGTGAAGCCGTGGGTGAGCGTGACCTCAATGGGCCCGCGGCACCACCAGCCACACTTCTTGTAGAGCACGCCGGGTTCCTGGGAGACGAAGTAGACCTCATCAAGGTCCACCTCTTCGCCGTCTTCCGTGATGGAGAGCAGCTCAACAGGTTTCAGCGTCGGCAGGACGATGAAGTCGTGGCCGCTGCCGTGTAGTCGAACCGTGCTCTCCACGACGGGGGTGACGTGCCAGCCGCACGCGCGACGAGCGCGAGACAGTGCGGCGGCGAGGGCGCGTGCGGTCTCAGGGTCATCTTTGTCGATCCGACCCTGGGTGTAGGTGTCTACATCTTCGGTGGTTAACTCCTCAGCCATCACTCACCTTTCGGGGGCCGCCCGCGGCGGCGCTTAGGAGCGGCTTCGACGGCCTGCTCGAGCGGCTCGTCGGCAACGGCGCGCTCCATGGGTTCCGGCGCGGGCCGCTTGGCGGGCCGAACCTCGTGGCCCATTCGGGCGAGCTCGGCGGCAACATCGTCGGCGCGATCGGCGCGGCCGGCGCTCAAGTAGGAGGCGCGCTCAGCCAGGAGCGCGGCGATGTAATCTGCTTTGGCGTCTCGAATAGGGCTAGTCATTGCGAGGCGTATCCTCGACCTTCTCGAATTGATTGATCAGTGGGCTGTATTCGTTCTTCAGGCGCTTGCGGCCGGGTGAACGAAGTCGGGTGCGGTGCTCCAGGCGGACATCCCACAAGGGCTCCGCGGGCACCGTATTGTGACCGACGAGAAATCTCCTCTCACCATCTACGGGAGCGGAGACAACAAAGTGCGCGCCCTCGATGCGGATGCCGGGGGTTGCGCGGAACAGGCAGCGCAGCGGCGATTCGTAGTCGTCGCCGACATCGACCACTCGATTGACGGAATCCTCGGCCTCGCGCTCCCAGAGCATGACTTCGGCGACGTGCTTGTCGGTTTCGGCTAGGCGCTGCTTTACGTCACCCGGGACGGCGGTGAACACCTCGTCGGCGTCCACGCGCAGCAGCCAATCGCCCGGCTCTGCGACCAGCATCGCGGCCTGCATCATCCAGTCGCGCTTGGCGACCTCGCCGCCATTGGGGCCCGACCAGGGTTTGCGAGGGGCATGGATGGTGCAGCCCATACCCAGTCCGGCCGCGGTGCGGGCGATGACGTCGGCCTGTTCGGGGCCGCTGGCGGGCTTCAACACGGCGCCGGGGAAGCCCCAGTAGGGTCCATCAACCGCGACGACATGGTCGGAAACCTTGGAGAGCGCCGACACGCACTCGGCGAGCCATGAAACGGGCTCTTGATACCAGCTCAACATGCTGATGATTCGCACGAAGCAGTTCCCCTTGCTTGTGTGCTGAGGTCGAAAAGTCCAGGTCAACCTCGGTCCCGGGTAGTTTAAGAAAAAGTTCATCACAGTGGGTTGCGCAAGCAGTCGCACTGCACTACACTGAAACGTAGCCGGAGGGTTAACCCGATTAAACCAATTTTCAAGCCTGGGTCCGAAGGTTACGGTCGCCGGACGCTTCCACACTCAGTCCGGCGACCACTAAAACTCAAGACTTCGCAGCGGGCCAGTTCCGCCACGACACCCAATGAGGTGCCGCCCGCTGCGATAAAACGGACCACCGAGCCGATGCGCCCCAATCCCCCGCCGGCTCGGTGGTTTTTTAGTCGTCCACCAAGACTTCTTTGCGGTGCACCGTTACCCCGGGCTGATCGGCGATACTGGCGAATTGGTCGAGCACGACCGATCCCGTGGCGAAGCGATACTCGCCGTAGCGCGGCTCGGCGATGATGTAGACCGCCCGCGGCGTGCAGCTCATGTCTTGGGCGTGCAGGAACTGGGCCCCGCTCATGCGGAGTAGGTCCGCGATCGGGTGGTCGGGACGCCCGCCGAGCAGGACGATTGGCACGCCCTTCTCGTCGGCGGTTTCCATCGCCACCTCGACGATTGCTTCCGTATCGTCTTCCATAGTGTTCCCCTAGTTGAAGAACGCGAAGATGTCGCGCTCCGTATCGTTGGCGCTGCCGCACAGCGTGGCGGCGAAAGCCTCCGCCAAGGCCTCCCCGTGGGCTAGGCGCCCATCCGTGGTGAAGGAATAGCCGGAGAGTGTTCCTCGGAGGATTTCGCCGCGGCCATACTTCTCGGCAAACGCCACGCGCGGCTTCAGGTGCCGCTTCTGATCGATTACATGGGCGGCCTCATGGTACGCCAGCAGTTCAGCGTGCGAGCATCTCCCTAACTCCGGGTGGAACCCGAGGGTGATGTCGTTCTCCACCAGCTTCCGGAATCGCTCCGGGTTGCTGGTGTAGGTTTTGTTGAACATGATGAGCTTGCCGCCCATGGCGTATCCATAGACGTGTGGATCGATCGCTTCGGCGCGGACTTCGATCCCCCGGACCTCTGAGTAGGCTTGTGCGACGTCGTTGATGGCCTCGGCGATTTCATCCATCACCGTTGGTCTCTCGCGGCTGAAAACCGTCTTGATCACCCATGGATCAGTGAGGGCGGGCGCCGTGAGGAATGCGAAAATCCCGCACAGCATCGGCAGTGCGGTCAGCTTCTTTAGAATTGTTCCCCTACTCCAAGACGCCAGCGGTAAGCTCCCGGATGCGCTCCGGGGTCTTGGCCGCGAGGTACATTTCCCAGCGCCTTTGGTTCGCCGCAGTGGCGGCGCGATCGGCGTCGGTCAGATGTTCCCCCTGTGCGCCGGGCAAATGATAAAGGTGATACCCCGGACCCTCGACAAAACGAGTGGGGCCGCAGGTGATGTGAAATGCGCGCTCCATGGCGTCGTCGTCGTACCAGGCGCCCTCGAAGCGTTCGTCGTATTGACCGATGAGCGCTAAGGATTCGCAAGAGACGATGTTGACAGCGCCAATTGATTTGTAGTCGCCACGAACCTGCTGGCTAGCGCCCTCCCCCGGGGCGATCGCGCACTCCCGCACGCGAATCGAATCCTCGGGCGTTATAGCCATGAATCGAGAAAATGGGACGACGAGACCCGGGGCCTCGGATGCGAGTTGAACGCCCTCGCGAATTTGCCCATGGTCAACGATCAGATCGGATTCGCTGTAGACGATGATGTCCGCATTGGCCATGGCCGCGCCGCGATTGTAGGCCGCGGAGCGGTTGAAGCTCTCTCCGCCCTCGCGCCCGTCTCCAACAACGAATACCGGAGCGTCGAAGCCCTCCCAGTGCTTGAGAACGCGCTTGAGGTTCGCCGGCCGCAGGGGGTCGCGACCTCGATCCCTGAATGGGATGATGACCGCTACCTTCACGCCAGATATTCCCGAGCGATCTCGGCGTAGCGGGCTCGCCAGGCGGCCTGTTGCCGCTCTGAGCAGTGCTGCGGCCCAAAAGTGAGGTGCGCAGCCACGAAGCCTGTAGTGATGATGCGTGGCAGCATGTTGCACGCGCCCTCATCTCCGATGATGGACCCCGGCGGCCAATCCCTGCCAGAGATATGTGGTGGCGACTGCTGCCCTATCAAGCTTGCAAGCTTCTTGCCAACCCCTGCGGTGTAGGCGATGACGTTGATTGACACCCAGTCGCTGGTGGGGACGCGCTCCCCCGCCGCGCCGACAAGATCGCCCCAACTCTCGGCGAACCACTCGTGGCACATGTCCGCGTAGGCGTTGGACATGTGCACGCCGAGCCGTGGAATGCCCAGTCGCTCGAACCCCTCGTTAATTCCGGGAATGAGCGGAGTGGAAGCTCCGTTGTTCACCGTCAATGCGGAGATCACGGAATCGGGGTTGTCGGCCGCGGCGTCGACGAGCTCGCTGAACCGATCCGATTCCAGGAAGGCGATGTCGTCATCGGTCTTGACGAAGATCGTTCCCGCGTATTCGTCGGAGGCGTACTTATCCCAGACGCTAGAGAGGCTTGCCCACCACTGGTCGGGGTTGTAGCAGTCATTGCGGACGGTGATGCGATCGCCCTGAATGGTCTGCAGGTATGCGGCATCCTCGGGGACGCGCGCCAGGTTCCAGATTTCCCAGCGAACGTTAGGATTCCGGTCGAGGATGCGCCGAACGTAGGGTTGAAGCAACTCCATGTTGGCTCGCCGCCCAGCGAAGGTGTAAAGAATGACTTGGGCTGTATTCAAAGCGCGTCCCCTTAGACGATCTTTACGGCAAAAGCCTCGTGAGAGTGGGCTATCGACGAATATTGAAATCCGGTGCGTGACACGAACTCGTTAAAGGCGCGCATTTCGTGTTCCTCGCAGCCCGCGTAGCCGTGAAACTCGTCAAAAACCAGATAGGCCCCGGCTTGGAGATGGGGGCCCACATGCTCTAGCGCGAGTGCAGTGCTGGAGTAAAGGTCCGCGTCTAGGTGGACGAGAGAAATGCGACCGAGGGATTCGAAATGAAACCCCGGTAAAGTGTCGGCAAAGAGCCCCGTCACCAGGGTGCAGTTGTCGATTTCCGGGGGATCGTGAGCGAACTTTCCCTTGGGATAGCCCGGCCGCCAGTCCTCTGGAAGGCCTTCAAAGCTATCGAATCCGATAACCGGAAGACTTTCGGCGATGATCCTTGTTGAGTCGCCCTTGGCGACGCCGAACTCCAGGGCAACCCCCGCGCCACAGAGGCCAACGACATGTCGCAAAAGTGCGTAATGCTCAACGGGCTCGATGTACTGACCTTTGTTCACAGTCCTCCTGTGGCGCGAGGACGCGCCGGATGCCCGCTATATGGCATCCGGCGCGACTATCAGCGAACTAATTAATCGCCAAAGCCCGGGGTGGCAAGCGCGGTGCCCTTGATTTCCACGACGCTCTTCGGATGCCGAGCAGCGGTAAAGGCGACGTAGCCGTAAACCTGCAGGCGGACGGTCAAGCTCTCGGAGCCGATCTCGTCCAGAACCCGGGTGCGCAGCGGCGACTCGTAGAGCCACAGGTCCGAAGCGCGCAGGACGTGGATCACGTCCTGGTTGGTGTCCAGGGTGGTGGGCAGGTTCGGGTCGGTCACGACCGGCAGGCCGTGCATCTGGCCGACGACCTGCTCCGCAACCACGCCGCCGAAGGTGGCGATGGCGTTCTGGCTCGGGCCCGAGGGCACGACCAGCGGGCGCTTGTCAGCGTCCACCGCGGCCAGGAAGTAAGCCCAGCGACGCGGGTGCATCACGATGACGCTCGGAGGAGCGAAACGCTTGGTGTGGATGCGCTGCGCGGCGTCAGCCAACTTGGCGTACAGCAGGGACACGTTGTCCGAACCCGAGGTGGCGGTGATGGTCTCGATGCCCGAGGTGGCGCGAACGCCGGTCACCTGGCCCGAGGAGCCGGTGCCCGAGATGACCTGCAGGTCGACCTTGGTCGCGTAGTCGGCAACCAGATCGCGGAAGATGACCTCATCGAAGTTCAGCGGCGACTGATCCAGCGACTGGATCGCGATGTCCTGGAAGCCCGCGATCGTCCGGACGGGGACGTTCACGGTCGTGTCGGTCATCGCCGAATCCTGGATCGCGGCGTTGTCCGCGGTCTGGATGGCGGTCGAGGTGCCCGACAGGACCTTGGGGATGTTCAGGCTGTCGGTGCCCGGGGGCAGCATCTGCTGAGTGGTCAGGTTGGCGTACGTCCGACCCGAGCGAGCCAGCTCGATGTACTGATCCATGAGCCAGGCCGGCGGGACGAAGTAGCCACCGGTGCTATCGGTGCGGTCCATGGCGCCGGCGCTGGGGACCGCACGCTGCTCCTTGGCGTCGACCGCGTGGCGCATCAGGCGCTCGCGAGCGCTGCCGTCCTCGTCGCGGTCAGTCTTGACGCGCATGAGGTCGCGGAAGTACGAGTTACCGTTGCCGCGGGCATAGGTGATGGGCTCCTTGACCGAGGTCACGGAGGCGGTCGCCTTGGCAACCTTCTGGGTCCGCTCGTCGAGACGACCGGAGCGCTCGATTTCGCTCTCCAGCTCGCGGATCTGCTCGTCGAGATCCTCGACCTTGTCGAGCTCAGCCTTGATCGACGCGCTCTTGGCACGGAATTCGGCGGTCTCTTCGGCCGACAGCGCGTCGCGCTTCTCAGCCTTGGCGCCGTCGGCGATCGCCTGACGCTCGGCCTTCAGGGTGGCGATTGCTTCAACCGCCGCGGCGCGCAGTGCGCGCAGTTCTTCCAGATGCTTCTCCACGGAGAATGCAATCCTTTCTGGGAATTGCCCAAAGAATTTGGGCACTAATTGATCCGCCCAGTGCCAGGGCGTTGCGCCAGATAGGCGACTTTGAAGAAACCCCCAGTGCCAGGGGGCATGAGATCCCGAAAAACCCGCGGCTGCCGTAGCTACGTCCGCGGGCCCGCCCGGATGTCGCTCTTATCGAGGGAGGGCCGGGTCGTTTATCGGGATAGGTTTATTCGTTGCCGAGGAGTGCTTCGACTTCGGCGACGGTCAGTTCGTCGGCCTCGGGGTCGACGCCCATTTCGGCGAGAGCCTCGCGAAGGCTGATGCCGCCTTCGGCGTCGTCAGACTCTTCGGCTTCCGCAGCGTCCTCACGTTTCGCGCCGATCTCGTCGAAGGCCACGCACGCCGCGGTGTAGGCCTCGGTTGCCGCCCGGAGGTCTTCTTCGCTCGACTCTTCTGCGGCGACAATGTCGGCAAGAGCCTTGGCGGCCTGCTCCTTCTTGAAGCGGAGATCCGCCTCGCGCTGGAGGAAGTCAACCTTGCGCATGCCCTCGGGGTCGGTCTCGCGGAACCATCGCTCGGCTTCTGTGTAGGTCTCTACCTCGCGCGAGATATCGAGTTTGCTGACGATAACCTCATAGCAGTCATCACCGCTGCGCTTCGCTCGATGGAATACGGAGCAGCGGTCGCGCCCCTCGAAGCGAATGCCGACGAGGACTTCTTCGGACTCTTCGCGCTCTTCCGCGGCGCTTTCCTCGGGCTCTTCACGAGCCTCTCCGGCCTTGCCGTCGGCGACGTGGATATGCTCGATGTGAACCGACCCCTTGCCGCCAAGCTTCTCGATGGCGCGCTTGACGAGATCCTCGTCCGAGCGGACCTCCGCGAGTTCCTCTTCGTCAGCCTCGGCGAGGAACCGTAGGGCCTCCGGAAGGGAGCGCAGGCCGACGCTGGTGGTCGGGTTGGCGCCGAAGTTCACGACGGAAACGTCGCCCTTATGCAGGGACACCTCGGTGATCGTGCGCAGCGCCTGGTCGTCCTCGGGGAACTCGTCGGTGGCTTCCCACTTCTGTGCCTTGACGCGGAACGCGAAGGACATTTCGTCCATGTCGCCGCGCTCCATTTTGACCGCGAGAGACTGGACATCGGGGTCGCGCTTATCGAGGCGGGCCACGACCTTCAGGCCCTTGTCGTCGACCGAGAGGTCGAGGGTGCCCGACTTGGTGCGGGCCAGCGGGGTGCCGGCGTGATTCACCAGAAGGTGCAGGTCAGGCTTTTCGCGCAGGGTCTTATCGAAGGCGCGGCGGTCGAGCTGTTCGATCCAGCCGTAACCGTTCTGCGGGCCCCCGTACATTTCGTACTGTTCAAAGGTGGAGGCGTAGCCCTCGAGAACTAGAACATTGTCGTCACTGTCTTCGCGGACCTCCATGCGGTCCATCGGGATCGACCTGTGCTCGGGATGATCCGTGACGTCAACCGGCCGCACTCGGCGGGTTAGAGTCATTTAGATTTTCCTTCCTCGCCGGAGTCGGCTGGGGGATTAGATGCCGGCGGTTCCGGCGGGACATAGCCAAGAGGCACGAAGTTCATGGGCTGTAGGTAGATGTCGCCGCCCGGAATGGGTGGACGCTCTTCAAGGGCCCGCGCCTCGTTAGGCGACATGTGCCCGTTTTGGATGGCCAGCTGATAACCTTCATTCCGCGTTTTGTAGTCGCCTCGGAGTAGTGCGTTTGCGTTGAATTTTGCGAACTGTCCGCGCGGCAGAAGGGTTGTAAATGCCTGTTCGATACAGACCAGCCAGGGCATCAGCGTGTAGGTCACGAAGCCAATCGACATCGACTCGATACCACTCCCCCACGACGTCGACTTTTCCGTGTCGCCAATCATGTGTGGCGGGATTCCGAACCACATCGCGATTTCCGACTTCTGAAACTGTCGGGTTTCGAGGAATTGCGATTCATTCGGGGTGATTGAGATGGACTGCCACTTGATGCCCGCGGACATCACCGCCGGCAGGCGTCGGTTCTGGTGGCTTTGAATCCAGGATTTCTGCGTCTGCTTCACCTGGTCGGGCGTCAGGTCCATGTCGCTGGTCAGCAGGCCACTCGGGTTGGCCGAGTCGCGGAACCATCGGGCTCCATACCGCTCTGCGGAAATGCTTAGGCCGATGGCGGAGGCGGCCTTCTCGATCGGGGACATGCCCACCACGCACCCGGGGACGGGATAGCGCCGAATGTGCACAACATCCTGGCTGTCGACAATTTCCCCGCCGATCCGGTAGATGGGGTCCGGCCACGGGGCGGTCTTGTCGGCTTCCTCGATCCGGACGCAATCTGGATGGATTGGCATGATCGCCGTCGGACGGCCCTGGCCATCGCGGGCGGTGATGTACCCGAAGGCGTTTCCCGTGACGGCGAGGGACTGCATCAGCATCCACAGCCATTCAAACCAGGTAAGGCCGGGGTAGGGGCTGTCCTGCATAAGTTTGGGCTGAGGCTTGGAGATGGTGGGTACGCCGTCTTTGTCCCGGTGCGCTTTTATGGGAAGCATCGAGACAGAGTCGGCAAGTAGGCGGACGCAGGAGAAGAAGGTTGCCAGGTTCAGGGCGCCGCGCCCGTTGACGTAATCCTCCGGACTGCCGGATACCTCGGACCACTTAGGCGGAATGCCGAACTTGGCGACGGCGCGCTGCTCGGGCCCCTCCCCGTCGGAAAAGATGCGGGTGAAGAGGCTCATTGCTTAACACCCTTCTGGCGGTTCGGCGGATCAATTGCCCAGCCCATTGCAAAGACGGCGACGCCGGCGAGGATCAGCGCGGCGACCGGGAAAAGGAGATACACCCCGCCGATCACCATGCCGAGGCCCGACAATTGCAAAAGGCCGGAGACAATGGGCTGAATGTCGATCCGCCGAGAAGGTTCAGACAATCTCAAGCCTCCTCGTAGAGTTCTTGTATCCAGCTGTCGATCTCTTGTTGATCGGGCCAGTCATGGATAGCGGGTGTGGGCTTGGCGTTGACGGCGTGCTTCAGCAGCGCCCAGCGGCCCAATGTGACGCCCATGAGCTGGGCGTAGGTGCTTTGTTCAATGCAGTCCCAGACGAAACCGCCGCTGGGGAGGTCTCGCTTAACAGCGCGGGTGATGGCAGCGTTCAGGGAATGCTGATCGCCGTGGGACAGCAGCGGGTTTTCCGGGTCGACGAGTGCGTCGTTCAGAAAGCCGCCGCAGGCCTGGGCCTCCTCGGACTGGTTCGGGCTGTAGACCGTGAACCCGGCGGCCTCGATCTGAGGGATCACCTCAGCCGCGCCGCCGCGGCCCACCAGGATCTCTTCAGGGCCCCAGGCGGTGATGGCCTGGATGAACTTGTCGACCACGCGGTCCACGGGGTCCGTGCCGGCGTAACCGACCTCCACGTGGATGCGGCCGTCGGTGCAGCGCTGGGAGCCCACGATCGCCCACGGCCCGCCCTCGGGCGTGCGGTAAAGGATCAGGGCGCGAGCGCCGGCGAGATCTGGTTCGGGGTTGTTCAGTCGCCGCCACTTGTCGAGCGGGATCTCCGATATTCCGGCGCCGAACTGCGGCCAGTCACCGATGCCGAGGCGGTCCACCCCGAAGTCGCGGAGGTTGGCCCACATCTCCTCGTACTCGTCGAGGATCTTCTCCTCGGACTGGCGATAACCCAGGCCGGGGTTGGCCATCGCCCAGTACTGGGGATCGCCGAACTTCTCCTCCGGTAGGTCATCGGGGGCTGACCATTCGAGGAAGCAGAGGCGCTTACGCTCGCCGGTGCGGAGCTGCTCCAGCGCGCGGTAGCGGACGCCGCCAAAGGTGTGGCAGTAGGGCTGTGTGCGCTGGTCGGCCGCTGTCCCGGTGTAAACGATCTGCGGGTTGGGTCGAGACGAAACGGTCGGCAGAAGGGCTTTCAGCGACCCGGGGGTGATGGTCATCGCCTCGTCGAAGATGACGCGGTCGGCAGTCAAGCCCAGGCCGGAGCGGTCGGTACGGGTTTGAAACATCACCCTCGCGCCCGGGTTGGGCCCGTCGAGGATTTCGATGCTCTCCGCGCCGTGCGCCTGCTTGGCCTTGTACTTCAACCCCGACTTGGCGAGGAGGGATTCCAGTCGCTCCATGCCGTTGACGGCGGTCCTGAACTCGTGGGCGGAATGAAGAATCAGCCGTTCCCCGAAAAGGATCAGGCCGGCCAACTCCAGGGCTTCGAGGATCGATCCCTTCCCGTTCTGGCGGCTGACCACCAGGCCGAAGGATGAGGCCGCCCACTTCTTCACCCAGGCGCCGGACTCCAGCTGAACGAGCTCGTCGCTCTCCTTGAGGGCCTCGTGCAGGCACAATTCCTGCCACGGGTCGAGAATGAGGCCGCACGCGGCGGCCAGGTCAATCGCTTCCTGCCCGGCGGAGGATTTAGCTTCCGGGCTTAGCCATATCCGCGGCTCCTGAACCCCCATTAGGGGCGAGCCGCTCGGCTCGTCTAGCAGCAAGCTGGTCAAAGACAGACTTCTCTCCGGAGCTTTGCTCCGGCAATTCGGCTATGCCCATCTTGGCTAGAATTGTGCAGAGCGCTCCTGTAAGCATCCGCGCCTCTGAAATGAGTGGATTGATTGTCTCGGTCCCCTGGCTGTTTATCACCGTGGTGCTCGCAAAAGCGAGCTCCGATTCGATGCGGTCCAGGGTGTCGGCGAGGCGCGCGGCATTCAACGCCATCACCTTCTGGGCGGCGTTCATCTTCCGGTTTTCAGTGAGAGCTTGATAGACCTCGGCACCGCGGGCGCCGAGGCCCTCGGTTAGGGCCATTGATTTACCTCCCGCCGAGCGGAAAAATCTTAAGCAGTCGCTGGTATGCGGCGACCCTGGTGGCTTTTGTCCAATCCTTCGGTGCATAGTGCGATTTGCAGCCGTACTCGCCGCATCGGCATGCGAATTCCGTGCGCACCACCTGGTCGCTATTGACGTAGCCCATGATCTCGCCGCAGGCGCGGCACTCGACGGCACTGAGGTCACTCACCAAGCCACTCCTTCAGGTCGAGCCGATCGTCCGGGAGTTCTGCGGCGCGGGCGCACAGGATGGTCCCCACCCAGGCGCGGAGGTCTGTATCGGTCTTTAGCGCCTCGATGAGGCCGTCGAGGAAGTTCTCGGTCACTCGGCGCTCCCGTGGTGGTGTACTGAGGACCATGCGGCGACATGCACCCGCCCCTCGAAGTTGCCCTCGCGATTGATTACGACGAGATTTCCGTGCGTGTCCACGTCGGTCTTGACGCCGTTGGGGAATTTGATGGGGCAACCGTTTCGGTCGGTTACTGTAACTGCCATTTCTTTTTTCCTTTCGATGGCTGCGTTCACTGCTGGTGCGCGTTCAATAAAGCTGAACGTCAGACTTTCCACGGCCACGGCATGGCCAGGTTTTCTGCGACTCTTCCGTTGGCTGCGAGATGATCGTTATGACCTTCCCCGCGCTGCTGGTTGCAGGCGGCGTGCAAAAGGCGATCGGGCGGCAAAACCTTCTCGCCGCGTCTCAACGCTTCAGCCCGAGACTGTTTGGAGTGGTCCCCCTGAAGTACTCCGTTGCCTCGTTTCGGGGCGTTTGGATCTGGGTCGTAGTCCCAGTTCATCGCGGGCTCCAGAAACATCGGCCGGCCACACCAATCGCAGGGCGTGCCGTCTTTGTGCTTCTTTTTGAGGTTGGCTACAGCCTGTTGATGGTGCCAGCCGAGTCCGCGTTCAGTGGTTGTCTTCTTGGTGGCCATGCCGGAGATTCACAGTGATAGATAGATCGGCATCGGAAAGAACGTCTTTGAGGTCTTCCGTTATCGGGCGGAGGCGGCGCTCCACGATGTCGCCCATGAGCGTCCAGCGCGAGTCGTCTTCGAGGGAGATCTTGCCCCTCACGAAGTCGTACTCGGGGCAGTGATCTTTAGCTGGAGTTTCGCTCCAGGTGAAGTATTCGTAGGTCATTCCTGACCTCCGTGCACCTTGAGCGTGCGCACCAAGAACGGGATGGTGGCGGTGAGGCAGCCCTCTTTGCCGCCAAGGCCCTCAATCTTGATGTCGTCGGCGATCAGGCAGTTCACACCGTTGAAGCGCACGAAGAGCGGCCTGAGTGGAATCCAGTCACCGCCGGCGGCATCGTAGACCACCAGATCCGCCGCGGCCGCCTTGCTGTCAATGGGTACATACTCGGGCAACGGGCCGTCCACTAGACTCTGTGCATGGAGTGACCGCACAAACACCGTGACGGTGGCGGTGGCCGTCTGGGCGCGCCTCTCATCGTCGACGTCTAGAAGCCCTTCGACGCGGACGGGACTATTCAATGGGGTGAGGCACTCCACGCCATTGATGCGGATGCGGCGCGGCTCCACAGGGCGCCACTCGGCGTTTCTCTCTTCGATTGGCGGGTCTTCGTAGATTTCGATGTCTACGGCGCGGCCGCCCTTAAGTGTCGATACTTCGGTCATTTAGATGTTCCCCTATCGTTTGACCGTGTTCTGAAAACTGAGTGACTCCGCTAACCGCGGGAACAATGGAATAAGCCGAACGGTGCGGAAACGTATCGATTTGATACGCTTCCGCGCACGTCCAAGGGCGGTTAGCCGTCGCCCCGGCGCTTGAACTCAACCTTCGGCGGGGTGATCCCCAGGCGGTCGCGCGCGAAGACCTCGCGCGGGAGGATCTTCAACTCGCGCCCCACCTGCTCCCTGGTGAAGAGATGGCCGAGGGCGGGATTCGCCTCGGCGATAGTGGCTTGATCCCACGATTCGCAGGGGCCGCCCCACCAGACCCGCCTGCCGTCGGCTACGCCCGCCACGTGGGCCAAGAGGCCCTGCTTATGCAGAAGGCCGAACGCCGCGATCTTTCCGCCGGTCGTAAGAACCGCGGGATAGATATCCCCCAGGACCTCCGGCTCCACCTCGTCAGCGTCGTCGAGGATCACCAAGTCGGCGATAAGCCCGCGGGCCGATCCCCGGCCGTAGGGCAGGAAGTCCACCTGGCCAAAAGCCCCGCACAGGGACGTGTTGACAGACAGCCGACCATTGGCCTTGCTGGACTGGATGACACTCCAGGTGCCGGGGCCCCGGTCCCCCATCTTCACGGCGAGGTCGAACGCGCACCGCGCCTCGCGGAACCCCCGGGAGAAGTACAACACCTTCCCCGGATATCTCAGGGCGTAGTTGACCGCGGCGTAGGTTTTGCCGTTCTGCCTCGGCGCGGCGAAGGCCGATACCGAAGAATTGTCGATCGTCTCGTGAATTAATTTCTGATGCGCAAGTAACTCCATTGAGCTTTCCTTTGCGTGTTTTTTCGCGGTATTGGCGCCCCCGCGAAAGAAAAGGGCTAAGACTGGCAATCGCACTTTCGATTGACCCAGGCGAGATGGTCGTTCTTCCCGTCCCCGCGCTGGCGATTGCATTCTGCGTGAAGCAGGCGATCCGGCAGCGGCGTAGGCTCCCCGCGCTTCAGGTACTCGCGGCGAGGTTCCATATGGTCGCCCTGGAGAACCCCGTTGCCATTTCTCTTGACCTCGGGGTCATAGTCGTAGTTCCGGGTCGGGTCCAGCCACATCGGCCTCCCACACCAATCGCACGGGCTGCCGTCCACGTGGTCGCGCCGCAGAGCCTTCAGCGCCCTCTGGTGCCTCCAGCCGAGTCCGTCACCTTTATCGGGCGGGAGTAGGCGAAGCTCTTCCAGGCTCATAACTGGCGGGCCGTGCTTGCGCCGGCAGGGGTGGCAGATGACGATGTCGCCAGGCTTGCCCCAGGTGGGCTCACCGCAGGTGTCGCAAGCCGCCTGCTTTTTGTACGAGTAGTCGCGATCGGATCGGTCACGACCCTGGTCGCGCTCGCGTTCTCGCCGCCTGCGACATTCAGTGCCGGAACAGAAACGCCGGCGCTTCGTCCTTCTCTCGAAGAAGTCTCCGCATGCCCCGCATTGGACCGACTCCGCTGCAACGGGCTTGTAGGAGCTGGCCTTTTTCCGGCAATTGCCGCAATACTTCGGGGGGCGACCCATGTCAGAGTCCCTGTCGAACATTTTGCCGCAGGTGGCGCACCTGTTTTTCGTCAAAAATCAAGCTCCTAGGCCCTATTTTTATTAAAAAACTTCAAAAGGGAGAGAGAAAAATCTCCCCGGTGAGCAATCGGAGGGGGATCTTTTCGTGGC